GAAAGCCTGCAGCTTTGCTACGAATATCGCCATCAAAATCTACTTCGATAGCGAAAGCATTCTTAATTTCCATAACTCTCTCCCATATCTACACCATAGGTTCCGAGATAATAGTCATCATCAATATCTTCGTGTTCATGGCGTTCGACAGTGTCACCTTGAATCCGATGATAAACTTCGGCAAACACGTTAACCTGCGACAGTAAATCAAGACGCGGGTCAAGATGGACATCAGCAGCCATTTCTTCCCAGCAGAGTTCGCTATCATTGTATTCTTTTACGAGCCGGCGCACTTCACTGCGCATGAGCTCTAGTTTTTTGCCGTATTCCATAACTTTATACCTCTGTCTTCGCATAATCGTTCAATGGCATCCAGTAAGCCCATTGTAGCAAGGCCTCTTTTAAGTTTCTTATTCATCAACTCGCGAGGCAGCAGATGCATTGCCCGTGTACCCATTTTAATGCGGCGATTACCAAAATGCATTCTCGTAATGGCCAGGATGTTCTTTTCGTGATGTTTAAGCATTTCGCCGCGAGCTTCTTTCTTTTTAAGCTTACATAGTTGCTGATGGTCTTTAATCCGAAATGATTTTTTCATTTTTTACCTCTAAAAACACATAGAATGAACTGTGAAGCCCGTAGTCCCACCAAATATTGCCTTTATCATCGGCCATCTGGCGGACATAGCGCGGCTTGTAATCGTTTTTCTGCCACCAATCTCTTACGGACTGCTGCGCTTCTTCTAAATTATCAAATGTACCATGTCGCTCAATTTTATACGGCGGCGTGCACATCATCCATGCTTTTACCCAATGTACTTCGTATTTCATTTTTTATGCTCCTCTTTTTTTGCATGCCTTCATCAATTCTTCTATAGGTTCTGAAGCTATATTTCTAAGTGGAGTAGCCCTAAAATCAATTGTCGGACAATCTTCAAAGCTAGTTTCATAAAATACAACTGCACACAGATATTTATCTTTGCATTTTTCAACGCCATCACACCAACAATAATTACAGTTCGTCGTTTCATTCTCGACTACTTTTTCCAGGAATTGCCTGATTTCTTCTTCTGTGCCTTTTGTGAAGGTATAATCGCCACCTAAATCAAGCAACCACAATTCTCGTTGACTTTTTGCCATAACAATTTCTCCTAAAATCTGACGGACTCCTTACAAACCAGCTTTGCCAATTTTAATGAAGAACGGGCCGCCTTTCTCATAACCGCTTGTCTGTCGGTTGTTCGTTTCCGACGGGCCATCCCATTCCATGTATATTTCTTCGTCAAACCCACCTTCGTATTCGAGAGTGACGCTACAAATATCTTTACGTTTCTGGATGCGTTCAAAAGGCGCCTTACCTTCTTCTCGGAAATAATCTTGGATCCAAAACTCTTTTTTGTTAGCCCGAGGATTAATCTTAACGAGGAAATAATTGCAAACTTTGCGTTCCTGTAACGCATTGTCGCATTTCCAATATTTAAACATGGTTGACGTAATTCCGCTAATTCTTAACGCCTCAATATAGCGAGCTGGAATTTTAATGCCGGATACATTTTCAAAGTTAAACGTCAGCGATTTTAAAACTTTTTCTGTCATGTCTCTCCCCGTTAATCGTTATACACCGTTGTCCATTCGTAAGCAGTATCCACACGCACGACCGTCTCGTAAAGCCCTACGCCGTGAGCAGAGATAACATACAGAAGCTCTTCCTGGGTTGGCTCATGATCAAATTTCATTTCAGCCAAGAATTCCAAGTCCATTTCGCCGTTATAGCTGCGGTAGTTATGGGCTTTTTTATCTTGCTCTACGGTAACAATCCAGATTTTTCTCATCTGGTCACCCTCATTGCATACTGCTACAGGTTTTCCAATAAAATTGATGCCGCCATATTCATTTTCAGCGGCCTTTACGTCTTCCTCGTTCAAACGGATTTTCTTACCGTCTCTAGTTACGATAAACATTGATTATTCTTCCTCGTCTTTAAAAAAGAAATAGCTGACAAACGAAATGAAACTAATAAAATACAATACTGCAGCAATCGTGGTATTGAAGTTTTCAGACAAAAAAGCTAGAATAGCCATTACTATGCCGCAGCCAAAAGCTTTATCCTTGTTCGTCATGCAAATACCTCCTTATTTACTGGCCCTGTTCTAGATTTTTTGCCGTCTCTTGGCGCGTGATATGCATCAATGAAAATACACCCCCTCTACGTCAATAGCAATTTTATTGTCTCGTTCTTCCCATACGCTAAAGCCGACCTCTTCTTGTTCCTCCACATATTGATAAGGGTTGGTCTTGGTGGCGATGCGCGCAACAACTTCCATATCATCCGGGTATTTCTTCAAGATATCAATCAGTTCTACTACCTTCATGATTGAACCTCCAAACGCTCTGTCAGAACACGGCCGATTGCCAGTCTCACATCGTCCGTATTGAAGTCTAAGCAGTCGTGGGTTTCATCTACCGCTGAAGCCATAAACACATCTTCAACGACATCCTCGAAAATGCTATCCACAACATCCCACGCATAATCGCTGCCGGTAGCTCCTCGAAGCAATACATAAGTAATTCGATTAATCTCCGCTTTTCCTGCGTCGTAATTTTTATATACAGGCTCATTTTCTTTAATTGACATATCTATCACTCCCCTATCTCTTCATGATCCGATTATTTGTTTTGTCCCTGCTCCAAAATTTTCTTTGCCTGGGCAGCGGTTTCATTCGTGTCGCGCTTGCCAACTTTTACCGTATCGCCGATTTTATGCTCGACGATGATAACTTCGCCTTCCATCACGCCCATATTAGACGATTCCTTGAAAACGTAGGTCTTAGGCTTATAATCGGCTGGCGCTTCTTCGGTAAGATACCATATATCAGCATTTCTATCCCACTGTACCGTATACGGAATAATACGCATGCCAGGGGCGACATCGATGGTGGTTGTGCCACCCATGCGGCGAGCGTCCTGCTGGCAACCGCTAAGCGTGAAAGCAAAGGCTATTAAGGTTAATGCGACAAATGCTTTTTTCAAGCGAATACCTCCCAGTTTACGAAAATCTGTCGAACCGCATTCTTTAGACGACGCTCATCGTCATCGTCAAAGTTGATAAATTCCGGGCCGATCATATCTAGTATCTCCTGATAAGCCTCAAAGATATGATTGACGGTATCGGTAATGGTATGCGGGTTGCTGACAGGACTTTGGTTAACCAAGTCATGAATACGTAACTCATGTTCGATATTGTCACCAACCATGTCATAATGCCAGCCGTAGATAATGGCGACGCATTCATCGTCATCGTCGCGGTCTTCGTTCGGTAGCATGCTGGGCGTAACGCCATGTTCCTCAAGATAATCTTCTAAAGTATCGATAAGCTGGCCCTTAAATTCAGCCAGAGTGTCTTCATTTAAATAACTCATTTCGTATCCTCCTGGTAGTCCTGGCAATTCACTTCGCCATACATATCGGTCTTATGATTGCACTTGCAGTCTATACTTACGATACTTCAGTCCGTAGTAAATCGTTCTGACGCGCTAATGGGCTCTACAATTCTGCTTCTGCCTATTAACGCATTTTTGCAATTTTCACAACGCATTTTCTTCTCCCTCATATTTTTGCTCAACCCACAATCTTGTGCCCAATTGGCAAAAATCTTCTTCTACGCCATCGTGTTTACAATATTCTGCATAAGCGCATGTAGCGCCACAACCAAGTAATTTGATATTCCTGACGAATTGTGCCAGCTCTTCATTGGACAGACTTCTGATACGATCTGCGTTTTGCATGTTAAGTCCTCACTTCTTTTACAATAGAGTCAATATCTACAATAAGGTCTTCACCTGTTGGCCCGGGATATGGATTCTCGTGATAAGAGAACATTCCATAAGGCGTCGGCGCTTCATTGATAACGCATGGCACAAGTTTTGCCGCCGCATCTGCTATAGCTTTAACGATAGCATCATACGTTTCTTTGGTCTTTTGACATTTGAACGTGTAATTTGCATCATGAAATCTTAGTTCAATGAACGGACCACTGCTGTAAACGCTTTTTAGCTGTGCGTTGGTAAATGTGCCGATTTCTGTCTTAATGAGGAACATAGAGCATGACGGCGGTGAGATTACTTTTATTTCGGGCGGCGACTGCAGAACGCCTTCTTTTAGTCTTTCGACATCTTCCAAGATTTTCTTTCTGACTGGATCCTGACTGTCGTCATCCTTACCATTAAAAAGCCAACCAAACATAGTCAGCCCTCCAAATATTCAGCTTCGAAACCGAATGTGTGCATATCGCGGCCACGATATATCAAATCACTTAAATTGCCTATAAAATCTTCATCCAATGTAAGACAGCCTTCGTTGTCAACTACAGCATTATACCTTTCATTGATTTCATCGGAAGACATATCTTCACGGCCATTCAGCTCATAATAATCCAAAATGTTTTCGTTGACTAAATCCATCAGGATGGCATCTGCCTGTGCCGTGTTGCTAGCCATAATGACTCCATAGATTTTCATTTTGCCTCCTTTTCTTCCGCAAATGCAATAAGCGCCTCATATGACGGCAAATATTTACTATGCCCATTAGGAGACTCAACAAGAATGGACTCGTTGTTATCTTCAACATCATCTTCGCACAAGAAAGTAATTGCGAAATTAAGCTTATTCAATATACAAATTGCTTCCTCAAGAGTCATTGTATTCGCCTCTTTTTCTTAAAAAAATTGCATAGTCAGTGTCAATACGGTCTCTCGCATAAAGATAAATCATCGTAAACATGCCGCGCGTTGTTTTATATGCTCGCGGAATAACCTTCTGATTGGAACGGCGCGTAAGATGCGAAAATTTGCGAACAGCATCTTTAGCTGCTTTTTCCACATCTTTCTGGGACATGCCCCAGATACCTTCCTCATACTCTTCAATCCAGTTATTATAACTGAGCCCCTCTTCGCCGTCGTACCAAAGTTCGGACAAAGAGTGTATATAGTATCCTTCTTTTAACAACTTCTTCAGCTGTTTGCCATTAAAGGCGATAATATCAGCGATATCTATCTCTGAATTAAATTTAGCATAAAAACGTTCTAAATTATCAATAGGCTTTTTATGCATTACATTGTCCCCCTAGCAATATCGTATTCGATTAGAAAAAGAGCAATCAGTATTCCGATTACACCCATAACAATCTGGCCAACATTGTGCGCCATTTCTACGGATACGTCAAAGCATGTCTGCAGGATAATGCTGCCCAGTAGAGCGAACAATGCGCCTATAAATATACCAATTGCTATCATGAATGCTATTCGAGCTATCAGTTTTACATCATTGCGCAATTCCGTCAAAGCTATTTTTATTGCGCTTTTATCTGTCATCATTCTTTTCTCCTTCTACAATACGATATTTCCACCACTTACCAGCGATACGTATGCTATAAATGCCGTCTTTATGGATATATCCCGCCCAATATTTCCTAAGAGCAATGGCAGCATTGGGATATACCTCCCGCATACCATTACGGGTAAGGTAAAACAGGTGTTCGCCTTTTACATCGTCGATATTTGCGTCGAGGAGAGCCTTAATCATTTTTCGTGAGGTCTTCCTGCCAATGACGCAACTCCAAACTTAGCAAATACTAGTTCAGCTATTTCTTTAGCGAACAAGAAATGCTTGTCGATATCTTTTGCGACATAGTATTTCATCTCTTTCCTCCTTATCTCTGACAACTCTTCCAATTCGAAGATTCTTCCTCTATCGGTTCGTCTTTTTTGAACTTATGTAATCTGTTACTTTTACAGTGTTCACAACTACCATGGTTACGGCAGGTATGGTCTACGGCTTTGGCACCGCGGTAAGGTTTACGGTGTTCCTTACCATGTTTAATAGCTTTGTCAAGAGACACAATATCACCCTTACAATACAACCTGTTCCCAAAGATACAGCTGGATAATTTCGCCGTCGTTATCGATTTTTACATAAGCATGGCCTTTGTCAAATTCTTCCATCTCTTCTTCGATAACATTTTCATTTGATACTAAATGATCCCACCAATCATTGAAATTATCCTGCGCGTCTTCGAGATTGGCGAAAATATTTGAAGAAATGGGTAACTTGCCCCTTTTAATGTCTTCTTCATGAATAGCGATTACGTTATAAACTTTCATGATTATCATCCTTTCTTAATGTTCACGAACGATGAAATATTCATCTGTTTGCTCATAGCCACCCCAACCATCAGAATTGATTCTATCAATCATATAATCTTCAGGCTTTTCGTCGGTACGCCTTTTTCTTCGGACAATGTATTTGTAGTTATGGTCGCCAGCAAAATTTACTAGCTTTTCTCCTTCAGGCAAGTCAATGACCGTCGTTTTTCCGTTGTCGGCCAGCTTCTTGTCTCCGCCACATCCAGCACAAAGAATAGTAGCTGTTAACAATATCACGGCAAATAACTTTTTCAATGCAAATCACTCCACATAATCATCATAGATGGTAAGCGTGGGATACCTTCTTTCTCCCGATTCAAAAATAATATCGTTTTCTACTGCTTCGCTCAATTTCTTCAGGTCTTCAAGAGAATAAAGTGTAATACAAAACTCTCCACTATCAGAGCGTTCTAACTCGAAACCGGCTTTGAGTATTGTTCGTGCATATTCATCAACAAAAGTTTCCGTATCCCAGTACCTTACACTACTAATTATGCATTTCATCGTTTCTCCCTCTCTCTCGTTTCACAGTATTCGTTGTGTAACTTATAACCACAACTGCCGCACTCTATGTCATAATCAGTTAGCTTGCTTTCATGTATTCCTTCGCAACAAATACAAGGATTACAAGGAATATTATTATTCTGCAGTCTGCAATCGTGACATTGACATACCGTTGAACAGGCTTCGTAACTACCAAAAGCACTCATAATATAAGTTCCTCACATTCAACGCCGTGGTTTCTTAACCATTCGGCTATAAGATGCCTATGACAGAAATCACTTGACTTCTCGTAGCAGCAGAGAATTTTGCTCTGCAGATTCTTGGCTACCAGAGCATAGTCCAGCGTATTCAGATACGAATTGTACGCTTTAGCATATGCCTCCTCGTTGCCATCCTGTTTATAACGGAGCAGGATGTCTTTTGCGGGCGCCAAGTAAACAGCCTGCGGAATATTTACTCCTTTCGGCGTAAAACGGGCGATACTTACGCATTTAGCCTGCTGCTCGGGTGTCATCTTACGTATTTTAGCAAAATAACTCGTGTAAATCATTCTATAATCTCCGCCTTACCTTCACATAAAAAGTTAAGAAAACCAAAGTTCTTATTCCATTCGTGTTCAAAATCGTCATAATACAACAGACCTCTATCGGCTGTAAATTTAACCTTTCTAATTCTTCCTTTTGGCGTTAAAATCTTAAATTCTTCGTTCAGCTTCTTCCCAAATAACTGGGCTACTGCTTCCATTTTGTTTTCCGCCATCATTTATCTCTTCCCTGCTTTCTTTTCTAGATAACACAGTACTTCATCAATTTTATAGGTTTTTTCTTGGTCTTCCAACTTGGAATACGCTTCTTGCAATTTCTTATCACATTCGTCATAAGCATTGCATACTTTTGTCCCGTACATTCTGAAAACTGGGCACTCTCTGCAATCCAATCTTGTATAACTGAACTCTGCAACCATTCCGCCCACTAATGTCCAAAATTCTTGTTTAGTCATTAACAAATCCTCCATACGGGCAGCGCGGTTCAATCAGATATAGTTGTTTTGCAATTGGCCCATAATGATCTTCATGTTCTTCAAGGGCTACGCTCGCGGGTATCCTAAAAGCAGCTTCGCTTATCAGGCCGTCATCAGTCATATACGCATACGCATGTTTCCATTTGTGTGTTCTCCAGTTTGCCTTTTGGGTTTTGTTTATTGCTCGTGGAAAGATATCTACTTTCCAGTCATCAGAAAAATGATTATAGCTCCATGAGCCATCTTTGTTCTGCATATACCAGCAAGTTATTTTTTTCATTTTCTTATACTCCTTATTTTTGCTCTGATTCTGCTGTTTTTTCTTTGGCATCAACAAAGTTCGCTTTAATCAGGAAATCATGCATAAACGGCGTCAAACCCTCCTGGTTAGGATTATTGCTTTTAATGGCTTCGTCTACGTATTTACTGCGCTCCAAGAGTTGGACGGCAGATACAATATCTGAATAAATTCCTATATCCTTACTCATGTTGTAGCCATAACTATCAGGATTCATTAAATTACGCATAATCATTTCCATGATGTCGCTTTGTGAAATTTTGCCATAACGACGGTTATGAGATTGGTTATGTTGATAAGCTTTTGCTGCCAAGTTCTTGAATATGTTAAAAAATTTTTTTTCTTTACCAGGAATAATGTTGAACCAGGTACTGGAACAGCGTATTTCATATTCTGTAGCATATCCGAAATCCTTAACATGTATACCGTAACCTTGAGTATATATATTATCGCTACTGCCGATATATGGTTTTATACTATCATCTATTGTTTCGCTGTACTTATAGGACAATTTTTCCATTATTTTTCTTTTTTGCTCAGTAATGTCTTTGTCCCTGATAATACTATTACATTTTTCCAATTGAGATACCAGAGTTGCCAGTGATGGACCATTGTTGACAGGGAATTTGAAATTTTTACTTGTAATTTTCTTTAACTGCCAATACACGGGTACGCAAAGTTTCTTAATATCTCCAAGACGAACATGTCCTTTTTTGTTGGCCTTTTCTCGTTTAAGCTTTGCCGCCTCGTTTTTGGCAGATTTTTTACTCTCTTCAGCTTTTATTTCGGCTACTGTTTTAGCCCCTGATTTTAACTTATTGTATTCTTCTTGAGACTTCTTACTTGGCGTCCAAGGTTTTAACCCAAGGTCGAGATAATCATATCGATAAGCCATACCATTAGGGTAAAAAATATAATCGCTAAAACGCTTTATTATTCCCCTTTGTGAGTCAACTTCTTCGTCTAAAGTTTTAAGAAAGCTATTAAGAAATGCCGCGCATCCTGTTTTCATTTTCTTTACTTCAGGAGGCATCATATCTTCTGGTACGCCTTCAAGATATTGCATAGTATAAATAATATACAAAGGTAAGCAGTTTCTCGAATCTCCAATTACCATATCCATTTTCTCTCTATTGTTCATTTTTCATTTCCCCCTTGTATGTTTTCGATAAATAAAACGTAGCAATACTCAAACGGTTTTTATACCGTTTGAGTATTCTTGGCCCTATTTATCTCTTACAGTGCTGTCGTAGCGAAGTCGTGAAACTCTTTTAAAGCTTCACGAATATCTGCATCGCCGATAAGAATTGCCATCTTGGCGGCCTCAGCCTTTTCAGCCACAATTGCTCTTGCCTGATCGGCAGCCTTAGCCTGTTCGTTCAGAATCTTGATGAATCGCTTAATCTTCTTGTCTTTACGCGCTGCTACCTGAAAATCGTGGAACATACGACGTGCGACATATTCTTTTTTATGCACTTCATTTTTGAACTTAGCCATTGCCATTTCATGTTCCATTTTCAGTTCTGCTACCTCAATCGGAGACATGACCTCGATATCGGCGAACGGTGCTTCCGGTTCGTTTTCTTCTTTGTATTCCTTGATTTTTTCGATGGTCTCTTCAATCTTTGTAAGTTCTTTATCGAGTTCCGTTACGCCCTGACTGACGAGTACCGCATGAATCTGCTGACCATACTCTTTCAGTCGGTAAGTCAAGGTATCATAGGAAACATTCGGTGTCATCTTCAGAGCGGACGCAAAGCCATTCAGTGCTTCAGTTTTGTTATTGATAGCGACAACCACACGTTCTTCGAATTTATCGATAAGATTGGATGCGCCCTCACGTTCATTGTCACTCATATCGTGAGTATGTGCTGCAATCTTCTCGATTGCGTTATCCAGCTGGGTAAATTCAATTTCCTGAGCCAGTCTGCCGCCCACTACAGCCAACAAAATACCACGTTCCTGTTCGTTTACCACAGTCAATTCATTTGCCATAATGTAAATTCCTCCTTCAATAGTCCTGTTTAATGTTTACTTTTTTCAATGTATGCATCAAGCACTTCTTCTTTGTTTTTACGCCAATCCAAAGCATTTTCAAATACCGGAAGTAGCTGTTCTTTAGTAATGCCCGCATCCATTGCCAGCTTGATGACTTTAGGCAGGATACGCTCAAGCTCACGCATATAAGCTTCTTTTGTCGGCAGTACGATCATCGGCCATTGCCAGTTAAAATCGTCCACCTCGTCACGGTAATCGTAGTTTTCCGTAATGCCTTCAACATAATCCGGTATGCTGATGGCATTATGTTTATAAGACTCCAAGAACATTCTGAAGCTATCCTGCGCTTCTGTATCTGGCATGCTTAGGTCAAAATCAATCCACCGAAGCGTAATCATCTTGGGATGTTTCTTGGGAGTCAGTACAATATCAGCTTCTTTGATAAAGCTATCGGCTTTTTCTAAACCAACAGCGTTTTTAAGCTTGACCAATAGTTGACTCCAGTCTTCTAGTCTCAATGAGACAGCAGTCTCTGCCATCTATTTCACTTCCTTTTTATTTTTTTCAGTTCTTCTGCTTCATTGAAGCCGTACCAACCATGCGGTGCGCAACAGGAGATTGAACCTGAATGACAGAGTTTTCCTCTCCCGTTGGCGGGGCAATTGACACAGCCATTTTTCTTTTCATAATTTTTCTCGCAGATATTCTGGATAGCGCCTAAAGCGTTCACCATAACCTGTCTGTCGAATTTATTCATATGGTGTCACTCCCCGAGAATTTACTCTGCAAGTCACCATAACAGGTGTACATTGCTGTTGCATCCTCATATTTTGTAATGACATCTTTCAGATGATACTTCTTAATATCAGCATCAACCTGTTTCTGAAATTCTTCTTTGGTAAGTTTCAGGTCTTCATAATAGCTGCTAAACTCGAATTCATCATTGTCGACAAACCACATGCAGTTATTGCTGTCTGTAATGTTGTACCAAAGATACTGCATAGCCGGCGAAGCGTCCTCAATGTGCGGAAGCTTGGCCGGGTCAAAACCATCACGAAGGATTTTGTCCAGCAACAATTTACTCCCCTGTTCACAACCATCGTAAAAATCCTGGCTATTAGGAAAAACATCTTTTGTTTTGCAGCCCCAGTAGCAATAACGATTATTGTGGACAACACGCGCCCATATCTGTTCGCTACCCGCAACGTCGTAAAACCAATTATCAACATGGATATTGCCGTGACGTAATCGGCATAAAAGCTTACTAACTTCGTTAAGCGCGATATCGTCGGCATAGTCGCCATACTGCAGCGTTTTCTTAACTTCGTCTAAGACTTCTTCTACCTGTTGGTCAGTCATTTCTGGAATTTTGCTTGCGATATAATCACAGACAAGGCTGGGAGCGTAGGTCATACGTCCCACAGCATATCTGTACGCAAAGACCATGATGGTTAAATCATCTTTAGTTAGCATTAGTCATCATCCTCGTTGCGATGGTTATATGCTCGTGTAACCTGCTGAATCTCTATGTCTTCATAAGGATATTCCCGGCAGTATTCATCGAAGAGGATATTCTCCGCTTCGATATCGCTGTCAGCTTCAATGCAGGTTACACCTTCTTCTACACCCTTAATTTTGTAATATACATTGTACTTTTTCATCTTAAAGGCCCCTTTCTTTTAATTGAAGGTTTTTCCATTCGTTTTCGGTTAATTCGCGAGGTTCTTCTGAAAAGTTTTTCCATCTCTCTTTCAAGCGACGGTCACAATCTTCTACATACTCTTCAGGAAATGATTCTCGAACTTGTTTTATTGTCCGTTCAACTACTGTGTCGTTTATCGGTTGAATTCTGGCGCCATCATAAAGGCAGTACCATATTTTGTCGTTGCACAAAAAACTTGCCCGGAAATAATCCCAGTTGGTATATTGTTTGTATCGTCCGCTGATAAATAAAATTGCGCTGCCTGTTTTGTGAAAACCTACAATAAACTTATCGTGCGGATTGCTTAAAGCAACTCGCGGGCGGTCATGTCTAAGCCAATCATCACGATAGTATTTCATATGTGCTTTGGCGCGGACATCCAATTCATGAAGCAATTCTTCGTTAAACATGGGTTATCCCTCCGCTGTTACGCTAGTGATGGTGATATTCAGCTCTTTATTGGCGGCGATACATTTTTCTTTCGCTTCATCTTCGTTATCCGCTTCGACAACTTCGATAGCTCTGACGCCTTTGCCTTCATAAGCTATAACGTACCTCATTGTCGCTTCCCCCTCTAAACGTATTCAATACGTTAACTATATCCGTATCGGTCGCGATAACTATTCCGCTTTTAAGCAGGGCAACAGTTTCTTTGCCACGACCATGGGAATAATCATAAAATTTATCTTCGGCTTTGGCCTTATTTACCAGTTTCTTGGTCTGACTGTCGCCATAAACGGTAAGCAAAGTGATATCGTTGTATGGTACATACACACAGCCGCCGAGCCATACAAATTCATTCTTATTCATCAGTGTCCCTCTTTCAACACAAGAGTGCCTTTACCGCTTAAATTGCGCATATGGCGCCATAGCAGTTTTGCGGCGCGCGTTATCATACGATGTCGTTTTCCCTTAGTAGGATATCCCATGCTGATTGTCATAGTGACATCGCTCGTAGTTACTCCTATTTCCTTATTGCCAAGATATACTTTCATGGGTATATCTTGCCAGTTCTCTTTACAGTCTTCCGGTGGCATATCTTACCCTCCAATCTGCTGGCGCATAGCCATTAGCTGACTATTGGCAGCGTCATAGTCTTCCTTAAGACTTTCCACTTTATTAGTCATCATGCGAAGATACTCCAGTTTTACTTTACGGATGTTATCTTCGTCAGGTTCGCAGAAAGCACAATCATAATCTACGCCTGCCATATCGGCAGTACGTACGGTGTTCAAGCGATTTACCGATACGCCATAATGGTCATGAACACGCTCGTCGAATTCAATGCAGCCATTGTTGTCTACTTTGCCTACAACTTCACATGTTTCAAAACATTTTTTCTCTTCGAGCCAGTAAATTGCTGTTAGTTTTACTTGATCGCCCAACTGATATGGGCACCTCTCTACCAACTTAAGCATCTCCGGTGGAAAGGATGTCATCCCAAATTCTTTAAGCTCGATTTTCCCATCGCTAAAAATAAAATCTACCGTATAAATACGCTCCTTTTCATCTTCGATAAAGCAAACTTTATCACCAACACTAAACTTAGGCATTTTTATTTCTCCCTTCCGTACATCAGTAATCCAGTCACTGCGCAAATAAAAGTGAGAAACAAAATGCCCAGGGTCAGAAATACTGAAATCTCAACCGTGGACATTATGTTCAACCGCCCTTCCTATTAAGCTATAGTGTTGTAAACTTATAGCTGTATGTATCTTCTGCTTTGTTTTTCTTAAGATATGCACGAATGATGCTCATATCTTTGCCTTTGGTTCTTTCTCTGCTGGAACTATCCAGTTGTAATCTGGTTGTTTTTAGATCCAGTTCGAACACGCCATCGCTAGAAACTTTGGCTTTGCGCGGATTGAATTCAAGATATCCGCTAACCATACTGTTTTCAATATAAATTTCCCTGCAATCGCTAAACAAGTCGATGCGGTCATTATGCGAAGTTGCTTCTTCGCCATTTCTAAACTGAACAGTAAGGTCATAACGCTCATTGGTATCATTTTTGATATTCAGATCTTCCAATGCCTCAATGAATTTTTGCCCCATATTCAGCTCAAAGGCAATAGCGCGAAGGCAGTCGTAATTAAGTTCCTGATATGCCGTGAATTTCAGAACCTCTTCAATTTGGTCATGGTACTCCGGTTTTACCTTATCCTTAAGATATTCCGTTATCTCTTTCTGTGTCGGGTATTCCCAACGGATATGATAATGGAACCGCCCCGGACGATTTACCATGAAATCAGAGAGCTGATACGTATCATTACAAGTGATGAGATACAGGCGCTTGACGTTGTTGCCCGTACCGTCAAACAGGGACAGCAGAGAGTCCTGGGCGTTGTCCTTTTCGTCGCCATCGCGGTCATAAACCTTTTTGAAGTTCTTTTCAAACTCATCGAAGAGCACTACGCACTCCTGCTCGATGCTATTCAGAAACTGAGCCAGTCCGTCAAAACTTTCCTCTACCAGGATAACCGGCAGACCTTTTTCAACGGATTTTTGACAAAGCATGCGGGCGGCAATACTCTTGCCGATGCCTTTGTCGCCGCTGAAGATGACGCCCATCGGACGTTCAAAATGCTCATACGCCTTCAGGAGCTTGTTGATTTTCTGCTCATGCTTGCCGTAAAGCTTTTCCTCTACGATGAGAGGTGAATGCTTTTTCAGGAAGAAACCCTGCATTGGAACAAAAACTACCGTATATACGGCGGGCTTCAATTTTTCTTCAATAACCAGGCTGTCACCGAATACTCTATATGTCTCGTTATCAATCTCTAAAATCTTCAAAATTTAATGCCTCCATCAGTCCAATTTAGTGCGCACAGCTTCTTTCAGCCAATACTGAAAGGCTTCATATGCGCCTTTGTTTTGTGGTTTGTCAAAATCTTCGAGGTATCTTGCTCTTTCACGGGCGGCGCCCAGGAATATCCTGATTTCGGAAAGCATTAAGTCGCCGCCCTTTTTGACGTTCAACATTCGCTCTCGTTCCTGTTCGTCTGAATACCAGAATGTTTTCGCCATATCATGTGTCTCATGGTATTTTATGAGAAAATCAACGACTCTTAATGCATGACAAGCACTTTTAGGGTCATAGCCATATTTTTCGATGGCTTCATGACGCGCCGGCGAATCCTTGGTCATAAGCTTTTCTTTCTCATGCGACATGCCCATGGCTGCCGCATAAAGTCCATGCATATTCATGGTAGAAAGCTCTTCCCTGTGTTCCATCAGATAATCAATCAGTGCTTTATCGCCTTCCAGTTCCTGAGAATACAGGATTTCCAGGAAGTTCAGGTTGGCTTTCCAAAAAAGTGTGGGCAGCATGCGGACATCGTGGATAGTGTAGTCCTCGATATCCGTCACGACTTCTTTATGAAACATCTTGTTTTCGTAAAGGTCATCGAACGTTGGCCATACAAAATACTTGTAGTCCTTATCAGACTCTGACGTATTTAGGTTGTAATTGTGGCTGCCCACCAATGCTTTTAGACAGATGGTATGCCCGCCGATAATATCTCCAGGATTAAACATTTGCTTATTTCACATCCTTAACAGCATTTGCAATCTGGCCTACAAAGTCTACGATATTGCTCTGTACAGCCTGAATGTTATCAGGAGTCACATACTGCAGGGCAAGCATAGTCAACATAGTGTCTTTGTCCGGCATAAGAATGTCTAAAAGGCCAAATACAAGCACACCTATAGCAAATCGTTTCCGCCATTTTTCTGCATCCTTAACGTCCAGTACAGGAATTGTAAATAATAATGCTATAAAAGACAAAATTGCTAACGCATGAATAGCGATTCCTAGTTTAGTTAATACAGTTACTCCGTAGACAATCCACGGGCTAATAATCGGTTCCATTTTTTTATCACTCTTTCTGCTTTACACATTCGTTCTCATTACTTCGCATCTTTAACAGCACTCGCAATTTGACTTACAAAGTCTACTATATTGCCTTGCACCGCCTGAATATTGTCGGGCGTTACGTAGTAAAGTGCCAGCATAGTAAGCATGGTATCCTTAGTAGGTAGTATTACTAAAAATACTACAGCCACGATAAAAACAATGAGCAATATCTTGAGAACCTTATTTTCCTTCTCGTCGTTTCCGTATGCTGAGTCATTCATAGCGAATACGAGCATGCCTATGAGAGATCCGATGACCATGAGAAAGGCTACTATGGATAGCTTGCTTATCACGTCGATACCGTAAACAATCCATGGGCTAATAATTGGTTCCAATATTAAGCACCTGCCTTCGCGCCAGCTTCTCTATCCATTTCGATAACCGTCATGACGGCGTAGTTAGCCAAATCGAGAAGGGTATCGCGAATGCTTTCGTCAGCAATCTGCTGACTCTTGCCGCGAGTAAGGCTCTTAAAGCGATTGAGTTTATCGCTAAGACGGATACGGGCCATAGCCATACCTTCCTCTTTAAAAGTTTCATGGAAGCTGTCGCCATAGTCGGCGTTCTTTTTAGCATAGAGCTCGTTAAGCCCCATCACGATTTTACGGTGGCGGGCAACACTTTCCGGCTCAGACTTCTTGCTGGCAGGATGTGTATGCATACTATCGCTGAATACCGCGCCACCTACTACGTTACCGTTATTGTCCAAAGAAAGTTTCCGTTCATTCATAGCCATCGTATCTTTTTTCTCCTTGCTATCTTTAACTTCTTTAGTCGCTTTGTCACTGCTAAGCTTCTTGTTCAGCGAGCGAACCAAATCTTCATTAAGCCCGCTGAAAAGTTTCTTGGCTAATATTTCTGGTTCAATAGGAAGCACCAGGTCATTATGGCCGACTACAGTAATTTTCTTATTCGGATAACGGTCAAAAACAATTTCATAACGCGGAGGTGAAACGGTATCATCCATTTCTATGATTTTTCCGCTGCCATAGCTATTGTGATAAACTTTATCGCCTACGTCAAAAAAATTAGTGTACATTGATTATTAAGCCTCCAGTATAATCTGTTTCTCGTTGATACGTTTTTGCCATTGGCTCCAGAGGAGCTGTTCTTTCTTCTTGGCCTTTTCTTTCTTCTTGTCTTTGGCTGAAGTTATCCAGCCGCGCATTTGAAAAGCGCGGGATACTTCTCCCGTCTTAAGCGGCGCGCCATCATAAGTGGCAGGTTCTCCCGCGCGCCGCCAAACGTCTTTTTCTCGGATATGAGGATGTCTTGCGCGGAAATCATCTTCCGCCTTTTGTGTCCACAGATACAATCAAGCCACTTCCTTCTTTTTCTTGCCGTAATCCAGCCCTTGAAGAATTCTCGGGTTGTAATGGTACGTGATACCCATAATCCTCTTGATGATGTCTCTTACAGACTGCAGGCGTGGAAGAAGACCAGCGGCCAGTGGGCCACATTCTTTAGTTACGCGGCGACGGCGAAGCGTGTCGCGCAGCATTACCACGTCGCGCATGAGTTCCGGACCCGAAAGGTCTGATAGTTCGATATCATGATACAGGTCGTTAATGGTCTTATCGCATTCCTGCTGTTCTTTATTAAGATCCTTAAACTTCTGCTGGAAGTAGCTCATCAGTGCATCGAGTTCTTCCAGCTTTTCCTGAAACTCTTTATCTTTTTCAATAGCATTCAGCATTGTCCATTACGCCTCCTTCAATTTATCGGGGTCGATATCCAGTACCTGTACGTCCGGGCCGGTAAAGCCGTAATCTTCGGCGAAGGTTTCTGCGTCGAGCATATCGTCGAAAAGCATGGGGTCACCCGTGCTCGGGTCACATACTACGTTATAATTCTCGTCGTCAGGATTTCCCTTAATAATCGCGTACATATCAATCAGTCCTCCAATAACTTGCAGTTGTCCTGGCAGTAACCCAAGTCCTTATACTTGCCGCAGCCGACGGTCATACCTGATTCATAGCTGTTAATAGCTGAGTTGACCGTAGTCTGTATTTCCCGTTCTGCCAGCGGTTCTTCATTACGACTGTTCCATTCGTCAGCCATCTGGTAAATATCGTCCGGCTTATAACCGGATTGCGCCAGGCTTGACGCCAAGGCGAATAAAGCGTGGTTGCGGAAACCTTTAATGGCGCCCGTTTCCAATAAATTCTTGGTACAGGGCAAAAGCTCTAAGAGTTCTCCTTCTTTTAGCTTTATTCTCCTGTTGCTATGCCTCTTGACTACGCCGTCGCGCAGCATGATATATTCGCGGCCAACTTCCATTATCGTCTCGTAGCCTCTCTTAGCCTTCATATTAAAACTATTGGCTTTGGGCAGGACTGTATGAGACTTGCTGGCCCACTCCTTTATATCCTCGTAAGAAAAATCGTATAACTGATCTATACTGATAGGTACTTTACGAAGATTGGACTTAGAGTTGATGCTGTTTACGATACGGAACAGCCTTTTTCTGTCGTAAATGCCCGTATCCAATAAAGTCTTAGCGGTTTTCGCTACGTCGCGACCGCACTGCAGGAATGCCATGCCCAGCGCGAAATGCTTAAAATCCTCGTTAAGCTTTTCCGATGGTTCGATGCCTACTATTTCTCCCGGGATGATTACGTGAAAACCTTTCTTTCCCGAGAAGTACAGCCTTAGCTGTTCGGCCGGTATGGCCATAGCATTTTCGATATAATTGACGGCATATTTGACGGCCCTTACCAATCTGCGGTAATTTGCCTCGTCTTCTATGTCATCAATATCGAAATCTAAGTATGGCTCGCCAATCATACGACAGGTGCCGTAATTGGTATCTTCATACTTGTAAGCGCATTCGTAAACATCGGTATTCTGGCATTCCTTGATAAAGCTCCATTTATTGGATAAATAACTCTCATCATGCAAGCAGTAGATGTTTCGGCGGAAGAATCCCTCCGATGATTTCCCGCCGAACTCTGCTATCCAACCGTTGTAATTCATCTTCTACCGAAAAGGTTCCACAAGTTGCGGGCAATGGAAACCTGCTTGGAACCCGTCCCCATCAAGGCTGTTAAAAGATAGGCGGCGCTAAAGCCCTTGCTGATCGCTCTATCTGTCTGGTAACTACCGGCGGGCTTCTTTACTTTTTTCACCATGATAGTTCCTCCTCCATCAAAAATTTCTCAGTGATTCCTGATGCATTTTATACACATCTTTTTCGTACGTAGCCTTGTGGCAGGTACATTCGGAGTATTCATTTACCAGCATCCCGTTGTTGATTTCTTTCTCGTAGCCGTGTGCGTGACCGCATACGGGGCAAACACCTGTCTTTACTTTCACCGTCTCAAACATCTCTTATTTCCCCTTCTTAATCCAATAATTGATTCTTAATTTGTCGCCGACATGAATGTCGGCCACACTCATATTGTTCAGTTCCAGGATACCTTCGATGAACTCGTGGGATTCCCTGGGGCCGTAAGTATTCTTTTTCATGTATTCTTGGGCTATGCTTTCCATAGTGTCGCCAGCTTTGACCGTATAGATTTCTTCTTTAAGACTCCAGTCGGATGCCAGGCATACGCCCTGCAGTAAGCATAACATCAAAATAGTTAAGACTAATTTTTTCATAGTCAACACCCTCTTTTAGATATAGAGAAAATAAGAGAGGCGAAAGTGGAACAAATCCTTACCGTACAAGGATTATTCTAGCACATTCGTCTCTCTTAGCGCAAGCACTTTTTCTTCTCTTAAGCAGCTTTTCTGATAGCTCTCTTAATATCTTCCACGTCCATGCCCTTCTTTAAGCAGCGCGCGAAGCAATCTTTAATTTTCGCGTCGTCGGCCCGCAATTTACGCATACGTGTGTCAGCGCAGCGTTTCATGGATTCCAGCGACAGTACGCCATTGAACATGGCGTCCATATATGTCCATCTATCCATGATACTCATGAGATATCTCTTACGGGCGTAATCCGTTTCGTACAGAACGTAGTAAGAGAGAACTACTTTGGCTCGCTTAAACATGCGGCGCGAAAGTTCTTCTTCCGTTACCGTCTTTTCCAAGGCGTCGGACAGGGCTTTTAAAAACCAGATTTTCGTGTTCTGGAATTTAACGATATCCTTTTTACCACGGGCGGTGGCGATATAGGCATATTTATAGCCCGTCATGAAATCCTGAATAGTATACTTCTTGCTCATAATCTTCTTGTTCCTCTCTCTTACGCGACTGCTGCCTCGCGGGCATCCAGTCTTCTTTCCATTTCGCGGCGGCGAGAAGAAGCCACCAGTAAGATAGCTTTCTTGCAGCCGATAAAACGGAAAAACCGGGAACGCTTTACTCCCCATACTTCAGATATGTAAGTCTTCTTCATGGTGAACTCCTCCTCTGATTATTCTATATACTTGACTTAATCAATTAATTAAGCGGCTTTTCGCGGCGCATTATACTTCTTGGCTGCTTCCTTAACATCCTTGGTGAAGCCTGCCACGAAACCTTTAGTACCTTTATAGATAGCCACAAAGCCTTTAACGATGGACTTCAGGCTGTCGCTGTGCTTATCTACGATATCCAGTACGTCCATAATGAATTCATCGTTCAGGCCGTAAGCGAAATGCACCGTACGATTTTCCTCATGTACGGATTCATACATGCGTAATGCGAACGGCCCCTTCTTAACATCGCCCTGAAGTTCTTTATTCCATACTTCTTTTTCCAGGTCAATCTTCTCGTCGGCGATGCGGCAGACAACTTCTGCGTAGCGAACCAATACTTTCTTGCTTACGTTAACGTTCATTTCCATGGTGATTTTCCTCCTATTTCTTTCGCTCAACATATAACACTTTATCTTACGGCTTTGACCGTGTAGGTCTTGCCGTCAAATGACTCATCCAATATCTGGATGCCTCGGCTTCCACCCAACTGGTGACAGACATCCACTATAGCCGCGCGGCGGGCAAGCAATCTGCCTTGAGCCGTGGTAGTTCCTTGAGGAACATATCCTTGGCCTATAACTATGGCTATTAAAAGCATGGGCAGCAGTTTCTTAATCTTATCCATCCTCTCATGTCTCCTTAAGCGCACATTACGTCGCGCAGCATATCGTTCTCGGTATAACCCGATAATCCTCCTACGTATGCTTCATAGCTGTCGCCGTATCCCCATTCACGGATGGTACGCATTTCGCGCGGCGACAATATAAGGCTATACTCCTTTTCCATCATCTTGGCTTCTTTTACGGCTTCGGGGAAGCCACTCATATAGGCATATCCCCATAAGTGAAACAATTCCTTGCAGGCACGTTCTCTAGTCATGATTGGCTCCTCCTTAATAAGAATCATGGGAGAATGTCAAGAAAAACGAAATACGCTTTAAGCCTTATATGTCAAGGACTGAGCGCGTTATAACGGTCGGTTTTTCTCACATTCTCGCCGCTTTATTTAGGCTATACCTCTTTTTAAAAGCTATTTCACATTACAATGTTCGTAAATATAAACGATATCCCGCCTAACGTTCGTATCAGTAAACGTTAAACGGGATTCATGATTGGTAGGTATGATATGGTTTATGGGTAGCGGCGTAAGCCGCCCCTGAGTTCTCTTACAGTTTCCAGTCTCTATTGCTCTCGTAACCGAATTCCTTGCGGGCACTCTTGAGCTGTTCCTCGAATGCGTAATACTGGTCGCGACGTTCCTGACCTTCCTTACGCGCCCCTCACTTTCTAATATGAGAAATAGGCTGTACTCTATAAGCTAATCTCTTAAAACTGTTAATTACGTTCATCATCTTTTGTTTCAATCTTTCCTTTCTACCGTAGGTCTTTCATAACTTTCTGCGTCGATATTCCAGCGCCCTTCGTAGTCATAGCCATTTTGTTTCATGACTTGCACTATTTCGATGGCGCTGCGGCGCCCCAAATTCCTTATGTTCCATAACTGCTCTGGCGGCAACAGACAAGCTTGTTCCAACGTTTCCACGCCCGCTCTTTTTAAGCAGTTGAAGGTACGTACGCTGATATCCAGGTCTTCTAGCGGGATTTCCGGCGCCGATATAACTTCTTCTTCCTTCTTATCGTCGTCTTCTTCATCCCAGCGCCATACCATTTCCATTACTACCCATAACAGGATCTTTAACAGCTCCTTGTTATGGGCCTTTTCTATATATCTTTTGACTTCCTTGCGGTCAATCATATTGGCTTACCCTCCCGTATATCAGTCTATCTGATACGACACGAACTCGCGGCGAAGTTCCAGGTGATGGCAGTCGCCCATCGGCGCTTCCACCACGTTTATCTCTATTCGAGCGCCATTTCGCTCTCCTTCGTAATAGGAGCCTGATACTTCCAGGTCTTCCAGACCTAGTTCTTCCACGTATTCGCGGGCAAATTGCTCTGCCCAGCTACGGGATTGACCTATAGCCAATATGGAAGTGGATATTTCGTGCTCATGCTCAGCAGAGCCCATCCATTCTCCTATTTCATGCTGATGGCAGGACGCCACTACTAAATATACCATTATCTGCTGTCCCATCATAATTAACTCCTCCTCTATTCAATCGTTCATTGTTATGTTAGCCCAGTCTACCCATTCATCCCATTCCCGGATACCGCGGCGGCGGGGATACATGTCATGCACCCTGTCGAATATATGCGGATTAATTCCGGCGCGGATGATGGCTTCTCTATTTCGCTCACTTCTAAATACGTAATCGATATCTTCGCCGCAAAATAACGTACCGTCCTTATCCAAGTGTCTATTAGGTATCCAGATAGAGTAATCGGTACCGTTCAATTTAAACAGCTTAGCCTTATACTTATGATAATCCGTTCGCGGCACACATTGAAGGTCTATTCCTCTGTAACACTGAACTTCCGTATTGATCTTGTTAACGATAAAATACTCGGTTAAAGTCACTCTCCCACGACCCCCTCTCTCTCTTTTCAGTTCCCGTCTAAATCTTCGTTTACGAAGCGTGGTACGTTTCTGAAGAATGCCGCTTCTCTCGACACTTCGTTCATCAATCTTTCCAGATTGGCGTTCCACTCAGCGATAGTTAATGGCCTGGTCATCGTGGATATATCACCGTGTCTTTCACCAATTTCCCGTATCCGGTCAATGTTCATATAGCATAATCTTATTTGGGCGGCAAAACCGTAGTGTCTCCCTCTTGTCTCCATGCCATGTCCCGGCTTATACTTCCTGTAGTTATATTCTTCTCTTCTTCTCTTTATCCTATTCCTTACGTTATATTTGTAGTATTCTCTTAACGTCATAGGTATCTCAGTCCATTATGATAGTCGTTATCTTCGCACCATCTTTTCACTTTCTTGATGGATTTCTCTAGCTCGGTGGCGGGCTTAGTCATCGCCTCCACCCCTAATCTGGACATTTCATCCAATACGTGCTGATGTTTCCATACTTCACCGTATAATTCGAACAGCTCGTAAGGCATAGGCTCGAACTTAGTACCTTCATCGAAGCATTTAATAGCTCTAGCCTGCTCTATACCTAAACCGGTTATATGCCAGTATCTTCTACCGTACTCTCTCCAGTGGGTTTCCATTAAGTCGCGGCCATAATGATAAAAGAACGTGCGCCATACATCTCTTAATATATAAGCGCCCCAAGTCATGAAGTAACCCGGCAGCATTAAGGCTACGTCCCTAGCGTTCTCTCCTTTATTATGCTTGACGCATTCTCTGGTACGTTCCAGCCGAAAGGGGATATCGTCTACCTTGATCTTCTCCAGTTCCTTTAATGAATAGGTTTTCTTCGTATTACGTTCCAGTCTCTTAAGTTCCTTTATGACTTTCTTTTCTTCTTCCATTTTCCTTACTTCCTTTTTTCTTGCTTAACTTTCCTTATAACTGTTACCATCCATGGCCTCATTCAGTTCATTAACCAGTTTTTCGGCGGCGGCGCGGTATTCTTCTTTCTGTTTCTTCAAGAACTCAATAAAGCCCTCTTTAGAAACGGGAAGGTCATCACATACCCAGTAGCCGCCCACTCCCTGATATCCGTATTCAGTAGTACTAACCGGAATTTCTTCGCCTTCCACCTCTTTATCCAGATAGTCAATTGCGCGCTGCAGCGTTTCCATCTTTTCGGCGGCGGCTTTTAAACTTTCCTGCTTCGACTTAACTCTTTCGATTAAGTCGTTAAGCTCATCTATTCTTTCCGCTAAAGTTATAGGCATAATATTCTGTCACCTTTCCTGTTCTTAATTTTCTCCCTCTTTTATCTCTCTTATTACTTACCTACGGGTGATAATAAAATGGGTATTGCCGCCGTAGGCATGATGCGTTACGGCAGCTTTTTTCGCGGCGCCCATAGCCAGTTCTGCCTCATCCTTACTGGAGAAACCTTCGTCTTCTTTCCAGTCATCCCCGTAAAACTTCCTGGGACCTAAATCAACTTTCTTATTCTTTTCTTTATCGAAGTAGGTCACGAAATATTCATTAGCCATAATAAGTATGCTCCTTTTTCTATCTTTCTATCTCTTACCCTGCCCCCTATAAAGGGGTTTATTGGTAGGATGGAAAGTAGGTAGTAACGGTTTAGTAGATAAATTGAAAAATGATGAGTTAGTAGGTATGATGGGTGAAAGTAGGTAGTATGAGTTGATTAGCCCTATCCTCCCCCTACCCCCTCCTTCCCTTTATCCGTCATTTTGGTTATGATCGTGAGGACGGTAGTAGTAGTCTTATAACGGCCTCTAACGTTATATAGCTCGTGTTAGAGGGTAACTTATTATATCCATCCAAGAACGCTCCTAGAAGCAGCGTACGTGGCGAGAAATGTGGTTTTTCTTATAGAATATAGATTCTATCCGGTCGGAAGGCTGTTAACGTGAGGTATTTGCCGCCCGCTGATGCTCAAATCGTTGAAACGGGCGTGAATAAACCTTCCAAAACTATCCAATAAACCTTTATATGAGCCCTACAAACCTTCCAAAGCTATCCAATTAACCTTCTTATTCTCCGTATAAACCTGGTCCATGTATAAAAACTCATGAATTTTAAGCGTTTTCGTCAAAACGTCCCTACGGGTTCAAAACCGTCTCTAATTTCCACGTACGCTCTTTCTACGAGTTAAAATGGCTCTTATCACTGACAAGCGTGATTTCATTCATCTTAATCGCTAGAGATAAAACTGGGCTATAATGCTAACGTTCTACGTTTTATAGATTTAACCATTTAGAAGCTCTCAGATGAGTTTCTTATATGAAGCATGGGTAGGTACCCGTAGGGTTAAAACGATTAACGTCTGAGAAGCTCTAGAAGCATAATCGTAATTTAAGGCTGCGTACGCTCATATCCGTACAATCTCTTAAAAGAAATAACGTTATTAGTATCTTCCGTAGCACCGTTAATAGTCTCATATTCATTAATTACTATTTCACTGGGGTCGACGGGCTGATAAGAAGGCGTTGCCGGCGACAACCGGTATTCTTTGCCCGCGAAATGGATAGTAGTCATGATCTTATTCACTTTCCTTCTATTGTAATAGTGTATAACGTTACCATACTATGCTCTTAGGAAGAAAACCTACTCGTCTCAAGAAGGTATCCAGTTCCTCGTCCGTAGGAGGACGGTAGTTATACTCTGTTATATCTATGCCTTTATAGTAAGTGCGCGGCTGGTAAGAATGGTTCTTCGCCGCCGACTTCTTTAGGTTACGCAATGGATTCGGACATTTGGCCATAATGAATATTCTCCTTTAGTCTTAACTAAAATCTCTTAATCAGTATACTATCTTCTTTAAGAGCCTGCAAGGGTCTAAGAGCTTCTACGAAAAAAAATTTATAAAAAATTTTCTACGGAATGTAATATAGCTATTTTTAGGCGGTAATAGATTCATCGTAAGATCGATATGAGATCTGAGATACGCGGCTCGTACCCGGAGTTGTTCAGAGCCAAACGAAGTTTGGCGACCTTCGGGTACGAGCTTATGTGATCTATGACAGTTTTTTCTCTTTTGTATCTGTTATCTTAGATATACGATGACAGATATTTTCTCTTTAAAGAAAGTATGCACCCCAATCCTCTACGGTTGCCGCCAAAACTTACTTATGATCGGCAGCATTAATCAATCGCGGCAACCTTCCACGAGTAAATAGGTTTTGGCGAGAGTCTTGAATGTCTCTCGAGGTTCCAGGCGATCCAGTGCGAAGTGCCGCGGATAACTCAAGAAAACCCTCGTCGCAAGTCGGGCAATGCACTCTTGGATAGGACGCAGCAGAAGAACTTCCCATATAGAGTTACTGAGAGAACCGTATACAGAGTGTAAGCTTTCTCCGCCGCGAAAATAACGTAACCTCGAGATACCGATAAAAAAGATTATAAAAGCCCGTAGTATACCCTTTTTTAGGTTGGAGGGTTATAGTACGTTATTAATAAGAATAACCCTACGGGTAAAAGAAGAATGTTAACTCTATGATATATACCATTCTTCTTAACAGCTCCCTCCTTACGCTTACGCTTCAGTCGGTCGCTTCGCTCCCCTATATGTCTGGATATACTGGAAGCGTCCCTTAGGTAGTGGTAGGGTCGAGGAAATAGTTTGAGGGTATGCGCCGCGAGAATAAGAAGGGTCGTTATCCCCTCTCAAAGTCATTGATGTATCTGGTAGTGCTAGTAGAAAATTAACTAGGCTAATAACACTACCAAATAAATCAATGGCTTATCTTATGCCTCGAAAAAAGAACTGGACTTATTGTCCACTGCTTACCTTTCCCGGGAAATAACTTAACTAGAAAAAAGAATGGGCTGTATCCCGCCGAAGCAGGATGACAGCCCATTATCTATATATATTTAGGAGGTAACTTAGGTAGTAAGAACTTTCATGGATTAAGCAGCGATGACTACGCGACGTTTGCCGCGCGCCTGGAGAATAGCTTCTGCCACCACGGACATATACTTCTTCCGTAAATGCCCTTTCTTAGTGTAGAAGCCGATAGGTATCTCGATAGTAACGCCGTTGATTACCAACGTTACGTCACCATGAGAGATATTCTGGGAGTTGCCCATGATATGAGAATAATCTTTATGACAATCCATTCCAACTTTCATGACTTGACTTCCTTTCCTGTGTAAGCCGAGCTGTTAAGCCGGCTGACCTTCAACGACGATTTCTTCCTGTTCTGCTGCCAAAGCTGCTTTGAGCTGCTCATCGGTGATATCCGAGAGGTCATAGCCTTCAGCCTTGTCTTCCATGTACTTGGCTCCGGCATAGCAGGCACCCGAGCTGACAGCGCCGGCAGTTTCGATACCGTTGGCGATAGCGTGCAGCGCACTACCCGTGATAGAGGTAGACTTATCCAGCACGAAGCCCGTGCCCTTCAGGGCAGTAGCCGTACCACGGCACAATCCAGCTAAGAAAGAACCCGATACACGAGCGATTTTAGCCTGGTCTTCTACACTTAATTTTGCGTCAAACATATCTATCTTCTCCTTTGTAATTCACGAATTAACTTATAACGGGAGCGCCCCTACGAGGAGCGCTCCCTTAACTTCTTATGCTTCGGCACTGACCGTAAGGCGCTTAGCCTTCGGCAATGCGTCGCTGACAGCCTTGTTGAGGTCCATCAGGTTGGCGACGGCGTTAGGAATGAACTTCTCGTCCATAGCTTCCCAACGGTTAACGCTGAAAGACAATACCTTGCCTTTCTTGGTATCGTAGCTACGGTCAATGACCGTGTACGTACCAGCGCGGAGATACTGAGCTTTGTAGAGTTCAGTCTCGGCGATGTTGCCGTCTTTGTCGACGGTGATTTTGGCGCCTTCTTTAATAGCCTCATCTTCAGCCATAGCACCGCCATCGAGAGTGCTTACGAGCTCGCGCTCATAAATCTCACTCTTCTTTACGGCGCCGACATTGGCTCCAGCTCCGAGAGCAGCGCCGTAAGCGCAAGCCAAATCAGCCAAAGCATTGAGCCAATACTCGGACATCCAGTCTTTGCTGATAGTGCTGATAACGTCATCGACGGCAGCCTCGATTGCGTCATCGGAGCTGAGGTCATGCTGATTCATGACTTTACGGGCTTCGAAGAAACGCGGTGCCAAGGAGTCGGGCAGTACCAGCAGTACGTTGGTGCCTTCTTTTACGGCGCCCGAGCTGACCATGCCTACCAATTTCTCGGCGGCAAGAGTAGCGCAAGCGGCCTGATGCTCGTTGTTCTGACCTGCCTCGAAGGTAAACTCCTTCTTAGCCAATACCATCTCGCCGGCCTCATTGTTAATCCAGCCCAGACGGCCGTGACCTTTCGTGTCGGTAGCGCCGATGATTGCTACATCGTAGTTACGTTCGTTTACAAATACCGTGTTAGCCATAGTGATTCACCTTTTCCTTCCTGGCTGTCTCTTTCTGTTGACAGCCAATACACATGAACTTGATTTGCGGGTATTACCTGTTTCCCCGCTATTAAGGGGTTTATCCGTACGACGAAGGTAGGTATTACCTATAACCACCCAATGATGTGGATGGTAGTACCTACTGCGTAGTGACGGTTTGGTAGCGAAAGTAACTGCTTAACAGCCACCTCCGCTACCAAAGGGCTTATCGTACGACGTAAGATTAGAAGTATCCAAATAAACGGTACTAACTTGCACCGTAGGTATTCCTAAATGGATACTGCCAATAAGAGGTACGAATGCCTCCGCTATCAACGGGCGTATATATACGACGAAGGTAGATAGTAGGAATGAGTAGGTAGTATGTTGGAAGTAGGAAGTAGGACGACGTATGGTGAGTAAGTAGATAGTAAGTTTATGAGTGGATATGATGAGCTGTGCGACGAATGATGAGTGAGTAGTAAGTGAGTTTGTTGGTAGGTATGATGAGTTGAGGGCATGGACGACAAGGGTAGGATGTGAGCAGGGACGGTAACCCCGTAGGGGAAACTTTCTCTTGACTTAATCAACTATATGTGTTACAATGTAGTTACAATTAAGAGAAAGAAGGAATGCCTGATGTTTACCGATGAATTTGCCGCCGCCATTACTCCCAAATGCGTAAGCGCATTTAATGCTTACAAGACGAAGGAACAGTCCGTCTTTAATCTCGTGGAAGAGATCTATCAGGAAATCTTAGCAGTTCAGCCAGGAACTTCATGCAGCGAAGGATGGGACATCGTGCTGTGCAACGGTAAGGAATCTGCTCCTACTAGGGATAGCGTGCTACGGGCATTAAATAGTGCTCCCGTCAAAAAACACACCTGGTAATCATTAATTGCCTGTGAACCAATCCCACACTTCACAGGCGGCGTCAAAACCAGGATTAATATCAATCTCGCGGTCGATCTCCTCTTCGGAGAGTCCGGCCGCTTTTAGTATGTCGCGAAAAATATCTATTGGGTCATCTCCTTTCTTGGCTCCTACAACGGTGATGCCGCTACAAGACAGAACATCCTGTATGGCGGTAATGGCTAACGCTGAAAAATCATACTTCAGCTGTATCGGACGGTGATTTATTTCCAGGTCAATCTGGGCGATATCCAAGCTGGAATCAACGACTATCCAGAAATTTATGCCACGTTCTTTCATGGATGCCTTGAACACTCCCAACACAAACATCACAATGATCTCCCAGAGCTTGCCGTCATATTCGCACTCTTTTAACTTGTAATCGTCAAAGAATGCGCCAATAGTTCTGACGTAATCAGAACTCGTGCGCATGCCCAGCTTGCATGCGCCAACCTTAAAAGCATTGAGCTGGCGAACAGATAAATCCTTGTTCATAATTTACCTCCTAAATATAACGAGGGGCGTCATGCGCGCCCCTCTTATCTATTATCTTATGCGGCTACGATATGGCCCGCTGCCATAGACTCTTCGATAACCATCTTCTGAGTCTCGGCATCACAGCTGTTAAAGAGTTCTACATCAAAAGCTTCTTTGACTATCACGTTGTAACCCTTACCTTCGAAGGTGAAGTCGGCTTTAACAGGTTCTGCCATGGATTCTTCTTTAGCCATAAAAGCTTCTACGACTTCATCAACCGCTTCTTCTTCGGCTTTCTTCTGCTCTTCCGTAAAGGACTTCGTAATATCACCCATATTGGAGCTGAGCTCAACGTCGACGAAGAGTTCTTTGCCGCGGCCGACAACCTCTTTCTTAGCTACCGGTTTGGATTCAGCTACCAGCTTGTCGTACTTAGCTTTGGCGGCATCATACACTTTCTTTGCGGCATCCATCTCGGCCTTGGCTACGGCGATGAGGTCTACCTTGGGCTTGGCGACAACTTTGACTTCTTCAGCCTTAATAGCCTTTGCCTCGTTGGTGGTTACGATATCGGCGCGCGTAATAACGGCTTTATCGTAATGGCCCTTGCAAATGGATTCTACGAATTGACGGCCATAGCTATAGTAGCTACGGTTGGTCTTAAAGGCATACTTTTTAGCTTCGGTAACTACCATACCATCGCCGATGGTGAACACTACGTCACTATGGTTAATGGCCCATACGCAAGGATGTTCATCCTGATGTGTATAAGCAAAAATGTCATTATTCTTTACGCCGCAACCAATCATGCGGATAGGAGTCTTTAATTCGTTAATGACGCAGCCAAGCTTCTGTACGCGAATGGGATTGCCGCTAACGATGATATCCACGCTGGCTTTAGCGTTCTTAGTCAGCCAAGTTTTAACGGCGTTAATCTGCGTCATGTTTACGACAGAACCAATTACCATAGCAACAACGTAACGATTATTCTTCTTCATGGCTTTTTCCTCCTCAGCTTTAGCAGTAACATTGTTGATAGCGGCAGCAATTTTATTCTGGTTAGCAATAGTCATAGTTTTCATAGCGATTTCCTTCAACTCTTCAACCTTCACTTCTTCGACTTCTTCAGCATTGATATGCCGTCCCTTGCATCTTGCGGGCATGGGTACCCACTCAAAGTCGTCCAAATCGATACCATGTTCATCAAATGGGAACTGCACATCATGGTAATCATCTTTTTCCTTCATCTCCTGCATAACTTGCAGGAGCTTTGTTACGTCGTCAAACGTATAGTCGAAGGTCAGCCCGTATCGGATATTATCATCCGAATAAAACGCAATGGTTCCATGCGGCGCCTTGTCGTATTTATATACATCCAAGCACCACATGCCTTCATTGGATGACATAGTATCGTATTCATAGTCGTCGCACACACTGGCGATGAGTTCTAACTCTGTTATTTTCATTTTCTTTTCCTCCTAATCTCAATAAGCAAAAAAGCGTACAAGATATTCCTTGTGCGCCGGATTGGTATCGTCATATAAATCATCTTCCACTTGCACATCTTGAATATCTCTGATATAATGTGCATGTAATTCGCCTTTGCGGGCAATTATGTTAAGCCTTTTGATCGCTCCTTCTCGGCTAAAAGAATGTATGAGCGCTTCATAAGGCTTTTCGTCTATCAAGAGACGAAATTTCCAGATCCACATAGGTGAACCTTCTTTATCGAATTTGAGCATATAAAATACCTCCTAAAAATAGACATAAAAATAAGGCAGACTATTTACAGGCCGTCTGCCAGGGCATATAATGATATTACTGAATGTCAGCACCAGCTTTGCGCAGGCGAGCGAGTCGGCTGGGCTTCTTATCAGTAACGGGCTTCTCGGCTACCTTGTTGCGTTTCGCCATCAGGCGCTGCATTAAGGTAAGCTGAGGAGCTTCTTCTGCTTCTTCGGGCTGAGCAGGAGCTTCTTCCTTTTCACTGTCCGCAGCCTTTGCCTTAAGAGCGGCAAGACGGCTATTAACGGACGCTTTAGGAGCAGCTTTCTTCTCTACTCCGAAATCGGCGCTAACAACGGCTTCGGCGGCAGCTTTAACTACAGCATTGGCGCGCATCTGCTTAGTACCTTTCAGTACTACGATGACGGCATACTGAGTCTTATTGCCTTCGCCGAAAGACAGCTTATGCGCGAACGCAACCTCGCCAGTTTTACCGGAGTAGAACTTACGAAGAGCCTGCGAAATCGTATAATCGTCTTTGCCGTTGACCTTGTTGGCTACCAATTCGCCCTTATCGTTCTTGACCATGTTCTTCACCTTGGTCTGATAATGAGCGACAGCTTTGCCGTCAGCTAAAACTACGTCGAAGAGATCTTTGCCACCATTCGGATTATGCATCCGAGAAGCGAGAACTACCTCGTTGGCGCCGTTAATAGCATCCAGCAGAGCATCGGCTTCTTTCTCGGTGGCAATCGTACCAGTCTGGAAGATGAGTTCTTCCGGATTATAAGCATCGTTTAAACGAGCTTCGATACGATCACGTACACTGGCCTCTACCCAAGCATGTTTGCCATTCTTACGAACGGTGTACACGCCATCGGGGATAGCGTTTCTCTCCTGAGAGAAGATAGCACGACCAGGTACTACGCCGCCGACAAACTCTACCACTTCTCCGTCCTCTGCGTCGCACGCAGCGAGTTCATCGCGGGTAAGTGCGAATTCCTCGTTTTCCGAATACAAGCTCATGATGTATTCGAAGAACTCCTCGGCCAGGATAATCCCGGCGAAAGAGCTCGGACGTTTTGCGTCCTTGCCCATATACTTGAACGTTACTCCAAGTACGAGCTGAATGAGCTGTTCATGGCTCATACCTTTCACCAGGGAACGCACCGTATTGGACAGCGCATTGTACGCTACCTTGGTCTGTTCCTTGGCTACGGCAATACCGGCTTTCTGAGCTTCCTCATTCTTGCCGGCATCCTTGATTGCCTGACGCATATCTGCTTTCTGGGTATCACGCAGGTTGCGATAAATGTTCATAAGAACACGAATAGCGTCTGCGTATACACCTTGTTCAGCAAGACGGCTGCAGATCGCCATCTGCTCATCGGAGAGTGCCTGCTTTACGGCGAATACCTTCTCCGATACATCGGCCGGAATAGCGTTGTCGAGGCCGTTAATGCGGATTTTATCCAACATATCGGCAATCACGTAACGTTTCTTCTCCTGATAAGAGATACGTTTATTATGATTAACCTCGACTTCGCCTGCTTCGAAGTTCAGCTGTACGCCAAACTTCTCGGATTTACGGCTAAGCAAGCTGACACGGCTAAGAGCCTCCATAAGGGTTACCTCACGGAGTCCGTTCTTCCCTGCTTCCGTCTTGACGACGTACTGCAGGATTTTCGGAGCGTCACCGCTCTTGGTGGAGTCGATAGTGCCTTCCTGGCTCATACGACCCACTTTTTCCATGACCTTGCAGAATGCCATGACATTATCCAAGGTCAGGAGTTCTTCTTCGCTAAGCTCATGGCTCTTAGCCATTTCCTGCTGGCTCAGCGGCGCAAAGAACATTTTGCGCGCACGGTTAATGGCCTTGCGGCCAGCGCGTACGCAGATGGCGCTCACTTTCGGAGCGCCGGTCATCTCTTTCTCGGAGATGGGTGCGCGGAATACTTTGTAATTGCTTTTCTTGTCAGTGTATTCCGTACCGACGAGCAGCTCATTTCTGAGCCACTTAAAAGCGATGTCCAAAGACATGCTCAACTCTTTGAGCCAAGCCGTCTTTGCCGGGGACTCTTCCCAGCTCTGCACCATCTTGTACATATCAACAGCGTACATAATGGCTTGAAATGGCCAGAAATCTTTCGTAACCATCCCAACCGGGTCAATCTGTTTTTTCTGGTACGTATAGAAATACGTCCAAACTACCCGTTCATCGATGGGGTAGTTTTTGCCGGTAACGATAGCATTCAGGGCATTGATAACTTTCTTTTCCATAATAGACTCCTCCTAAACAATTAGCCCCCGCATAATCGGGGGCTTTCTGTACATACGGCATTGACAACTTAATTTGAAGCTTGAAAGACGGCGAAGTCTTTATCCTTCATAATAGTAGTTGCCACGGGTTTGATTGCCCAAATGATGTCGACCAAAGTCTCATCACAATAAGCAACAAGCGCATCACCATCGAAGTCCATGCCCGCAAGCATATTCTTCAATTCTTCGATAGCCGGCACCATGATGATACCGTCATGAAGCATATAGAACAGATGCTGCAGTACATCGAACTGTTCCTCGGTGATTTCCCCATTCTCCAGATGGTAGCGAGCACGTTCTACCAAGTCTTCCGGAGCAACCGGAATAATCTTGGCGAATTCGTCCGTCGCCATCTTCGGGTATTTGATAGCGATTGCGCGCCGTTTGCCTTCTTTCGAAAGCTGCGGTGCTAACACTTCGCATACCCCCTCTTCGGCATCGTACTGGAGAAGGTTGATACCGAAGAAATGGCTAAGATCCGGAATAATCTTAAGATAGATACCGTCAGTGGAAACTGACAGTTTCTCAAGACGCGTACCGAATCCTTCCAGGGCCTTATTCAGATTATCCTGGAAGTACGGCGCCCAATGGCGCACGGCAAATTCTGGATAAGCTGTCTGCGAAGCCATAGCCAAATCCCCTAAGAGGTCTTTAGCTGTCAGGCGCCGGCCATCCATGCGGACGGCATTAGCCATAATGCTGTCTGCCTCTTTCTTCGTGCAATTGAGCATATACTCAAGAGTACGCGGAGTATCAGCGTACAGCGCAGATGCCAATAACTGATTGGAGGTATTGGCTTCCTCCTCCACGGTTTTCTTGCCATGGTCAAAGCCCATGACATTGAATCCCGTGAATGGGCGGCGAATATCGCACACAGTTTTGTGTACGTTCAGATCCACCCACGCATCGATATGCATGAGTTTCTCTTCGTCGCTCATAATGCTGCCATCTTCCTTCTTGAAAGTCGGAAGAATAACCAGCGTTTTGCCCTTGTAGTCGCCGGACTTTTTAAGAACTGCCTTTTGGTAGCTCTTAAACTGTTCATCCGTGAGTTCATCCTGAGCAAGGAATTCAAACTCACACCCCAGCGCTCTTAAGATGGTTAAGATGCACTGAGTCGGCATGCACAAACCCAAACCTTTGTTCACGATAAGAGGTCTAGCTTGTGCGGCAGCTCCGTCCACGGCACTCGGAAGTACCGTAAACTGATCGTCGCTGAAAGCGCGGGCAACACCTTCGGCCGAGAACAGCTGCAGACCATCCATCCATTCATTGTCAAGGACATCCTTGACTTTGAACATAGAGATGGCAATACCCTGGATAGGTTTCGTCCGAACCATGCCAGCTTTAAACTGGCTGATACGGGTCGAAATCTGTGCCAGGGTTTTCAGCTTATCATGCTGCCCAGCATAATGCTTGGCGATAAGCCGATACATGCCGTGAGTCATGTTGTCCAGATGGTCTACGGCATCAAAACCATCCAGATTCTCGCAATAAAGCGAGATTTCCCCCTGTTTCTGCTGGCCGGGAGAAGACACCCCGAGAAGCCCGTACACATGTACGTGTACGTCTTCCCTATCGAAGGCGGTGAACGGGCATTCCTTGCCATTGGTGATATTCAGAGCAACGCCTTCCTTTTCGCTCTGAACGAAGAACGATTCTTTCACGTTCTTCCCATTGGCGCCCACTTTCAGGACGCAATAAATCTTGCCGTCGAGCAACAGCAAGTCTAAAAGGTCCGGATTGTCGCCGCAGCATACATTAATGTATGCCCGAGAGAATCGTTCAATAGGCATCATAGTGATGCTATTGATGTGCGCGTTTTCGGCGCGCACCGTACCTTCCAGCTCCGCCGTTTCCAGTGAAACCGGAACTTTCACCGCCATCGGCGAGAACCAACCGGTAGACTGGTTATAATTCAGCGACATAACGCTGAACATTTTACCAGCCTTTGATGTCAGACGGTGAGTAACCGCCTGAAAATCCTGCTGATTAGAAATGACTACGCGCTTATGGGCGCGAGCCATCTCCACAACAGCGTTGACGTCGGTTAAATAACGATTCTTTTTCATTTTCTTTGCCTCCTAAAAAACTAACAATGGACATAGAAAACCAAGTGGAGTATAATATATGCATGAGCAACAAGAGCAGAGAGGAGCTGTCACTCCTCTCCACCCCGTCTTACGCTATCCTCCTAATCAGTCTTTAAAGAATGTCTCGGTAATCTCGATTATCAGCCAGACAACTTCAAGGATAGCTTTGAGCTTGCTCAGCATTATACCAACTCCTTTCTTTGGTGAAGGGCTTGGTTGGTCCTAGCCCTTCCTGAAGACCCTAGTAGTCCTTATACCCCTACTAGTGGGCTGCCCAGTTTAACGTCTTATGACAGGACATAGAATTAACGAACGGTTTCCTTGGCGTCAGCGACAATGCGCTCGCCTTTGTTGCGGCTCCATGTGCGATACAATTTCACAAAGAATGGCACACGGTGGTTATCATGAGCCCAGTCGCAGAAGCTCATAAACATAGCCAGGGGAGCAACAACGATAGAAACAACAGCGAACAGAATAATAACTTCAGTAAACATAGTAATTAGCCTCCTTCGCCCCTCTTTTATAGGGGCGTTGACAAATAAACTTGAGAGCCAGTGTTGGTAGCACCAGCTCTCCGGCATGCCCTAGTGTCAACTAGGGCGAGGAAGGGGTTATACCCCCATAATTTTTCTTTCCGCATGCTCAATGCATGCGGCGATTTCTGCACCGGTTAGGCGTGTGTTGAACCGCCGGTACAGATCATGGGAACCGTCCTTTCTGACCAGGTACACACTGGTCAGTGTTGAGGACGGCTCCTTTTCAATTTCGACCGTACTATGGCTGTTACGGACAGCTTTCTGCGCGCGTGCCATAACCTCAATAACGGTCTGATCTGCTAACCAGATCATCTTTGTCACTTCCTTTCTGGTGGCCAAGCCCCTGCTGACAGGGGCTTTTAGTGTACAAAGCCCAGTAAAGTTTCCTTTACCAGGCTCTGCGGGTCCGGAGTAATGGAGAACCCATCACTCCGTGTGTTGCGGTAATACGCGCAGGCCTTACGTTCCCCGCGCATTACCGCCACCTTTCCTCCTCTTACGAAGAAGAGAGAAGGCTGTGCTGCCGGATAGCAGCAATGGAACACGACTGTGTCTACGTGTTCCATCTCTTCCTCGTGATGCAGCCAGATTTCTTCGACTGCTCCACGAGCATCGCCCCAATGGGTTTCTCCATTGGGGCCCCCATGGAAAATCACATGGGCAGTTTTCCCGTCCCTTGAAAGGTACAGGTAGAACATGTCCTCATTATTTTTCTCGTCCCAGCTGTCTACCAGGACGAGATTCTGGTAGTTTTTGCCCATGAAGGGCTTGGTCATTTGCACCAAGCACTCTGGTGCAAAGAAAATCATGAGCAGCAAGCTGCTCATAACAATAGCGATAGCTTTTATAATATTTTTCATGATGTTTTCCTCCTCATCATGTCCCGGTCACCTTTGTGCCGGGAAACTGGGGGTGGGGGCTCGATTTCTGCCTCCCGCTTTTTCCCCATTTACACCTGGTACCCCGAAAAATTTTTTACATTTTTCACGCCCTATAGGAAATTGTCAGACAATTCGCACCAAATTATATATTTTATGCCCTTTATCGCCTATATAAAGTAATCTACAAAATGGCAATGAGGGGCATATTTTATTGCCGCATACGCGGCGGTAATATATTTTGATGAACAACTTAAATTCCATAAGGAGATGTTTACGATATGGGTATAGGTTCCATTTATAATCAGATTTCAGGGTTAGGAAAAACCGGCGCCGATATCATGAAAAGCGCGGCGCATGAATACAAGGCGGCTTTTAATCAGGCAGATAGCGCTACTCAGAGCGTGGCCGTGGCTGGATTGGCTGGTATGGGAGCAGTCGCAGGCTCGACGGCTCTTAACATGAATAATCCTCTAAATCTCAGAAGATAAACGGTAAGTATTCTACGAAAAGGAGAGAAAATGTCTAAGGTATGCATCAACGGCTCTTTTATGGTTGAAGGCGAGTTCTCGTTCTCTATCGATTACGATACGACGAAGAATCCGCCTCTTATGACCATTGAAGGCCAGTTTAAGACGGCTTCGGGGTATCTCCCGGAGATTAGCACTATAGAAAACGAACGCTATTTATTGAGCGGTATCCGCGTGTATCAGGAAGCTTTTGGCTCCGAAGAAGATTACGTCCTGTATTCTTTTACGGCCAAGGCTTTCGGCATGGCGGACAACTTAAAGGAAGTGAAATACGTTGGCTGAAGAAAATAAAGAGAAATCTACAGATATCGATTCGATGCTTATCGAAGATCCTGAAGAGATTACGCGTGAAGAACTTGAAGCGGAAACCAATCAGATTATCGCCAACATGCAGAAAAGCGGGAATGTTTGGGGACTTGATTACAAGGGGTTGGATGCCGTACGCCTGTCTATGGCCGGCATCGCTATGACTAATGGCATGTATAGCCGGGTACCTCTCGTATGTAAAGGCGATGAATGCCCGTACGCCGAGCAGTGCATCCTGCTTCCTAACGGAAGAGCACAGGTCGGTGGCTACTGCGCATGGGAAATCGGGCAGATTCAATATCGCGCCACGCGCTATGCGCAGGATATCGATTATGACAACGCTTCTTTTACGGATCGTAATCTAATGAGTGAACTTATCATGCTGGATGTCATGTTAGAGAGATGTAAGGCTTTACTGGCTAAAGACGGTACTCCCGTTATCGACATGGCTATCGGCATTGACCAGGACGGCAATGAAGTACGTCAACCTGCCGTCTCTAAAGCATGGGAAGCATACGAGAAAGTGTCTAAGAAACGTGACCAGACTTATCAGCTCTTAATGCTTACCCGTAAGGATAAGAAGAATTCCGGCCAGGACGACGATACGCAGAGTCTTACGGATACTTTACGTGATGTAATTGACAGCTCGGGAATTTCAGTATGAGAAATGGATACGCCCCGCCCGAAGGGCGGAAGCCGTTCTGCCCCGCAGACGGCGACGGCGCCTTTCTCGAATAGAAAATTTCCCGACGTAGAATTTATTTAACATTATCCGGGAGAAAAACTTCCCCCGGCAGAATACAGGTGATAAATATGGGACTATTAGATGGCGGCAAAACGCTGATTAATAAAACCCTCGCTGCCGCGGAAAGTATATCCGGCCGGGCAACAGCCATTAGAAATAATCGTGTCACAAAAGCAGTGGACGAAATAGCTAAAGGGCACACCGTAATGGACGGAAACAGAGCTATTACAGCTGGATATACTCCTGCAGAAAGAAAAGCAATTATGGGCCAGGCTGACAGTAGGGTTTCGGCTTATAGCCAAGCCGCGGGCGAGTACGCAGATGCCAGAAAAGCCGGTATTATAAGCAAGAGGACTGGTGTCGCACCACAAAACTTTGTTTCTAACGGGTTTAACAAAGCTCTTAATAGCAAAAACCACTATCTTAGCCGCGGCGCAAGTCTGTTTTACTCAGGCGAAACCGGTATGCTCTCTGAGGGGCGCATAGCTGGCGTCGCGGCCGGATTAGGCTTAGGTGCTTACGGCGTACTTTCCGACGATGACTAAGAGGTATAAGAGATGGGGTTACTAGGAGCTATTGGCACGGCGGCGAGGATTGCCGCGTGGGAAGGAACCAAAGCGGTCGTCGGCACAGCGGCTAAAGGTGCCTATCAAGTCGGCAAAGCAACGGCGGGCGGTATAGGCACCGTAGCTTATTACGGTGGCAAAGCCGCTCTTAAAGGAACGGCTTATGCGGCCGAAGGCGTAGCTAAAGGCACTGCCGCGGTCGTAAAAGATGCTTACGCGGCGCGCAATGAAGAAGGTGCCCGCAATGCCGTAGGCCAGTTCGTTCATATGGGCAAAGCTATGGTTAAAGGCATGGGCGACTGGGAGAAAGCTAAAGATGTTTACAATCCTTTAACGGGACAGCTAAAACATACAGATGCCCACTTTAAGTTAGGCACTTTCGGCAAAGCGGCATTATTCGGGCCGGCTCTTGCTGCGGGCGTAGTAGGCGGCGCGCAGAAGTATGAAGATAACCGCGTCGGCCCCGTAGACAGCAACGTAGTAACGGCTACTCCTAACTATGAGCCGGCAAAAACTCCCTCTTACGCTAATAATTGCGGCGCGACGGGAGACTTGGTTTTTGCCCTTCACAATAATAGATTTGGATAAGTAGGTGAACATATAAATGTTAAGAGCGGTAGGTAAAGCCTTGGGCAATGTCGCCAAACATCATAAGATGACGGCTTTTAACGTAGGCGTGTCTGCTTGGGCGGGTATTGACTCTTACCAAACTGCCCGAGAAGAAGGCGGAAGCAAATTAGGCGCCGCGGCCGGCGCGGTAGTGGATGCCGCCCTCCCCTTCGTGTTAGGTGCTCCGGCATACGCGGCATATTTCGCGGCGACGGAATTACCTGAACTCGCCGTAACTGCTTCAGATGCTATAGGTACTTATCAGCGTAATATGGCTAAGGCATCATCCAATAGAGCATTCGTTAACGCTCACTTCGATGACACCCAGCAAGCTTTTACTATGCGTCAGGCAGGTATGGCTATAGCCGAAAGAAGTAGATATAACATGCAACAAGCGATGATGGGCAACGAAGCCCGTTACATGAGGAAGTAGGTGATTAAATGGCAGGCACATCTAAAATATTTGAAACAATATTGTCTGAAATGTCCAAAGCGGCAAAAATGCAACGAACCGCAGTAGCCAGAGACCTAGAAAAAAAATATGGCGTGGTTGCGTTCCAGACTACTAACTCCACTCAAAGAATAAACCATCCCGAATTGGCTCCAAAACTGGCCATAACGGGTGAAAATATTACTGGTGACGCAAGTTTTTTAGGGCTCCCAAATAAGAGTGGCGGGTACGATATTATTCCCCATGGCACCTTAAGAGGCGGGTATATCGGCGATGTGCATGATTACGCAGGCGGGGGATATTTTTTTGATTCCGACTTTAAAGGTGGACACGTATACAGTCCAGACCAAATACGCAGTATCGTACCGGCTTCTATCGACGTTAATGGCAATATCGTCAAGAAAGGTAGCTTTTCGCTTTATAGCCAAGGGAGTAGAATGGCTGAAGAAGCCCCTTCCGTTTCGGCTCCCAAACCTGCACCTCCAAAACCTGCGGCTCCCCCTCCTGTCGAACAGCCAGCAGAAATTCCCAAGGAAATTCCTAAGGAAGAACCCGCTGTAGAACAGCCAAGGGAATTGCCTAAAGAAGAGCCTGTCGTAGAGCAACCCGTAGAAATTCCTGAGGAACCAAAGCCAAAACCTGAGCCAATAATCGAGCCAGCTCCAGAAGAACCTCATCAGAGCGCGTATAATCCTGACAACACGCCTGATTCGCCTAAAGATGTTTATCGGTTCAAGCAAAGCAAGCACCTAGATGATTTTAGAATCAAAAACGATTCTTCTGTTTCAGGAAGTTCTGTTCAGTCCGAGGTAGATGCCGCTAACCCTCTCGGTACGCAAGCTTCTCGCGAAGCCGAAACAGCCGAAGCAAAAGCCCGTATGGCTGGACAAGGCGAAGTAACCGGTTCTCGTAAAGATGGCAAAGGATTCTTTAATAGCGTCAAATCATCTATCAGTAACCTTAAAGCAACTGCTGCGGAAAAAATCAATCAGGCAACAGAAACCGTTGGTGGAATTAAATCCTCTGTAACAAACAAAGTCGGCCAGGCTGAAGAAGCTATCGAAGGTTTTAAGGCTAAATATTCCAATACTCCTACCGAGTTTCAACAGCAAACTACGGAAATGGTTAACAAGTTTGCGGGCGGCAAATATACCGGCGCCGTCGACACCGAGAATATGAACTGGATAGAAGCCGGCGCCAATAAGCATCTCCATAAGAGCGTAGCACAAGATTATCAAAACTTAATGGCTAAAATGCAAGGGGCTAAAGATCAGGAAGCTTTCTCCAAGCTAATGGAAGAAACCGGTATTAACTATAAGGAAGGTATGAGCGGCGCAGAGTTAGAGAAGAATATCAACGCTCACTTCGATAAGAGAATAGCTGACGGCCCAGGCATCGCTAATTATATGCTAGGTAATCGGGCGGCAAGCGGAGCAATGCTCGGAGTAGCCGGCGCATCCGTATTAGCCCTTTCAGATTCAAGAGGTAGACGTTCTAACAGTGATTTATACAGCTCACAAATTTAATTAATATGGCAAAATTATCTCCCATAGAACAAGCTAAACTACAAAAGATAATGGCAGATCCCGTATTATGGGCCAGGGCTTTTCTTCGGATTAATAATCCTAAGACTAAGAAGCTCGAACCATGGTCCGCTCGAGATTATCAGGAAGAAATGCTAAGAGATAACGGTACACGAGTAGTTTACCGTCTAGGAAGACGCTGCGGCAAAACCGAATCAATGGTTGTCGGCGGTCTTCATAAGGCTTCCACAAATAAAAATTTCCGTATTCTTTACGTCACCCCTTACGAAACACAGGTTAACTTGATTTTTATGCGTATAAGAGAGATTATAGCAGACAGCCCGCTTTTAAAAGCTCAAATTACTAAAATGAAAAACTCTCCTTATACCGTCGAGTTCTCTAATGGCTCCGTTATAATGGGCTTTACTACGGGCGCTTCATCAGGTTCTGGCGCAGCTTCAGTCCGCGGACAGAAAGCAGACTGGATCTATATGGACGAAATTGACTACATGGGCGAGCTTGACTACTCCACCGTAGCAGCTATTGCCGGCGAACGTGTGGAAATCGGCATTACGGCTTCTTCTACCCCAACCGGTAAACGCGGTACGTTCTACCGCATGTGCATGGATGAGTCCTTCGGCTACCACGAACATTATCATCCGTCCATGCATAACCCGAACTGGTGCCAGGAGATGGAAGACCAGTTCCGCGCCGAGCTTACTGAAATCCAGTATGAGCATGAAATCCTGGCTGAATTCGGCACTGAAGAAGCGGGTGTATTCGATAAGGATAAATTAGATGCCGCCATGAAGCGCGAGTATTATCTCTACAACGAGTTAACTCCTACCGAACAGCGTCGATTAGAAGAATCGGGAAGGCATCCAGAACGCCTTATCTATGATGAAAGCAATCCTGCTCCATATAACCCCTTCCGCGCAATCGGGATTGACTGGGACGCTTATGCAGCCGGGTCTTCTTTACTAGTCTTAGATTTCGATATGAAAACAAGATGTTTCAAGGTAATGAAAAGAGTAGAAGTTCCGCGCGGCGAGTACACCCTGGATAACGCCGTTAACTGGGTTATTAGATTAAATAAGATTTACAATCCGGCATGGATCTTCTGCGACCGTGGATACGGTGACTATCAGATTGAGCGTTTGCATATTTATGGTGATGAGCACCCTGAAACCAATTTGCGCAATAAAGTAGTTGGCTATCAGTTCAAAGAATCCTTGGATATCATGGATCCGGTCACCAAAGAGATGCGAAAAGAACCGCTCAAACAATTCATGGTCAATCAGTTAAAGCTGGATATCGAACGTGACCGACTCATATTGTCTCCGTTCGACGAAACCTTACACAAACAGCTTATTGATTACGAGGTAGATCATATCTCGGCCAACGGTATGCCCGTATACACCAGTAAAAACGAGCATTTTGTCGATGCGTTAGGGCTTGCTCACTTGGCATTCGTATTAAAATTCCCGGATATAACGGCAGCTATTAAGACGGTACAGTTTAGCACCGAAATCAAGCAATTGCATGGCGATGCTATTACGCGCCGCGAAAATGCCGTTCTCCGCGACATATCCAATCCTATAAATCCGTGGAAAAAACGGCCGGCGCCGACCCAAATAGGTAAAGGTCCGGGCGAACGCCCCGGCGACTATCAGCAATGGGTGAAAGTTCCTATGGGCAGCAGTTCACGGAAATCAGGCTCTAATAATTTCTGGGGCAAACGTTCCGGAGGTTTTTCGGGCCGCTCTATGTGGTAGTAACGGGATGCTTCATTTCTCTCCACCCGTTATTATATATCCCCTTTCCCGTTTAAATGCCGGCTCTGTGCCGGCATTTTTGATTATTACAGGAGAAATTAATGAACGATTTAGATAAAGACAAACTTTTATATCGTCCCAAGCTACGTCCAGAAAGAGAATATCTTTCCGACGGCGAAATAACATACTTCCCTCTCGTGCCCCCTGAGCCACTTGAGGAACCGTTAGACGATTCTCCGACTCAAATCGTAGATGATCTAAAGGAGATAGAAGAAATATACCACCTGCTTCCCGAAGATGTTCAGCATATGAAGGAAAGCATTAAGAAAATAAAACAGCGGGTAATTATAGCTTTTCCTCCGGGGGTGTATGTACCTTCTACCTATGAGCCGCCTACGGACCCCACCTCTCCAGAGACAACTCCTCCTGAAGAAAGTGGGAATCCGCCCACCCCCTATCAGCCGGGTACGTATACCGAAGGCCCGTATGTTCATGGAGGAACGTACGAGCCTGGATCCCATACTCCCGGAACCTATACTCCTGGAACGAATAAAGGCGGAGGGCCAAAACCACATACCTACACCCCTGGCTCTACCACTAAAGGAACCCAAGGCCCAACTCGGCATTACCCCTGGGAGCCTAGAGAGCGCGAATACGGACCGTCGGAAGAGCCCATAGTGGAAAAACCAGGGATCATCGAACGGCACGTACAATCTCATGTCCCAAACATCGAAGATGGATGGCAGTCTGGATATACACCCGGAACACTTCCCGATATTATCAATTTTTACGATACGGCTATTAACGATAACCCTGATTTAGATCAGTTGCCTCAGCTATTTCCTCAAATGAGCAATATAGTGCTTAAAGTCGAACAACCTAAAACTCTGGTACAGCTTATTCAGGATAGCTACGCTAAAGATCAGATTGAATTGGATAAATACTACGTGCAGAAACTTCAAACCATAATGCAGAAATATTTTCAGCAGATGATGGCCATCATGGCTGACTGCGGCGTGAGTTCTATTGATGATCTGACGAAAGACTTTGACGGCGATTACGTTCAAGTGCCCGCTAATAAAGGCCTAGAACATTTAAGAGATTATATCGTACGTTCTCAGGTGCAACGTAATCAGATTTCTCGTATGTTTCATAAGACGCACTCTACGGACAAAACTCTTATGCATATGCGTTCATGGCACGCGGCCAATGAGCAACGAAAACGCTATTACTCCGAGGAATACAAGGATTCCACTAATTTTACTGAGTCGCACAGCAATTCATTGCTTAGAGAATCGCGTGCAACGTACGACAATGCGTATGAAGCCAGCTTATACGATATGTACAAATACTTGAACTCCTCGGTAATGATTACTAATGACATACTTGATTTGACCACCAAAGAAGCTCAGGCCAAGGCAGAGCTCTTAAAGAATAACGTCGATATTTATGCGTTTGATCAGTCTGAAGCTGAATTTGCTAAATTGGCTACCGACGCCGGACAGCTCGGCGACGGAAAAGGTTCCGGCTTCGATAAAGACGCAAGTGAAAACAAAGACGACAAAAAAGATGCGGACAAAAAAGATGCGGACAAAAAAGATGACGAATCTACTGATAGCGACAAAACTGAGCAGGCTTCTGATGAGCAGTATGAAAATGACATTAAATATCTTATGGATCAAGGCTATGATAAAGCTGCCGCCGATGCTGAATTGGCCAAGTTACCTCAGTACAAAGATCGCTTAGGCAAGAAAGAAGAAGCCAAGGCAGAAGACTCCAAGAAGGAAGAGACTAAGAAGGAAGAAGCTAAAAAAGCACAGGAGGACAAAAAGTCCACTACTGCCAACAGCATCATTTCCGGCTCTACCTCTACCGCAGGTCTTTGGAGTGAACTGGCTTCGTCCGCTCTCAAGAATCCTATTGGTAAACTTACCGGTGCCATTGCCGGTAACAACATACTGGGTAAAATTATCGACACTAAGTCTGTAGATAAAACTATAAATGATGTGGCGCAAAAAGCTATCGGGAATATCAGCAAAGATCTTGAAAAGGGCGTCACTAACGCGCTTTCAAAAGTCATAGTTCAACAAAACAGCAGTAAAAAAGTTGAATCCCAAAAGAAAGACGCCCATGAAAAAGATGCCCAGAAAAAATATCCGGAATACAATCGCATAGACTATGAAAATGATGACAAACTGATTCAGCGCAAAAAGCGCGTAGCACAGATTAAGCAAGATATCGCCGAGCTGGATGCGCAGTTGGCTGATATCAAAAAAGAGAGAAAAGAAACCGGACATTCCACGTTGCGTCATAACGAATTGGTCAAAGCCAGTCGTAACCGTAGCAAACTGATGAAAGAGCTGGCTGAACTCAGCTCTTAAAGGAGAGAATATATATGAATCCTATCGCGAAGATACGGGGGTACTTAGAAAACCTCGGCGTAGCTAAAACTACCCCCAAGGCTCCCGTCAATATAAATGAAGCGGGCGGAAGCTTAAATATTTCGCCGCAAAACGTTAAGAACTTCGTCGTAAAAGCCGTTGGTAACATTGATACCGGCGGCAATAACGATTTCGCTCCCCCTGAATCTGACTTGGGCGAAATCCGTGACGCTATCGGCGCCGATTCTTACGTAAAGCTCGCCGTATCTAAATATTCCCAGCTTATATTTAAAGCCGGTTATCACATCGTATCCGATAATGACGCGGCGGCGGAATATATCCAGCAACGCTTCAACCTGATGAGCTTTACTACCCGCACCCCTATGGACATTCTCTTACAAGGAATCGCCGATGATTTGGTCGCCTACTCCAATGCATTCCTGCTTATTAGCCGCGACGACAAAGTGAAAGTATCGTCCGTGCAGGCAAAAGGTGCTTTATCTCAGAAACCCGTAGCCGGCTATTTCCGGGTAGACCCCACCACTATTCAGATTAAGCGTGATAAGAACGGTACGATTAAAAATTATCAGCAGCAGGTTGGCAACGATAAGAAGGCTTACAAGCCAGAAGACGTAATCCACTTTTATATCGACAAGAAAGGCGGCGCCGCGTTCGGCACGCCTCGTATCGAGGCGGCCTTGGAAGACGTCAAGATTCTCCGCAAGCTGGAAGGCCTCGCCTTAAAATTGGGTTATCGCTACGCCGCTCCCCTCTATCAGATGAAGGTCGGCATTCCACAGGCCGGCATGATGGCTACCAATCAGGAAATTAAAGACGCCCAAAAAGAAGTAGAACGTCTGGCCGATGATGGCATCCTGATTACCAATGAACGCACAGAATTCAATATAATCGGCGCTGATGGTCATGCTATCGATTTAGTACCCTATCTAAAATATCACGAGGCGCGCGTATTCTCCGCGTTATCCTTGTCTCCAGCTCAGTGCGGTCGTGGCGGCGCAAAGCAGGATGCCGACTCTATGGAAGAACAGACGCATGATGCCGTCAAGTTTTATCAGCGGACTATAAGCACTTTCATGGAGAATTTTGTTATCTTAGAACTTCTCTTGGAAGGTGGTTATGATCCTATTACCAATGTACAGGACCAGGTACATTTCAAGTTCGAAGAAATCAATCTGGATACCAAAGTTAAGATGGAAACCCACGCTCTTAATATTCTGCAGGGTAACGGTATTACCTATGACGAATACCGTACACGAATGGGCCTTCGCAGCGATACGGTGGATGAATCCCGCCTGTACCAGAATATGATTGTTACGCCGGCTGAACTTGCACTTACTCAGGCTAAAGCTGCTACTACGGGCGCATCCGGCAACGGCAACAGTGGCCCGGCAAAATCGGCCAAGCCAAATGGCTCCGCTTCCAATACCATGGCCCCCAAAAACCAGCATGGAACGAGTTCTGCGCATATAAAAGAGAACGCTCAAATCGATTTAAAAGAAAGTACCGTTAAGGAACGGCAGAAAATAACGGACGCTAATATCGAAGACTACAGGAAAAAATTCGGCGCAGTTTACAAAAAATATAATTCAGTGCGTAATGAATTATGTGAAGACGGCGCGAAAAATGACTACATCGTGCTTCCGCTGATCCGTGACGATCTTGCCGGTAGTCTTAAGCGTTACGTAAAGAAAGAAGCTCTTACGGGCTACGCTCAAGCGATTAAGGATGTTGGCGAAATACCGGAAACGCAGCCAAATATCGGGTCGTCCGTCATTGAGTCTCGTATCGATAAGCATTTAAACGATATGTTTAAAGATATTCAAACGAAGCTCAAAGGGGCTAAAAACAAGGAAGAGAAAGAAGCGGCTTTTAATTCTTCCGAGTACAGGCTCCGATTCCTGGCCGACCAAGTAGCGGCCAAAGCCCAGTGGTATGCGTATGTTAAAACATGCGCCGCACTAGGAATCAAACAGGTTTACGTGGACTTTAATAGCTCCGACGACAAAAAAGAGCATAATAAAGTAATCCACACCAAAAACTTCAGCCTGGATGACATCCCGGCGTTTCATCCATATTGTAGATGCACACTGGGAACTAAAAGGCAGGTGAAGTAAAAAAAATGGCAATCATGATTAGAGAGTTTGTGGAAAACGGCAAAAGCTTTGCTAAGCGGGTAAGCGATTATCATGCGCCGGTCAGTCTGACTGAAGGCGCCAAAGCCCCTAAAAGCAATGTGGATGCGTTGGATCCGAACAGCCTGATGGTTGAAATCGAAGGACTTCACGCAGTTCCGTTTGCCACTAGAAACTTTACGCGATATACGGCGAAAGCTTTGAAAGCCTCCGTGCCTTCATGGACCAACCCATATCGCAGACCACTTCTTAAACATCATAACGAAGAAAATGGAGAGCCCATCGGTCGTATTATCGCGGCGGAATATGTAACCCGTGATACGCGCTCTGGTACGCCGGCTCTTAAGTTTACCGTCAACGTTCCTGACCAGGCGGCAATCGAAGGAGTAAAAAACGGGCTTCTCTCCACCACTTCCGTAGGCGTTATTGCCCATGATGTTCGTTGTTCCATTTGTGGTGAACCCATTACGGACGTTGAAGAAGGATGTCCCAATGGCCATGAACGCGGTTCGACGTGCCAGAAAGATGATGGCACTTCCGAAATTTGTTACTGGGATGTTCACGCAATGGAAGCCAAAGAGTTATCCTATGTTGATGTCCCCAGCGATATGTATGCCAAGAACACTGACTACTATCCTGCGCAGGACAAGAAATCGAGCAATCAGCCTCAGTTAAAGGAAAGCCTCGATAAAAACTTGCAAAATAAAGGAGAACAGCACATGCCAGAAGAAATGAAGGCCAAGCTGGAAGAAGCAACTGCTAAAGTTTCTGAGTTGGAGACGAAAGTCACTGAACTGACCGAGGCAAAGACGGCTTCTGAAAGCAAAGTCGTGGAACTGACCGAATCGGTTGAAAAACTGACGGCGCAGGTTACCGAACTTACCGAGCAGAAAAGCGCTTTGGAAACGGCGGCAAAAGAAGCTGCTGAGCTGAAAGAAAGCATGGAAAAAGAAATTGCTGACACTAAGGCGGCTCTTAAGGAATCTATGACGGAAACTTACGTAACTCTTCGCGAAGCGATGGGCGACAAAGTTGAAAACGTAGACTCCATCAAAGAACGTCCGGTGGAAGCGCTCAAATATTCTATCTTGGATATGAAAGAATCCCTGTCCAAGAAAAGCGCGGCAAGCAAAAAAGAAGAGCCGAAAGCAGCTATTGATCCGGCGGCAGCAGGCAGTGTACAAGATCCGTCTCTTAAGGCTCCCGAGCTCAAAGAGTCGGCACAGACTGAACAGATCGATCTCAAAGCCGGACTGAAAAACATTTTTGGCGACATTATGTCCGCACGTAAATAAGTAGGAGGAATTTTTCAATGGCATTAGCTCCAAGAGATTATACAAGTAACGAACACCTCCAGCCTGGTGCTCGTGGTCAGATTTTTAACCCGAATCTTCCGGGCTACCGTGATGGTGCGGACCGCATCAATCGCTCCCAGAACTTCATGAATACGTCCCAGCATGACGTACCGAACATCAAATATCTGTTCGACTATCGTCTGCCGGTACTCTTCAAGTATGGCTTTGCTCAGGGCTTTAACCAGATTGTTATCCCGAAAGGCCGTATCGTAGCAACCGATCCGAATATGGATCTCGTTGATTTTGAATCCCAGAAGCAGTTCAATACGGTAACGCTGGCAAACGGCGGTGCTCCGGTCCGTCTGCGTGAAGCTGGCGATCTGTATCCGTCCTTCGGCGGCAACCCGGATAAGGCAATCGTATCCGCCGCAGCACAGGGCAAGCAGCTCCTGAATGCTTACAAAGAATGGACTCCGCTGGCTGGCGTAGATGGCACGTACTCCGATACCTGCTATCGTCCGTTCGCTAAAGTAGCTGGCAATGCAAGCGTTGAATTCAAAGCTCCGGCTGATCAGCTCGCTGAAGCAGGCTTCGAAATTGATGCCGCTACCGGTAAAGTAGCTAAAGATGGCGTAACTGTTAACAACGTACGCGTTGGCAACCATCCGATTGGTATGCTCGAACGCAACGAATACACTCGTGACGATGATGCGTTCAACGGCATCATGCCTGGCCCGTTCCTTACGGACGCAATGGTTGAAATGCCCTGGTTCGCATACAAGGACAAAGCAGAAGAAAACTTCTGGGGTTCCGCTTACGGCGCATTCTTCCCGGGCGCTCTCGTTAAGTCCGATGAAAACGGTCGTTTCGTTCTTTCCCCGCTGTCCTTCCCGAAAATCGTTGCTACGATGTCCCTCGCTGAATATGAATTGGAACGTCAGCAGGTTATCGGCCAGATTTACAGCGTAAATCACGAACTCGTACCGGAAGGCGCTGCTAAGTGGGCTACTTGGGCTCTTGAAGATCGTCTGAAGAGCGATGAATTCAATCCGGCCCTCTACGCTAAGAACAACCGTCGCGGCGAAGATGCTGTTAATACTTCTCCGTTTAACAGCGAAGGTAAGCCTTACGGCTATCCGTACGACAAAAATTATCTCAATAACGATCTGCACATGTTGGCTTCCACGGCTCGTCTCGACACGTTCGATCCGCGCATGAATCCGGAATATCAGTACAGTGATCTGGGTATCCCGGGTCTGACCGATGGTTACAACGCCGTTAAGACGCAGAAGCCTGATTTCAAAGCTGGTACGATCCATTATGCCGGCGGCAAGGACTACATTGACATGTTCTTCAAGAATTTGGATGTTAACGTAGAAGACCTGCAGATCTCCATCAATGGCGAAGCTAAGGCTAACTGTGTTGAAGGTGCTAAGCTGTGCGACGGTGCATTCGTAGTTAAGTACGCTAACGCTGAACAGGGTTATATCGTTATCGCCGTAGCCGACAAGGATAAGGCTGACGAACTGCTGAAGGACAAAGCTGAAGGCGTAGACGTAGTTCTGAGCTACGCTAAGCGTGGCATGGCTGGCGTTCCGACCTTCATGGATTGGGACGGCTGCATCGGTTCCGTTAAGATTCTGCTCACGAAATAAGATAGTGAAGAGGCTCCCCTCCCTAGAATGGGAGGGAAAGCCCTTACCATAAAGGGAGGACACTAAATGTCTATTAGTTTACAGGAAACCTTGGCCAATATTCAGAAGCTCCGCGAAGAAGCTAAGAAGCAGGCCGTGGCTTTTGAAGAAGGCAAAACGAAAGAAAAACCGTCTGTTGACGTCAAGACTTTTGACCTCATGGAAAAGATGGTTCTGAATATCAACGGTAACTTTGATAAGGGTCGTTCGACCATTCAGGAAGGCCTGATGTCTACGGACGTTATCCAGCTCATTCCGAAAGTTATCGAAGGCCAGCTGCGTGAAGCTGCTGAACCTGAATATCTGGCTACCCGCTTCATGAGCGTTGTTCATGTTGACGGCGGTTCCAGTGTAACGTACGTCGTTCCCGTAATCGGCGAACTCCATGCAGGAGAAGTCGGCGAGGGCGGCCGTTACAATGAAGACTACATCGATGTTAACACGATCGAAAACGGTGGTTTGGAGATCCGTGTTAAGAAGATCGGTCTGAAGGTAAAAATCTCCGAAGAAACCATTTCTGACGCCAGCTGGGATATCTACGGCATCAACGTTCGTAAGATGGGCCGCGCTATGGCACGCTACAAGGAAGAATGGTGCTTTAACAGCTTCTCTACGCATGGCTGGACGGTATTTGATAACTCTCGCCGTCAGCAGCAGAAGGAACTGGGCACGACCGGCCGCGATGAAAATGGCAACTTCAATGATACGTTCAGCGTAGAAGATTTCCTTGATTTGGTACTCGCTCTGATGGGCAATGACCAGACTCCGACGGATATCATCATGCACCCGCTGACTTGGGTAATCTTCGCTCGTAACTCCATGATCGGCAACGGTCTGTCTTATGGCGCATTTGGCGGCAACCAGGTTCATCCTTGGGGTGCTACGCAGGGTACGCCGGGCTTCGCTGGTCTTTCCGCTGAACAGGGCCCGCAGAAGCTTATCATGAATCCTGGCCAGGTACAGGGTCGTCTGCCTGTTCCTCTCACGGTTAACTTCTCCCCGTTCGTCAAGTTCGACAAGCAGAACAAGCGCTTCGATATGTACTGCATCGACCGCAACAACGTCGGCGTTATCGCTGAACGTGAAGGCCTGCAGACGGACAACTGGGTTGATCCGGAACGCGACCTGCGGATGCTCAAGGTTAAGGAACGCTACGGCGTTGGTATCCTCGACAATGGTCGCGGTATCACGGTTGCAAAGAATATCGCTGTTGCTCCGACCTATCCGGTTCCGCCGAAGGTTACGATTGACACGAATCTTGCTGCTGGCACTGTAAACCCCTGATAGTAAGCAGATAAGCAGGAGGCGGCTTTCATAGTCGCCTCCATTTTTATTGTAAGGAGAATAAATTCATGAGAGAAGTTATTGCAACGATTAAACTGGCCGCAGGCCGCGTAGGTTTTTACGATGAACTTTCCCGTATTCATTTGACGCTCGGTGCTCCGACGGCTCATGTATATAGCGGCACCAACTGCGCTCGTCTGCGTCGTGCTGTACGCGATGGCGTAATTCGTTTGGTTGACGGTACGCTCGGCGGTGAAATTCCTCCGTTTAAAATCGTCAAGGTTGGCGATAAGCTGAAACTGGCTTCCAATGTTCAGGAAGAAATCAAACCGGTATTCAAAGAAGCTGTTAAGCTCGAAGAAGCCGTAGCTCCCGTAGAAAACGTAAAAGTTGAAGACGGCGGCGACGTAAAAGATGCTAAGCCCGAAGAGATCAAAACGGAAGAAGTAAAAGCTGAAGAACCCGCAGAAGAAGTCGAGGAAGAAGCTCCCGCAGAAGAGGAAAAACCCAAAAAAGCCGGTAAAAAGGGTGGCCGCAAGAAAGCTGCCGACAAAGAATAAGGAGTAACCCATGGAGCACAGAATACAGGTATTGTCCGTAAAGACGAATCTAAAAGACAAAACAATTATACTTAAGTGCTCTTCGGATATCGATGAAGATACGGTAACGCCAGACAGTGTATGTCTGGCACTTCCGTCTTCAGCCAAAATGATTCCTATCACACTCAGTTGTGATAGGAGATTAATCATTATATCCGTCATACCCGAGATACAAGTAGGCGCAGATTATCGCTTGACTACCACTACCGATATCGAAGATGTCGTCGGCGATAAACTTGAACCCTTAAAAGCTCTTAAGGTAGTATTCGAAAGCGCCGTAACTACCTCGGTTAAAATAATCAGCCCCATTACGTTCGAAGCTATCGAACAGGGGCAGGAAGTTAATATTGTTTGGCAAGAAGAAGGTAAACCTGAAGATTTCTGCTATAAGTACGAACTCCAAGTGGCTACCGATAGCGGTTTCTTTGATATCGTGCTTCATAACATGATTGAATGCGAGCCGGCTACCCCACCGTCATTTTCTACCATATTGCCCGCTAAACAATATTATGTTCGTATTAGGGCTGTCAAAGATGATGATTACGGGCAGTGGTCTAAAGCAGTTACGTTTACGGTTCCTAAAGAGAAGCCTGCTCCGGTGCCTAATCCGCAGCCAGAACCAAAACCTCGTCCGGGTATTCCAGAAATAGTGGATTACACCAAGGACGATACTCCTGTAGTATTCGCGCCAGAAGAAGAAACGCCTTCAGAGGCAATTATAGCCACTTTGGTTTCCGATACTCGAGTTAATTGTGATGAACTCCCCCAAACCTTCGAATTTGTGTTTGACGGTGCAATAAATATTGACCAGGCAACTGTTACGATTAAACGGAGGGATTCATAATGGCAACAGAAAAACCGATTGTCGGAACAATCTCTCTTAGCGAAGACCAGACAACAGCTATCGTAACGCCAGATCAAAAACTCTTAGATAATTCCATCTATACCGTTACGATAAGTGGGCTTACGTCAGCCGATGGTACACCTATTCCCGACACTACGATTGAATATCGTACACCCTACTCTCCTCTCTACTGCTCAGTGGATTCACTGAAGCTTGCTATAGATACGTTTAGCATTAACGAGGAAGCTCTCTTGTCGTATATTCGACAGGCTTCAAGAGAAGCTGACTTCATAGCGGGCGGCACGGCAGACCCCACCGATTTTGCCGTACAACAGTTTGCCCGCACCAAAGCGATATATGATTGCTTATCCCGTTCTTTTATGGACAGAACTTATTCTGGCGGCGGTTCTAAATACAAATTAGATACGGCAGAATATGAAGACTCTCTTAACAGCGCTGCGTTTAAACAGCTTTTAGATAGATTGGGAAAAGAACTGCAGAAGTGGCAGGATGCTATCCGTGGCTACTTCAACGAAGGCCGCGCCAAACCGAAAGCTACTCGTGTCGGGCTTAAGAGCGCTCAGAATGCTGAAATCGCTTATACCAATCTCGATACGATTATTCAAGACGTTACGCGTAATTCGCCGCAATGGAGTTGATAAGACATGGCTGAATGGTTCGATAAAAATATTTACAAGCCGATTGACCTCTTTAGTCATCCCGTATGGTTTATCATCCGAGATGAAGAGGTTGAATGCACTTGCGTTGACCCAGTATCCAAACAAGCAGACAAACACTGCAAGAGCTGCTTAGGCACCGGACGAAAAATCACGTTGGCGCGCGTAAATGCATCTCATCAAAATAGCACCATCTCTATGCGTGGTCCCGGCCTTGGATTCGGCGAAATCAATATTGGCCCCGTTTACTATACTCATAGCAAGACCAATATTAAAGAGGGTGACCTGATTAACGACGGAGAAAGCCTCGATATCGTAAAGGACGTATATTACGAGCATAGCGATGAGCAAAAGACAGTTTTCTGGCGCATTGAGTGCGCACCATATAAATTTAGTCGTCAAGTAGTCTTAAATAATCTCGCCGAAGTTCTACGAGAGGCGGGATTTGATGGCTAATAAGCTAATCGTTAATAAACATACCAATATGCTGATTATTGGCAAGGCCGCTACCAATTATGGCCGCGGAGAAGTAGTTTACGCCGAAGATCCCGATGAAGTTTTGGCTAAATATGGTGAATCAGACCTTGCTATGGCTTTTCAGGACGCCAAGTTTCTTGGCGCCCCTGCCGTATTTCTGATGAATCTCCAAAAAGATCAGGACTATTTCGATGCCTTAGAAGTTATTAAGCAAAATGACTTCGCTTACGTCGTATTCACTACCCTAACTCTGTCCGATTCCTTTCAAGATATCAGTCACGGTGGCGAAATACATTCGTTTTTCGCCTATATTATGGGCTATATCGGGCGACAGCATGACTCAACTTTCATCGTCACGGACAAACATGCCTCTCTTTACGAGGATATCGACGCTTTCTTGAACGATATGCGTGCCGTGCAGTCGACATTTTTGAATAGATGCTCGGAGAGAGCCAATTTAGAGAACCTTATCTTCGTGGCTAACAACTTAGAGAATTATAAAATGGCTTCTGTTCCGCTCGCCGCGGCGCTTTGTACCGGCGATTTGAACGAATATCCCATTTCTTACGACTTTGGTAAGGCAATTTTCCGCATTGACCCCTGGGATGCCCCTGGAGACATGGTATATTTCCGCTCAGATCCGGCTAGAGAGACTACGATAGAGAATCTCGTGAACATGTCGCAGGAATTGGCCCCGGAAAAAGTGGTGTTTATTGACCGCATCTTGAAATTCTTGCATAGAGAGATGGATTTTTCCCAATTTCGCGGCAGAAATTACTCCTCTTACCAGAAGCTGCTGTTCAATCAGGCTTTGGTTAAGTACTTAGACAGCATAAAAGGTTACGTTATAGTAGACTATACCATTAATAGCTTAGATGCGTACCGAGATGTTCCCGGCGCAGTAGTTTTGGTAGCTAGAATATCTGTTCAGCCCGTAAACTGTCTAGAACGATGCTCTCTTAACGTGGAGGTTGAACTCTAAATGATTAACGACAAGAACTTAGACAATGGTTTAGCAGAGTTCTTAGGGCAAAAAAGAGCTCTTAACGATAATGTGGTAGATTCCATACCTTTTCGTACGCCGGAACGCCTTACGTCAGAGGCAAATGCCTCTATCGATGACTTCATTTTGATGTTATCTAAGGTCTGCAAAAAGGTAATGAAAAAGATGAACGTTGAGCTCAAGCCAGACGAAGGTGCACGCCCCAAAGTTGATCAGGCTGAGTCCATCGATCACCCCTATATTTTCTTTACTATTACGAATTGCCAACCAGTAAAAGAGTTAAAACCCCGTATCCGTCAGGATGCCGTAGATTTGGCTATTAAAGATGGGGAAGAAGAGCTCCTTCAACCCCGTGATATCTGGGGACAGCTGCTCCGCTACTCCATTCAGTTTAATATCTTCGCAGAGGGATATAACGAAGTTACTGAGGTAATGAAAATTTTTGAAGATATAATCTTCAGCTACACAGCTTATTTTAAGCGAGAAGGTGTCAAAGATATACGCTTCTTGCGCAGAATCACTGACTCCAATTTTGATCTCTATAGGCAAAAATGCTCAGTGCGAAGTCTCCAATACGACGTAGATATCGAAAAGCTATTTACGAGATTCGAGACTACGATTGGAGACATTACTGTTCGCTAATAAGCAAAAAATACAGGAGGAAAAATTTACATGAGCAATTTTTTGGAAAACGACATGAATCTGCCTGGCGTCATCACTCATGTAGAGGCTGATTACTCTTACGGCTTCGATAGCTCTCTTTTCGGAACTACCGACGCTGAAATTGTTATCGGCACGGCATTTGACGGCCCGACTGGTGTTCTTACCAAAGTTTTTTCCGTTGAACATGCCATCTACACGTTTGGCGATGCTTATGACAGCAAGAAACGTCAGGAAGCAACTCTTATCCCGGGCGTAAAAGATGCTTGGGATCGTGGATGCCGTACTATCTACTGCATGCGTATCGGCGGCAAAGATGTGTACAAAGATTTCAATTTCAAGGTTGATTCCAAGTACAAGCTCCGTCTCCGCAGCATGTTCCCCTCGAACGGCTGCAAGGAATGCTATGTTCTGTTCAGCGGTTCCGCTGGCGCAGAAACGCTCTCTTTCTACAAGCCGACCAATCGTGCTACGGTTAAGGAAAAGATGCGCGGCGTCGCTACGGGTAACAAAACCGTTATCAAGAACTCCATTAATCTGTATGGTCAGGGGCTGACCCGTAACGACCGTCTGGTAGACTTGATTAATAAGTTCAACGCTCATCCGTTCAACAACGTATTGCTAATGAGCATTATCGATGAAAACGGCAATGACGTAACGGGCTCTCCGGAAACTTACGAGCTTTCTATCGGTGCGCTTTACAAAGGTGCTTATTTCATTGGTCGCGAAAACACCGCTTCTACGGTTCCTGCCGTAACGAAGACGCGTTTCGTTTACGTGAATAATGAAGACCAGAAGCCCTATAGCAAATTCGAAGGCAAGTATTACCGCGAGCTCGTCAAGAATACGGACGTATCCGTAGCTTACCCGATTTTCGGCAGTAAAAAAGAACTGACCGCTGACTTCCAGAAGGCATCCGTTCTGATGGCCGAGGAGTGGGATTTCCTTGAAGTCGGCGAAGCTTCCGACAAACTCTTTATTCCCGATACGGTTGACTACGAAGAAACGCGTCTCAGCAAGTTCGACATCTACGAACGCCTCGGCTCCGGCTATGCTATTACGGCGCATGCTATTCGCCGCGTGAAGAAAGATAAGAACGGTAACGAAATCGAGCTTACGCCGCGCATTAAGGAATCCGCTATGGATGATCCGAACCACATCATGGCTATCGAAGACGGTATCTATTCCGTACTGGAAAGCTCCAACGCTAAGTATCGCGTACTCACCTGCGCGAATGCTGATGATAGCATCAATGGCAAGCTTCCGCGCGCCGATAAGTTCCGCGCAGCAGTAGCCAATGACACTGAAATCCTGAAAGGCGACGTTGTCGCTACGGCTGTAGTTGATCGCGACGATTTGAAGGCTCCGCGTGATTACGTAATCTCCTTCGAACGCCTGCCGGAAGATCTCGAAGCAATCGACATGACGAAGGTTGACGTAGATGACATCCGTAAGATTGTCGCTGAACGCAATCCGAACTTGGCTGCTACGGACTACGCTATCGGCACACTGGTCGTTAACAGCAACGGCAAGATCGAACGCGTTAACGGCGATAAGTTCGAAGAACTGGCTCCGGCTGTAGTAGATGGCATGAAGTTCGTGGTATTTGCTCAGGACGGTTCTGTATCCATCAAAGACGCTGACGCTACGGGCGCATTGATTCCGGTCGTTCCGACCAAGGATTATGTCCTGGCTGACGTAATGGACAGCGTATTCGTATTCGACGCCCTGACGGGTAAAAACCTCGGCGACCTGAATACGCTCGGCAGCGAAGACCTTGACAAACTCACGATTGCTGCTACCAACTTGGCTGGCATCACTAACCACGTAGTTATTCGCTCCAATATGTTCGACACCATGACGGTAGACGAACTCATTAACGACCTGAACAATCACGCCGTAATGGATCGCCTGTTCCGCCTGCAGTTGTCTGAGCAGGGCGCTCTTGAAAAAGATGACTTCGTTGATGAAGCTCAGTTTGCTTCTCAGGCATTCGCTCAGGAAGCAAAAGCTGCCGTATTGGATGAAAGCGGCAACGTTATCGAGGCTGCTATCGCCGCAGTTCCGGCCGAAGAAGTAGCCGTAGCTGACCGCGTACTTACGTACGATTACACGAAGTATATTCCGTTCCGTACGAACGATAACTTCCTCCGTCAGCTGGCTCAGCACTGCACGCAGACTGAATACCACACGGGCCCGACCCATGGTGTTATGGGCTGCAAGATTATGTCCAACGTTGGCCTGGCCGCAGTCGCTAACCGCGTATCCGATATTCTTTCCCGTGACTTCGACCTGTATGCGAAGAACGTTATCGGTCAGAATATCCATGACGCAAATGACCTCCCCTACCCGATCGGCAAGAACGTATCTCTCGTTCTCGGCCAGTACGTAGTAACGGTAGGTCAGAGCCATTACCGTTATATCAGCAACGGTGCCGCAGGTTATGCTGGTTATGTAACCACCCTGCCGCTGGATCAGAGCTCCACTGGTCAGCCGATTTCCCTCCCGGATCTCAGCTATCAGTTCACGAAGACTCAGCTCGGCAACCTGACCAAAGCTGGTATCGTAACGTTCCGCGATTCCTTTACGCGCGGCACGGTAGTAACCGATGGTATCACGATGGCTCCGGCAGATTCCATTTTCCGCCGCCTGTCCACTAGCCGTATCGTCGGTGGCGTTGAAGAACTGATTCGCGCCGCAGCTGAACCGTTCATCGGTAAAGAAAACCATCAGGCAAACCGCAACTCCTTGAATACGGCTATTAAGAGCGAACTTGATAAGATCATAGGCGTTCTTATTGAAAACTACGACTTCAAGATGAACACTGACCCGACTATCGCTAAGTTCTCTTACATCGAAATCTTCTACCAGATCGTTCCGATTTACGAGATCCGCGAAGTTCGCAATAGCATCAAGATGGTTGACGCTATCACGACGACCACCGTCGGTGCCTGATTCATATAAACCATTAGTTTTCCGGCGGATATAATTCCGCCGGAGAGCTATTAGTTATATCCACAAAGGAGTGTAAAAACATGTCCGTATCCTCGGAATATACAAAAACCTACACCTCTTTTAGCGGCTGCGATATCGTAGCAACTTTCGGCGATAAAGTCGTCGGGGAATTGCAGGCTATCACCTATGCCGTCAAAAGAGAGAAGGCCCCCATTTACACCATGGGTAGCCCGGAGCCGCGTTCCTTCTCTAGAGGCAAGCGGGGAGTGGCAGGCAGTCTGGTGTTCACGGTGTTCGATAGGGACGCACTTTTGGCCGCCCTGCAAGAACACGTTAAAAAGGAACAGACGTTCCACCGTATTGGTGGCGAAGAGCTCGAATACGAACGCATCTCCGTTGATGAATGGGATGCTAAGCTGACCGATATCGCTATGAACGGCGTTGAAACGGATTCCTCCGTATTCTCCGACGCTGCTTCTCAGCAGATTACAAAAAATATCAGCTCGGCTGCTACGCCGCGTTATGCTGATGAAATCCCGCCGTTCGATATCACCATTTCGTTCGCAAACGAATATGGCCAGAAGGCTTCCATTGTTCTGTACGCGGTTGAGATTCTGGATGAACAGTCCGGCTTCTCCATCGATAACGTTACGAGCGAGAAGGCTTGCTCCTTCGTAGCTCGCCGCGTTGAATACATGAAGCCGGTTGACCGTAACGGCTCCACTATCGAAAACGCCGGTTCTGTCCCTATGTCCAACAGTAAGTAATTACTAATTACATATTCTACGGATGGTAATAGGAAGATGAGATTTGTTTCTCATCTTCCTATTTTTTATTTGAAAAGAGTTGAACAAACCCGATATGGCAAATAATGATAAATTGCAAGAAACGGAAGCGGCGCTCAGGGCTGCACAAATAGATTATACCAAGACCACGGCCAGCTGGATAGCACTCAAAGCCTCCGTGATTAAGAAAATACAAGCTCAATACGGCGCTGATGTTGCCATAACTAGCGAATTGTTGTGGCAAAATGGTTATGATGCGGCAGCATATAATATCATGTTAGCCCGTAAAACAAACGCCTTGCGAAAAGCAGGAAAAGATTACGCTAACGCTGGAGGAACTCCCACTCCGTTAAGTAGTGCTGAAAGCACCGCCTACTGGAAAGAAGCCGGTGATGCATACGGCGTTACTATAGAAGAAATGGCTAACGCCAACAATACCGATGTGGTTAGCGGCCCTCCTCCCAGCAATACGGGCAACCAAACAAAGCCGGAAGAAAATAAACCTCCTCAGGCTCCTCCCCAAGACCCCCTTTCGGAAGAAAAGCCTCAGGAGAAGCCTCAAGAAAATGCTCCTCAGGAAGAAAAACCTCAAGAAAAGCCTCAAGGGGAAAAACCTCAAGAGAATAAATCGGAGGACAAAAAAGAGGCACCCGTCAAACTCCCAGAAAACAATAAACAATCCCCCGCCAAGGTAAAAGCTCCGCCTAAAAATACTACTCCATCGTCCCCGAGCCTTCCATCTAAAGGAGAGCAAAAAATTGACTGGCAGAAGCCATCCAATATGACCATTTCTTCTCAGTATGTCAAAACATATACTTCATACTCAGGACATGACATGGTAGCCATCTTCGAAATTCCTCTCGAGAAAGGCAGTATTACACATGTTGTCGGCGAGCTTCAGACTATCTCCTACTCCATGTATAACGAAAAAATGCCCGTACGCGTATTAGGCGACATGAATATGAAGAGTGTAGTATTCGGTAACCGCACCATCGCCGGTTCCATGGTGTTTACCGTATTTGACCGGCACTGGGCCCATAAGATGATGGATGAGTATTTACGGCATGTTGGCAGTAACGCGCATATTCTCACGGATGAGTTGCCGCCCATTAATATTACTATTTCCATGTGCAATGAGTACGGCGACAAATCACGCCTAGCTATATATGGCGTCACCTTCGTCATGGAAGGTCAGACTATGAGTGTTCAGGATATGTATACGGAAAATACGTTCCAGTATATGGCTAAAGATTTGGATTATCTGACGGTAAACGTTGATTCCAATGGCGGCGCTAAGAGCGGAAGCCATGCCGCTGAAAAGCCGAAACATGACAACGATGACACGAAAGAGGAAGCGCCCGTTGATTTGCCCGCACAAGAAACGCCTAGCAAACAGGAAGTAACGGCCGACAAACCTGACTATAGTCAAGCGTTCATAATTAGCGAGGATGATTTAAAAAAAGGGCGGAATCATTGTCTGGCTATCATCGACAGCACGCTACAGAATTTAAGCAATACGTTATTGTCAGCGAAAGAAAACGGAGCCATTACGCAAGGGCAATACGTGGAGTGGTACGCTTCTCTCAAGAAAGCTTGGCAAAAAGGACGTCAAGACGTAGATAAATATTTTGAAAATCAATAAGAGGTGATACGCTTGCCAAAACAATCTTTATTTCCCGTGACAATTTCTAAGCAATTAAATACGGCAGTCTACGTAAAAGCCAATGGCAGGCATTATGGTTATAGTACACTTAATTATTCTCTCGTAGGAACGGATATTACGCATAGCATAGCCCTAGAAGGGGATGAAGTCGTCATAACGAATTTCCCGGAAGGCGCCGGCCGTTATAGCGTATGGTTGAGCGCGCCCGGAGGAGCACAGTCTCCCGCTATCGAATTTTATTATACGCGTGACAGCGATAAAGCAGTGTTCCAAAAAATACTATCCTACTTACACGATTGCGAAGACGAGAATTTCGTAAAGAATCTGGTCGGCAAAATTAATAACGCGCAAGTAAGCTATACACATCAGATACTTAAAGAGTTCTCTAAGATAAAGTCTCCGTCTGATTACGAGCTAATCAGTTTTTATCAGCTAATAAACGTAGCCGAACATTTTGAAAACACTATGATTATGGCGGCAAACCGTGGCTATCTAAGCAAAATGGTATGCCATTACGCTCCAGATTTTTCGATAACGCCTTCAGTTTCCATTACTCATATGAGCGTATTCATTTACGATGGAGACAAACCAAACTTTGTCTACGCACAAAAAATTGGTCCGGGAGATATTCATCCGTTCTTCATACCAGGCCATTTTTATCGAATGGATTTTTATAGCGGCCCGGAACTCGTAGTAAGCCTTTATCATTATCAGCTGAATGAGCTTGGTTTGGCATATCTCTGGGAACAAAGTAAGCATTCTGACGCAGCTATCGAAGTGGAAATGATGGATGACGCAGAACTTGCTCATACTGGAATAGAGCTCACCCACGAGGACAAACAGCGCATAATCGAAGAACGGGCCTCAATGCCGCGCAGTATTATGATTGATCGTCCGGAAGTTGTGGCCAGCGGACTAGACCCATCCGTGCTAGTTGTAACGATACCGGATTACGATATGCTCGCCGCTTCTACCGATGAGTATTACCTCTCTATAGTAGAAAACGATTTGGGTATCGACGCAAACTTTGATTTACGTTTCTTAATTAATTCCCCCGTTATGAAGATTGACACTAGGCAGTCTATGCTGGACGACGAAATTATCGTCTGCGTTAAAGACAGCCGAGGAACCGTAGTTTCTAAATTCGCTCGTTATTCTATTTCGGATGATGACGATTATGTCGAGGAATACTGCGAAAAACGGCATCAGGTCGAGCTCGCGGAATACTCTAAGCAGCTTCTCAACGGCTTTATCGAAGTTTTCGGCGCTGGTGAATCATATAACGTATTCGCCGATATTACGCTACCATTATGTACGGATTCTTCCAAAAATCCGCGGGACGTTTTCGATGAAATCATACTGGGTGTTATCAAGAATCAAAAGATTGCCGGAGATAGAGGCAACATACTATTCTTCGTGGAAGATAATTGGATGAAACTTGGTCTGTATGATTCCACCTTCTTCCCTGAACCGCCGGTGTTTTACTACGCAGAAAATCGCCTGACTTTCCCTAACAATCGCGCCAGCTACGTGCTATGCGTGGAACGTTACGATGCTTTTAACGACGTAGTTTCCCGCGAATATCTTTCCAGCGATAGCGATAGTGGCATAAGCACTAGGATAGATAACGCCGATTTCTGCTGCGTATACGCCGTTGACGTGGATAGCCACAAGTCTTCCGGCCGCGTATTTTTTAACAATCTCGGCGAACGTAGTTATTATCGTGACCAAATGGATATGGAGGTAATCATTTATCATGGCAGACATAACTAAATACATGGATAAAACGCCTCTGTACGTGCCATTCGTCACGGGGTATAAACGAACTAAGACGGCCAATGGGATAAAGGAACAGCCCAACGCCATTATGAAACGTTACTACTCTTCTATAGACGCTGAACTATATTTCGGCAATGAATACGTAGAAGATGTATGCGATATACAGTGGTCGCTCAACCAGCAAAATCTTCCTATCTTCGGATTTAACTCCTATACGGTGGACGAGATCCACGTAGGTTCGCGGCTGATATCAGGAACCTTCTCTATACGCTTTACCAGCCCTAACTATCTGTTCAAGATACTGGAAACGGCTGCTAAACAAAATGCATTTTATGGTCAGAGCTCTTACATCATCCCTACTCATGACCGTGTATTGGGAGAAGTGAGTGGAGCTTTGGACGACAGCGTGAGAGGCATAGTTGCGGGTACCAACACGAAGGAACTTTGGCCTCAAACTTTTGATATCGATATCGTATATGGTAAACCCGCGCGTGGATTAAGAGAAACTCACGTGGTCTTGGAAGGCGTACGCATTATAAACCTGGTTTCTGGCGCCAGTTCTTCTAATCCTACTCCTCTTACCGAAACGTATCAGTTCGTAGCCAAGGATATGAAGACGCTAGATGAAAGCGCCGTAAAAGAGGCGGAGAAATAACATACTAGCTGGTAATAGATATAGTATAAATTACAAAATGTAAAAGACAAAAGGAGAGAACTAACTCATGAAAATTGACAAAGAAGCAGTGTCTCAGGCACAGATTGATGAATGGAAAGCTGAATACGGTCATGTTTATAAGACGGCTAACGGCAATGACGCTATTATCTATCGCCCTATTCGCCGTAGTGAATATACTCAGCTGATGCTCGAAACGGATATCTCTGAAGAAGACGAAGAAGTAGTAGAAAAGCGTATCGAGCGTACGGATAATCGTCGTCTCGGTATTTGCCGCACGTCCGTTCTGTATCCTGAAAACATCGAGGAAATGCTGGAAGCTCAGGCCGGCCTTGCCAATCTGTTGGCGGAAGAGATTATGGCTCATTCCGGTTTCCTACCGTTACCGGAGTCTGAGGAGCTGTAATACATGGCTAATAAAATTCGCATTATGCGGGAAGCTGATGAGCCGAAAGCGCCGATAAACTTCACACAGATTTACGTAGATTTGTGTGAGAAGTATCGTAACGTATTCGGCATTGAGCTCGATGGTAACGTGTATTTCTATCGTGCCATTGGCCGCAGCGAATACCGCGAAATACTGCAGGACCCTCGCTTCGATGATTACAAGAAGGAAGAAATCATCTGCTCGCAGTGTCTGCTGTACCCTGACCCAGATACTATTGAGTGGGACGATATGCCTGCCGGTGTGCCAACGGAACTCGAAAAAGCTATTCTGAAAGAAAGCTTCCTGGATTCCGTTGAACATCGTAGAACGCTTCACGAGTATTATCGTGCCGAAATGTACGATATCGATAATCAGATTACCTGCATTATCAATGAAGCATTCCCTAATATCGACATCGAAGAGATTGAGCGCTGGGATGTCGAGAAGACGACGAAATATTTATCCCGCGCAGAATGGAAACTACATTCCCTTCGTGGAATTGAATTTGGCGTAGCAGGTGGAAACAATGAACACTATAGAACGGACGACGTGGGTATGGGGGATAGACCCCAAATACAAAAAGAAGAAAAAGCCCGGAAAAAGAAAAAAGACGACAGCGGAAAAACTATTCGGGGCGGTGAACGAGCATCTAAGCTCACCCCGGAGAAAATGAAGGAACGCGCAGAGTTCCTGAAGAAATTCCCGCAGTTCGCTAACGACAGTGTTATGGAGATGGGCGGTATCGACGGCCTTGCTCAGGATGACGTTGATGATCGTTCTCCGGCACTTCGTCCTGGCTGGTAAAAGAGAGGTTAGAAGATGACGCCAGAAGAAGCAGCAAGAAAGCAAAGACAGGAACAGGCTGAGCGAAACAAAGCCCGTGAAAATGAAGGTAAAGGCTTTTTTAGCTCAGTTAGTAAATTCATAACGGATAACGCCTATTATGGAGCGGCCGGTGCTGCCGGCACCGTTCTGGCGCATCGATCTGGCCTCAGCCCTGCTATTTCGCGGGGCTTAAATTTTAGTGCCCGTTTCGCTTCTCGTTTAGGCAAGAGCACGGTATTTAAACGTGATTTCGGCGATTGGACGATAAGCGATATTCGCCGCCTTAAAAGCGATGGCAAGAGTGCGTGGGAAGAATCTTGGGAGAAAGCCAAGACTGCTCCGTTGCACTTAGATCCGTATGACCAGCGCAATTTATTCGGCCTAATGAGCGAACTTCGTCAGGCTAACGCTTCCGGATTTAAGAGCATGGCTCAAGCGAGCTGGCGACAGGATATATTGAATCACTCCATAAACCAGTTTACAAAGCATTTTGGGGCACAGTATTCGGAAAACCAAATAGCCAAGCGCTATGAATTCATGCAGAAGATTGTATCCAATGTCCGTAACAGAAGAGATGTCAGAAAAGCCAGGAAAGAGCTTGGCCTCCTGGAAGATAAAAATATCGATACAATGCTTCGCTATATGCGTTATGTTGACAACAAGCAAGCGCGTAAAAAATATGTTGACGATTTCAGCCAGAAGCTCGCCGAACAGGTTAACGAATCTGCATATAACCTCGACCGAATGGAAAAACGCTTCGGTACCGTTAGAAATCTAAGCATAAAGGATAGGGTTACCGGTGGCCGCGGCGTAAGCAACCGTGAAATTCTGGCTAATAAAGATAAAACTTCTGTCAACCATTACCAGGTAAATGGCGAAAATCGAGGCACGAACTACAGCCCGCTTGACGATATCGAAGATGCTCGCCTGTACTTCGAAGAACTGGATAAGCAGGCGGGGTTAAATAAGAACGCCAAGAAGGGCACCAAAGCTTACGACCGCTACATGAAAGAGTCTAAGGAGCAGAGATTCCTGGATTTAACGCCTGACGCTGACGTGCTGCGCATGGATGCGAGAGGCAACATGTATAGCCTCCACGATAGTCGTAAGTTTATGGATGAACTGGTATCCAGTTTCGCGAATACGCTTCCCGGCAAAATCTTTAAGATGCGCGAGGCATCTCTCGACCGCGTAATGCCCAATATTCATTTTGCGGCGAAAGGTTCTATAGATCCTGGCCTCGCGGCATTATCTAACGCCGCCGATAATAGAAAGACTAACGTAATTGACAGCAATATGCTCTACGTTATGGGCGACTGGTATAGAGTCGGCGACGATAAGATCGAACTCGCCAAAGAAATGCAGGGTATCGAGACAGAATTCGTTTCCGGCAGATTCGGCCCACGCAAGCATATGCATCAGCAAATGTCCGGCAACGTACGCTACAAAAAAGGTGGCAACTGGTTTACTAGTTTTTTTGATATAGGACAAGGACGCGATGAATTCAGCGGCTTTAAATTCGCTGAAAAATACAATGCCTGGGCTAATAAGGGGAGCAATCTGGATTATTTCCCCACGGCTGCCCGCGATATGCTCAATCCTACTATAGAAGACGCCGACATTCTTGGACTTCAAAAATATGATAAAAAACTGGTTTCTGATGAATGGCTTGATAGCTATCACGATCGCGTAGACGTTATCCGCGATAATCTTCGCAATCATACTTACGGCATTGATTCGTTAAGTGCTGAACGGCTCTTGGCTAACGAAGGTAAAACTCCTGCGCGCACCATGCTGGAGTATTTGGTCAAAGACGATTACGAATCTATGCTTGAGCTCCTTATGCAGAGCGGAGACGACACTTATGCCATCGGCGAATTGAATGATCTGGCCCGTAAGGCGCGTGGCAATATCCACAGTCTCAATTCCCATATCGTTCAGAAAGTAGCCAAAGAAAAATTAAATCTTTCTACCAGCGTCCTTGATTTACCCAATACCGAACCCGGCAATTATACGGAAGATGCAAAAGAGTACTTACGCAACTTGTTTAGTCGCGAAGCTTTCGCTCAGATGGCGCGCGATGGTTCTTCAAAACCTGATTATGCCAAAGCGTTGGACAAAATAAACGCGGCTGGGCTGGAAGACGCGGAACGCATAAACGCTCATCGATTGAATGATCTGACTTATCTTGAAGATGCGCTAAGAATGTCTGAAGAAAACTCTTTCACCAGAGAAGATGAATGGAAAGCGTTAAGATCTGTCAGCAGCGCATTATCCAGCAGCAACGAACAAATGGATAAGCAATTTCAGGAAGACCTGGCTAATATGGCCGCCGAAAATGAACATCTCTTCGACACGCCATATATGCAGGCAGATGAGATAGCTAATCCGCTGCCGTATAACCAGTTCGTTACTCAACGTAAAACGGTACATGTAACAGACCTTCTTACCAGCGTAACCGAAGGCCGTTTCATGGATACGGCTAAGCAGTTCGGAAAACAGTTTACTGCCGGCCGCGGCAATATGGGTGATGTTACCAACGCTACGTACGTTCCATATTTCTTCTTATCCCGTTTGTCCGACGAAATGAATAAAGTTGGATTAGGTTTCTCCAAGGATAACATGGGCAGTGCTACGGATATGCTCACGGCGATGTTTACCAAACGCATTCTCCCCGTGGCCGTAGGAGCTACTTATCTTGAATGGATGGATGATACATCCGAAGAGATAACGGGTATGTCCATGTCTGGAGCTATGGCTCAAGGCGTAGCGGAATTCGATATTGCCGGCCGCAAAGTTTTGGATACCATCGGTTTAACCGATTGGCTCAAAGGCGAAAAGGCTATTAACCCTATAATGCAATACTGGGGCGATCACGATGACTTCATGAACGCCGATGAACGGCGTGAATGGTATCAGAAAGGATACACTCCCGTACGCAAAGGTGCATGGTGGACATTCGGCGGCGTAAACGAAGCCCGCGGCGCAGAGATATCCTATTGGGAGCCTACGTTTGCTCGTCGTATCCAATCCGATTGGAAAGACAAGGCTCTTTACGATGGCTACTGGGATAAATGGTCGCACAGCCTTTTGCCGACGCCTACCAATCCATTTTCTCCCATAGCCGGAATATTAGATCCGTATTGGTTAGAAGAGAAGCATAAAGAGGACAGACCTTATGAGCTGACCGGTCATATGTTTGCCGACGGTACTCCATGGGGCGCGGTATTAAATCCTACTATAGGCGAATTAATCAAACCTCAAAAAAGTCTCAACACTTTCCTTGGGTTCGACTATCGCAATATTAACGGCGTAGACCCTAAAGCATTGCTGTATGGTATCACGCAGAACATTAAGCAGAAAGCTCGCGATATAGGCCACCGTAACTATATTCAGGTAAACGGCATGGATTTTGATCCCGTAACCCTGGATATGTTTGACGCACCGACATCAGATACCAGCATCGCTTCGTTCCAATTTAAGAGTGGACAGTACGGCGACGTTGACCCTGGCGTATACGGCGTATATCCATTAGATAAGATGCCGACTGGCGGTGGTGGGCTAGGTAAAGGAGTTAAGACCGAAAAGGTTCTCGATGATATCGGCTCTACCCATATAGGTTTCTTCGAAGCGATAGATTACAAACTCTTCGGTGGTCCTCCTCCGAAACAGGGGTCGGTCATCGCAACGGATGACAAAGGCAATGGTACCGTCATAACCACGCAAAAACAGCATGTAAAGATTTCTGCGGAAGATAAGCTTTTGTATAACGAGCTGGTCGGAGAGACTTTGTACGATGAGTTAACGGATATGCTGCCGCGCAACGACGTAGTTGACGGGCTCGTCCATGGCAATATGTTGGAAGATGTCGCAAGAGGCATTGATCCAATGCATAGCACACATGCGTGGGGAGAACTCTCCGCTCTTGCTTCTAAAGTAAATCCCAGAAGAATGCTCGCTTCCGTAACTGCTTCCCGTAAAGCTGAGTCAGGTAAAACCGTTTCGCCTTACGGAGTAGATGAAGACGAGACGATGATTCACGGCGACAAGCTGAAGTCTTATCGCCCGTCTCAAGCAATGGATTTCTTGAGTGACCCGGATGCCGTAACTCAGCTGATAAACCAGACTAAAGGTGCGGGCGTAGTAGAAAATGCCGCCGTATCCTGGCGTTTGATTTCAGGTATCTACGGTTACGCTCTCGGTGCCGCTACCGGATTCGGCGTCGATGATATGGAGCGTATCGCTACGGGGCAGGATATGACTTCGTTCTCCCGTACCTTCTGGGATGAAAATCTCGGTGGTTTGGGCGGCGCAGCAGCAGAAATAGCTCGTCGTTTCGTTCCCGATTATCGCCGTGGGCCAAGAAATAATCCACTTATGAATACCATGCCTGATTGGCTCCCTGAACGTTTCAGATTCGGCGATCCCTTCACGCAAATTCAAAAAGGCGAAATGCGTCTCCCGGGTAAAGGATATGAATCACTTAATGAGTTGCATCCTGACCAGTACGGCGAATACGGCGCTTTTGACCGTATGAAAATACTGGCTGATATCGCGCCGTTTTCTCCCGAATATCGTCTATGGCGCGACATAGCCAAAAAGACCATTACTGACCCGGCACTTATCGACGAGATGGACGAGATTCGTGACCGAGTAAATCAGCAAGGTAAAAAACATGATTTCTACGATTATAAGGTAGTAGGTAAAGGGCTGGAATACCAACAGGTAGTCGTATCAGAAGTCATGGGGTACGGCAAGTTCCGTTCGGGCAACCGCATATTCAAGATAGCCGGCGCTCACTTAAAAGCCAATGCACAGGAAAGCGCGCAAGAAGTCTTGAATCGTTATATTCACGTAGGCGAAACTGTAACGGTAGCGGTAGACGAAGATGAGTACGCTCGTAAAAACAAAGATGCTCAAGGCACGTTAAATGCCGCCGTATTCGCTGACGGTATGAATATCGGCCAAGAAATGATTAAGAATGGCGATGCGTCTATACGTAAAGGTGATACGTCGGCGGCGGCAACGTTGGCTAATTACGGCCCCGTGCAGAAGATGGTAGCATGGGGTTCAGAGTATATCGCCCATATGGATATCCCATGGCTTTCCGACCAGTTCTTACGAGTACGTTCTCCTCTTGAGTCGTATGATGCAGAGCAGGTATACGGTACGCCATATCAGTCATGGGAACATCCTATTAATTCCATCCTGATGCCCGCTTTAGAACGTGCAGCACATGACCGCAGCGCTTTTACTGGCATGCTCGGCAATGTTTATCGTTTTACCCGCGATTTTGAAGGTGCTTCTCCGTGGATGAAGCATGCCGGCGCATACGCGTTTATCTTTGGCGATCGCGGCGCTTTCATCGGTAACGTTCTCGGTAATGCCATGGGGCTGGATGAAAGAACCCGTATGAATTGGTCGCGCTACGGCAGTACCGCGATGACTTTAGCTCATGCCGCAACCGGCGGTAACAGCTATGTCGATGAAGCGTTGTCTATGGCCAATATCGGGCAGGAAGTAGGGCGTTTCTTCGAAAAGAACGGCAAGACCCGTGCGATATACGGCGCTATTGGCGCGGCGGCTGGTATGCTCTACCACGGAAAGAAAAACCCTAACGGTGACTGGATTCCTGAACGCACTAAAGAAAAATGGGAGATGCAAGATTACTTCGATAGACTAACCTATCTGAAGTACGAAGGATTATTCCATGCCGCCGCTGAAAAAGCCAAGGAAGAAGAAGACGTCGATCTCGAAGACGTCATAGAGCTTCAGCAAGAGAAAGCGGAGAAGAACCAGAAGGCTCTTAGCAAGTACAAGAGCATGAAGAAGAAACTTCAACAGAATTCCCGTCCAAGCACTCAGCGCGACGAGCTGATGAAGAAGCTCAATGCTAAGATAGCCGATCTCGAAGGAGACACTATGATTCTTCCGGGCGGCGAATGGACGCGCACCGCGCTTCTTTATAAGAAAGCGGCTGACGCAACCATGTATGCTTTGGACGAGAATTCTTCATGGTCACAAATAGTTACCGCCCTTCCGACGAATGATCGTGAATACTTCATGGAATTTGTTAAAGAAGTCAATCCAGATAAACGTAACGTTATTCTCAATAAGGTTTCACCGTTCCTACGTAAAGCTCTGCAGCTTGCCTGGGGACAGACGGTGGACGAGCAGGAAGATAATGAAACATTTTTCGCTAAGCATGAACTGCCCGTAGCCAACTGGGCAGGATGGGCTCCTCAGTATGATTTGAATAATATTGAGGTTAAGACCATCGAAAACGAAGCGATGAATCTTTCGGACTTTGGCTACTACGATTCTCAAGTCAGAGATGAAAAAGTAATCAACGCTCCTACGGTAAACTTCCGAGGTGGCGGCCGTGACCATAATGAAGCCGCCGTAAAAAACTACATGGAAGATGTGCTCAAGGGCGCCGGACTTAAAGGTGTCGACATTTCCGTGGAAGCCGGACCTACCGGCGGCGGTACTACCATATGGGCCGCTGTTAAACAGATGATGGGTATGCGTCACGAACAGAAGATGGTCGAAAACTCTCTATCTATGCAGAGCTCTTATTAACCCTGGAATAATCCAGGGTTTTTCTTTGCCCGTTATCGGTAATCTATATTTAGAAAAGACGTTTTTGAAAAAGTATCGTGCTGATACTTTTTGTATAGAGAGGGGATATTTTCATGGCATTTTTCAGCGACAACGCAAGACGGCAGGCTCGTATGCAGGCTGAATTAAATAAATTTACTAATTCGGAATCGTTCCAAAAAAAGATGGACGAGCGAAAACATGCTAGACAACACATCGAAAGAGATCTTTTTCACGAACAACAAGAAAGCTTAAAATTTTTTAAGGATATAGGCGACGAAGCCGATGCCGATATCATCAAAGACTTAGACAATAGTGTCTGGCTATACAATCAAGATCGGAATTGGTGGAGAGAAAAACACAGTGGCGAGTTGGAGCGAATGCGGAAAAAACTTGCTCTGCAAGAAAACCATAGTATAGCTCCTTTCTTGGCGTATCGTATAGCTGACTTAGCTCAACCGCAAGGCGCTACTATAGTGGTTCCACACGCAGCCGTCAGGAAGTTCAGTGAATTTCCTAAAATTGACGAGCAGTTAGTTAAATTGTATTCGGGTCTTAATGTGCGTACTTTTTCCAAAGCTTTTACTTACGGGAAAAGTCGAAAGACCACGGGATACGATTTTATCTATCAAAAAACTACCCCCTATACTAAAGGCGCTCCACACGAATCAGTAAAAGCCGTCGAAAACATCGTCGCCCAAAAAGGGCGCGCCGTAGCATTCGACTTGGAAACCTTCGGTCGTCACGGTGATAAGTTATACGATAAGATGCAGCGTATTACCGAGTTTTCTTTCTCTGATGGCTTCGGCGATTTTAAGACGGGCGACTTCAATATTAAGAAAACTTACGGTTCTATTATTGGTTTGTCCGGCAAAGAGCATAAGAATATGCTTAACCTCATCGACCGTTTTTCTCGTGGCGAAAAGATGGCAGAAGGTGAACTTGTAACCCTTAACCGTCTCGCTTTGCATGGCGCTAAATATACGCACGTGAACTGGGATGAAGCCAAAGACGGTGTAGTTAGATTTTCTTCTTTCTCCGAGCAGAAGGATATAACTGGCGCGAACGGCACGATAGAAGAAATGATTAAGGGCGCTAATCTTCTCCGTGAAGTCGGCGAGTACCAAGAAAAGACCCGCGTAGGCAACGAAATGTTCGGATGGGAAAAAGAGCTTGCCTCGGCCATCCGTAACATTTATGCCAATAACCTTACGGCAGTAAGCTATAATGGCAATCGCTTCGATATTCCTCAGCTCGATTATCTCCTGCATAATAAGGATTTAACTACTGAAGCATTCCGTAAGGAAATGAGTAGCATTCTTGGCGGCGACCATCTGCATTTTAATAACGCTCTCGACGCAATGGTTCTTCCTAAAGAACACATGGGTGACCCGTATACGTTCTGGAGCAATTACATGGGCGACAAGGACAAGACGGATTCGCTCATGAAGTGGATGAAAACGCAGAAAGAGACTCCTAAAACTCAGCAGACAATCCTGGCGGCGACGGCTATTAAAAAAGGTCTTTCGCCGGAAGCTATCCATAGCGGTCAAACCCATATCGCTGAAGCTGATGCCATCGACCTTATGCGCGTAGTATTCGGCAGCGGATTCTATGACCCTAACTCCTCTAATTCGTTTATCACTAAAAAAGCTACCAAAAACGCCGTTAAATTAAAGGGCAACAGTACGCAGCTTTTCTTCGCTAATAATTCTACCTGGGATCCGCATAAGCATGGCGTAATGTCTTTCGCTTTCGACAAAGACACTAACCAGTGGTGGTCTTCTGACGGCGTAGCTATCGGCGAAAAAGGAGGCGCACGGGCACTTTATCAGGCGCCCGGTATACATCGCCGCGGATTATACGAGCTTTCAGGTATTTCCAAGATAGAATCTGATTCCCCGCTAATGCCTATACTTTCCAATCATGAAAATATGGCTGGCGGAGACTTGTTTGCTATGCGCTGGACTACGCACACCAAATCTAAGTTGGCTTCGGCACACCGAGACATCGTTCTGGTCGGCAAGTATCAGGATCTTATGGATACCGTTAATAACTTATTCACCTTAGCGGGTGCTAAAAAAACGGGGAACGACAAAGAATTCTTAATGGAAAATGTTCCCCAAGAATATCGGGACATGCTTAGCACGGTGGTTATAGACGCTGAGGGCAACCGTAAATACAAGACAGCTTCTCTCAAAGATTTAGAGGAAATATCTGATAGAGCGTTTAATGATGCTGCCGGGCGCAAAGCTCGTGATAAAATTGCCAGTCGTGACGAAAGGCTCATGCAGTATGTCGACGACATGGATAAATATGTTAATGAAAAGCTGAAGGAAAAAGGGCTTTTAAAAAATCAGGCGGACGAAAGCACCATTGAAGATCTTCGCCAAGAATTTCGTGATAAGGTTAAAGCTAAGACGAAAGAGATAGAAGAGAAGCAACTTTCTGGGGTAGAAGTTAAATTCAATGAATATGACGGTTCTCTTCAGGACTACTTTGGCTATATCGACAAAGAGACGGGACAACGTAAGGCTTATGCCGACACGATGGAGAATATGGCGTCGCTCGAAAAATGGGCGCGCGCAAACAAGGGGTTAATCAAAGCCTCTTTAACAGCCGTGCGTGACCATTATGGCAAAGACATATCCTTAAGTGATGACAGAGCTCAATTCTTTTATCACGAAATTCGGGATATGTTTGAAGAAGCCGCTATAGAAAAAGTCGGCAAGGCCGGCGCAGGTTATCAAGTCCTTCCCCGCGTTGCCAGCGAACTGAATAAGTTCCAAGTGGATATCGAAGGATTCTACGGGGTTAAATCTTTGTCCGGAAGCACTATGGCTTCAATCGATATCAACGCTGATTACGGCGTAGTCAAATCTTTGATGCGGCAAATGGGACGTTCCGCTAACGAAATAGAGCACGCTCAAGAAGATGAAAAACTTACTCTCTTGGCTAACTTTCAACAGCGTCTCTTGGATCAAGGGATTATAAAACTGGATGACATCGCCGATGGTCGCGGGCAAGAATATCTCGTCGATATTGAAAACGACACTGCTGCTATCGCCGGCGGCAAGATCACTCATTTAATGCGTGAAAGAAGAAAACGTAATGTATGGGCTGGCATATTGTCTACCACCGAGCAGTTCGATATTATCGACAACTTGGTTAACGGCGGTTTGACGGACGATGAGATTCTCGCCGTTAGTTCCAAAGCTACCGGCATCGATTTTCAGGTTGCTACTAGTTTCAAGCCTGTTGCTGAAAACGGTAAACCTGTTTGGAAAAAAGAGTCCAAGGAAGGGCAGGATTTTCTAGCTTGGGCCAAGGGCGTCGCTTCTGACATTAATAAAAACATAGTTTTCAATAACGGCTTCGATGTATCGCAAGGAACCGAAAAAGAAGAGCAGGAGTTTATCCAGAAGCTGGTAGACACCGCTGGTTATAGTGAGAGAGACGCGCGTAAGATTTACAAGATGCAGCGTGCCCGCTACGGCGCCAGCCAAGAAATGCTTGAACAGATTATTGGCGGCATTTATTCTCACGGCGGCGCTATAGGCTATAACAAAGATTATGGCCAGTTCTGGGTCTATAATACGGCGCAGGATGTAAGGGCTAATAACTACACCGTAATCGGTCTTGACCGCAACGTATTTTCCAACGGTACTTTTAAGCGCCGCCTGGCTAACGGACAAGAGTTCGGCGACGAAGTAGGCCTCTATTATTCTTCCAAGCACAACGCTTTAATTTATACCACGGAAGAAGGTCGTCTCGCTAGAGATGGCGAGAACCTAATGAACTTCATGTTCAACCGCGGAAGGGAAAACGGTAATCTTGCCGAAGAAGTATCAGGCATTTTCGGAATGCGAAGCGCGAGATATCGGCAGCACTCAGCTGATTATTTTGGCGACCGCCAAGACCGTAATCTCGCTAACGTTATTAATATAGACGAAACTTTACATACGATAGGGCAAAAAGACCGCAAAGAGATAATACAAAAACTTCGCGACGAAGGTACGCAGGCTGCCGATATCATGATTGAGCACTTGGAGAAAATCGGCGATGAAGGTATTAAACACGCTAAAAGAGTCGATGAAATCAATTCGTTAAAGAATGCATCGAGTTCTCTCGCGGCAGCATATATGCGCACACTGCATATTTTGACTCCGTATATCGTCGATAGTATTGACTCTGGGCGCGCAGAATTTCTCGACCTCTTTGAAGGCGACACCACAGGCGCTTTTCAGGATATCCTGAGCCATGCCGGTGACACCCGTGGTCAGGTAAATATTCTATCCGACAGTTATCGCGGATTAATGTCCTATGACAAAGACCTTAACCATATTTCTACTAAGATGGATAGGGCCATCCCGTTCAATGTAGAACGCGCCGCAAAAATCATGGAAGGCCGTGGCGTACGTTTTGGAGCAGCATTCGAATCCATGCAGGAACACATGCATATGAATGCTATTTCCGAGAAGCTTGGCCATAACGTTGCCGACACCATGGTGGTCAATAAGCTCTCCGCTGATTCGGAAAGTATGCGCCGCTTAATGCGATATGCTGCCGATAAGCTGGGCGAGGACTCCTTCGAATATCGTCAGATGATGTCCATCTTTACGGATGAAGCATCGGGCGCCATTTCGGCCCGCGCCGCAGATGCCGGATTAACCTCCGAGCATTTTGAACAGCATGTTGCTTTCGGCAAAATTGCCCGCTCCGATATCGAAAATAGCCGTAATTTCGAAAAGCTATTGAAAGCTCAGGGCAAAATTACTTTTGACGCCGACGGTATGGCCCATTATGAATCGAACGCAGGCGTATACGTAGAATCTGGAGAAGAACTGTTTACTAAAGCTTCTAATAGCGCTACGTATAAAGACGAAACCGTAAGGGCTAAGCAGACAGGGCTTTTAAGGTCAGGCATCTTTAAAAACGGTCAAGAAATGACCGATGAGGCCGTAAGCGATTATATCAACCAGAATATTAACAAATCTCTTACGGGGGCTGAGCGCGAGCAGGCTGCCTGGGCGCTTTTCTCTAAGGAAAATTCGCCGTTCTCTCACGACTTCTACGTTAAAAGCCTGGATATAGATGGCCACACTAAGCTGACCGACTATAGCGAAAAACAGATGAGCCATGTCTTGATGAACGGGCTTGGCCAAGGTTCACAAGAAGTCGACAAGAAAATCGCTTCCACATTAAAAGAGCTGAACGCAGAAAAGCTTATCGGCCGGCAAATTCACGTCGACTTTATTCAAGAATTGTTTGATACCGGAACCGTAAAAGGTACGGGATTTGCCGCTTTCGTTCATGGTCTGACGCTCAGCAAAGCGATGGCGGAAAAAGACAAAGCCAAGCGTGAACGACTATTAGCTCTTAACGACGCCAAGATAGAAGAAATTATTAACAAGAATTTTGGCGGTGTGGCGAAGTTTGCTTCCGCTTTACTCGAAGAGCGTTACCGTACCAATACCGTTATGGACGAAGCTCTAAGAGATATAGGCATAAAAGAAGCTATTGACATGTTCGGTCATACGGCGGCCGGTCATAAAAAACATGGTGGCCCTTCCGCATTCGAAGCTACGTTTAACGGATTAATCGATCTTAAGGGTTTTTCCATAGAAGAAGCCAAGGACATCATGGAGAAAAACGGTGCCATGAAAGGCATCAAAATCCATGAAGATACTGACGGTAAAAAATGGGCAGAATTCGTAACTGACGACAGCCATCTTAGCACTAAAGGCTTAAACAAAGTTACGGAAAAATATTTTGGCGGCAAAGATGGCTGGCACGATTCCATGCACCAGCTTTCCACCAAATATGGCGACGTAATGTACGAAGTCGCCCGCACTCAGGTTAGAGTCCTGCCTAACTATAACTACGGTAAGTCTGGAGACAGATCCACTTTCAAAGCAGATGAACGTACTATTGATGCTTTGAAGAGCACCGTATATACGAAGGACTATATAGATAAATCTTCCACGGCTATATCCGATGCGTTCGGCGACACGGCCTTCTCAAGAGCTATCCAAGATTTTACCAAGTCTAAAAAAGATGGCGACTTGGCCTACCAGACTCTCGTCGATGACTTTATGAAAGACACTTTCGTTCACGAGGGGAAAGGCGTACAAGGGGCTGAGCATATTCTGAAAAACGGAGAAACTGCCCAAACCGCTGAAGAGGGCATGGCATGGCTCAAAGAGCAAGGGGTCGACAAAAAGACTGCGCAGAGAGCCATTAATGCTCTGAAGAAGTCCAACGTACAAGATGCTACCGCCAATAGAGTCTTAGACCTCATCGAAGCTAATAGTTCGACCAACGCGCATGAATATAATCGCAGTCATAAATACTCGTTGGAAGAAATGAACAACCTGGGCTTTACCAGCTTGTCTATCGACGACCTCCGTACCAACGCTCGCATCCATAAAACTGATGATAAATTCGCTGAATCATTGTATGGACAGGCCATTGTTCTTGACTTGCATTCCAACTCTTTAATAGATGGCCAGATATATACGTCGGATCGTGACCGCACCATTGCCTTGCCATTCTCCGCGCTGCAGCAGGAAGACAGCACCGGCGCGGCTCGTAAGAGTGAGCTGCAGCGCCAGGTAGCTCGCGTAACGCGCCTGCATGACCAGTACACGAGCGAGTATGAGAATCATCGCGGCGGCGGACAAGATATTAACGAGAAGCGGCGCAGTGAACTGATGCGTGAGACAGAGAAACTCCGTTCGATGGTTGCGCAGGAAGCTACCGATAAAAACGGCACGTTCAAACGGGCGTCCACTACGGTTATTTCGGATGGCACCATGTACGGCACGGCACAGGGGTTCCAGTTCCTCGGCGACGGATTAGATGGCGCTTTTGGCAATGCCAAATTCCTTGATTCCGGGAAATCATTCACTGAACTGGCCGACATCCGAAACGCCAAAGATGCTGTCTTAAAGGGTAGTGGTATGGATCTCGGCTTCTTATTTGCCAGCACGCAGCATAGAGACGCTATCTATTCCGACGAGATGTTCGAGCAGATGGCTGGCGGCGATAAAAAACTGGCTAAGCAGCTGAAAGAAAAGACTCTCGGCGTATTAGATAAAGAGGGTACTATCGCGGTAGATCAGCGTTATCCGTTGGTTTCTCGTGACCCGGTTCAAGCCGTCAATATGCACTTTAGCGATATTCTCGGTCGAGATGAATTCCGTACCAACTTAAAGACGTTCCGCCAGCAGAACGGTGACTATGACTCCGATAAGATCAACGCGATGATCCGTAAGAGTGAAGCCGAAATTACTTACGCTGATGGACGCACCGTACGTGCCCAAGTCGACTTCGCCGCGTATCGTGCTTTAAGCGCCATGGAAGGTACGAACGTTAAACTGCTCGATGATAACTTCATAGAAGCTAAGGCGGGCATGGTACGCAACGCGGTAGATATTACGCCGTATGGCCAGCCTCAGGAATCTCACTGGGGGAAAGACGGGAAACATATCGCCGATGATTCCTACGGTGTTAGCAACCTTACGGAATATACTTACGATGGTGACCGACTGGTTAACTTCGAAAAGAAATACACCGAGGAAGAAATAAAAACCAATAAAGCCCTGTTAGATCAGCTGAATGAAAATTATAAGACCAGCCACGCGGAAGACTTTGAAAAAATCTGGGATGCTGAGAAAGGAGCGGCCAAAGATGAAGCTCTTTATGTTCAGCGAATGGGTAACTTCGTAGCTCAAAACTACGGCAAAGAAGAAGCCGCCGCCTTTGATGAAGCCCTGCATTATCGTAAATGGCAGATGGGCATGGATGAACGTTTTACCGAAGCGGCTTCTAAGAAAGCAGCCGGTATTATGAATAAGAGCTTATTCGAATTCTCTCGTATAGCTCATTCTCAAGCTAAGCTTACGGGTAAAGAAAACGCCGAAGTTCTTATCGGTCTAATGGCTCTACAGGAAGGTGCTCTCACCGGTAAAAACGCCCGCGGCGAAACGGACTTAAAACGAGCTGAGGAACTGCAGAAGGTATGGGGCGATGCCGTAAAAGCAATGTATACGGGAGAAAACCGTGAAGAAGCGGCAAGTGCTCTTCAAACATTTGTAGGCGGCGTATTTAAGGACAGAGCTAAAAAGGAATTTGGCCCGCGTTCAGCCATGCTTGGCGACACCGATGAGCTTATCGAAAATACCACTAAGCTTTTTGGTGATATCGTGCGCAACACTACCATCGACCAGAAAGAACAAAAACTTTTAATGACGGGTATTTCTGCCTCAGGTTTAAAAGCCTCCGATCCACTCAATTATCGTTCCAGTCACTCGGTAGATAGTCAACTCGGCAAAACAGCTCAGGTATTAAATGATATGAATGCTGAAGCCGGAGTCAGCGGAGCTTTTAACGACTTGGATAACGCTACTTCAACGGCGATACATAAGAACGCTGAAGATGCGGCACAGCAGATGGCTGAAGCGGCCTCCAGGAACCGTAACGCTCGTTATCGACGCGCCGTAGTGCAAGATACGGCCGAAAGCGCCGGGAAATCTTTCGGACGCATGCTCGATATTGCGCCCATCGGCGGAGCCGGAGGAAAAGCTATAGCCGCGGCAATCGGGATAGCTGCCGGGCTCATGACTGCCGGCTACGCTTCCGGCCCCTCGGTAGAGCACGATGTTCCTACTCCGGCTCAGACTCAGGCGATGCAGATGTCTAATGACCAAGGGGATCAGATTGCCATGCAGCAGATGTCATTATCCGACTCCAATCTGAACGTAATGCGCGGTGGCCCATCCTCAGGCTACGTTATCAACATTAACGCTCAAACTGGCCAAGGACAGCAGGCAGCGGTGGATGCCATCTCCAACGCGGCCAGCGGACTGACTCCTCAGACTGGTTCAGTCAACGTTAACCTGAGCACTTCGGTAGGCAACAGTTTATCTCAGCTACAAGTTAATCGTATGGTAGCTCACGCTATCGGCGTAGCATAATTTACACGTCACCTTCGGGTGGCGTTATTTTTTTGAAAAAGTATCGTGCTGATACTTTTTCGTTTTAAGTGTCATGGCGGGTAATATACAAGTAGTAAAAAACGGACGATTAGGGAGGGTTTCTTTTTGGTTGAGAACCTGTCAAATTCAAATACACAACTGCAGGCTGCCGGAGCCAATGCTCTAGCACAAAATGCGGTAAGCGATAGTGAAACAAAACGTAAAATGTGGGAAATGCAGCAAGCGCAAACGAGACAAGCTATATCTGCTGAAGCCTTAGCATACGCTGATAGAAATTCAGCGGAGAATCTTCAGCACTACGCTATCCCCCAGGAGATGTTTGATACGCCCAACATGGGCGATTTCTATCTTGGTGGCGTGGATGACATGTACTTGCGTAAGCTCGATCATATGTTGCGCGGTGACATCGAAAAAGTCGAAGATGCTGAAGCCAAGAAGGGCGACGGGAAGAAAGCCGTCTTCTATACGGAAGCGCCCGCTTTTGACACCCCCGGAACTGACAATAACGGTCATTACTTCTTTAAGGTAACTACGGATGAACCGGGGCACGAAGGCAATTGGTTCAACGGTAAAACTCTTCGTGTGCGCCTCGACGCTTTAAATGGTAATGGCGAAGAGGGGACTTACGCTAACACCATCAAACATAGAGGAACGCCATGCGGCACGATGAAAGATAATGATTACGTAACCATATCTTTATACGGCATAAATTGTCCCGTAGCTTCTCGTATGGCTTTCGAGGAGAATGTTCCCGCGTCCAGCTTAACTTTGGTTGAAGCTGGTAAAGATACGATAGATGCGAAGCCGGGACTTTATGTTTGCGCGCGAGAACCTAAGGACGGAGAAATCTATAAATTCGTCAAAATCGGTGGCAGATATCATCAGTACATTCCCACCAACGAAGATGGCGATACCAGATCTTTTAAATGGGTAATGGCTCCCGCTACCGGAGAAGGAAATCCTGAAGCGGCGACCGCATTCATCAATCGTCTTACCCAAAAAGACGTATACGTTATGTTAGACGGATATGCTAGTTCGCCCGAAAACGATTTGAAAGAGATGGCTGAACATGACCCCGAGGCCGTAAAACAATTAAAAGAGTGGAGCAGCGACGACAATCCCAACTGTGGTTATCGTCTCCTACGCCAGATTCATGCGGGCAGTTTGTCCGGCACGGCGTATATTAAAGTTGACGGCAAATGGGTTAACCTTGCTAAGGCTTTAATAGCCGATAAAGAAAATACGCATGCTGACGTCGATAAGAATTTCACCGGCGGTTCGGATAAGAAAGTATTCAAAAATAACTACGACCCCGAACAGACGGCCGTAGCTGACGGGTATTTCAGAACATGGGACGAACTGGATGACCGTAAAAAGATTCAACAAAAGGTTCTCGGCAAGAGTTGGAACGAACTGCAAGATTGGACGGTAACCATCGGCGACACGACCCTAATGATTCCGCCTACTAGCATTACGGTGCAGAACTCCAGCGTAAATGATTCTATGCCTATTTTGCGTGCTCGCGGTTCAATGCCTGTCGGCTCGAAATATAGCATCCGCACGATTCAGATGTCTATATTCTTTTCTCATAACGACGGGATTAACGGATATAAGATTACTGAAACGGCGCCCAATGGCACTAAGATGGAATACTCCATTAACGGTTTGCGCGCACTTATTTCTCAATTTCACTTCACACCGTTCTTGCCTATCGAAAATACTTACCTGAACGAAGTGTTGGGTATCAAGGCCGTAATGTTTGAAACCATCAATATCAATACGGTCCCTGGTATGCCTCAGCTCATGCAGGTTAATCTCTACTTACGTGAGTTTAACTACGAGGCTTATATTCCTGAAGTGGCTCTGTTAGGCATGCAAATGGATGTAAGCAATCCATTCGCGATAGCATTTAACTGGAAAACCATGCGCTACTATTATCAAAGGGCTTTAATGGCTGGCGACAAACTCCGCGGAGTAGGCTACGATATCAATACGAAAGAGTATATGATTGAAGCTCTTAAACAGCGGACGGCATTTCAGCCAATGCTCTTTGAAAACAGCGGCATGAAGTTCTTCATTGCGGACGCCAATTATCTGGACAAGATGCTGGCTAGTAAAAAAGATCGTGAACGTAATTTGTCGTACGCTATTCAGTTCACGCCAGAGTCTAACGAAGTCATTCATAATATCGGAGAAGTAGCTCAAGATCTAAAGAAGCTTTTGCGTTCCTCTGAATTTCTTCAGGGGGACGCCCATAAAGCTTTGGCTGGCATTCATGCCGATATGAATAAGGGGTATAGTGATTTCACTAGTTATATTCCTCCCAATAGTGCCTTAGTTACTGATGACGGACAAGATGCCGGCAAAATCGTCACGGATTTTTGCTCGCAAATTAAAGAAACGCTTGAAAAGAATCCTAACGTAGAAGGTTGCTCTATCTTTTATCGTAAAGATAATGCGAGCAATAAAGTAACTTTCGGTGTGGCCGTAAAGATAAAAGGGGTGAATAAGGGCGACGTTATCAAGAATTTGCGTGGCAACATGGCACCGTTAATCAACGCTTCAGAAGAAGAAGCCAGCAACATGTTTGCCAACCGTTTTATCGAGATTCCATTCAGCGTATATCCTGATCCCGAAAAGAATTCACAGGAGCACGTATATGACAGACTTGACACCTCCCGTCCTGAAGCTCGCGTATGGGATTATGCCTTAAATACGCTTCAGAATTCTCCGCGAGTAAAAAATGATGGCAGTGGAGAAGCTTCCACCGATGGCTGGATGAAGGCGCCGTTAATAGCTCAGCTGGATAACATGCGTTTCAGACCTATTGATACCGGCGTGTTCCATATCACTTCCATCAGTGCTTCTCTCCGCAATACGTTCAGCAACGTTCATCTGCAGGAAAGTGGCAAATCCTGCGCGCAGTTCCTTGGCGGCCAGGATATAGAATTCAATGTCAGCATCATGACTACAGATAAAAATGCCGTTAAGATGATCGAAAGCATGCCTGATTACGCCACCATGATGATGCGTAAGTATCGACAGATTATCCCCTGTTATCCTATCAAAGTCGATTCTGAGTTCACTCGTTTTCTCGGTGTATCTGAAGTAATGATTGATAACGTCACGGTAAATACGGTCGACAATCATCCCGGCACGTATCAGATTAACCTTATCATGAAGTCTATGGACCGCACCTTGCGCAACCGCGAATCCGCGGAGATGATCCAGGCAAACAATGGCGGCTATCGCGCATCTTCATTCGCCGACGACATTGCTGACTGGGCCCAAGGCAAGAAAAATCGTGCTGACGTTTATCAAGCTAAGAAGATGAAGTCATACTTCGAAATCGAAACTGCTATATCTCACGCCGAACTATATCCTGACCTGGAACTTCCCACATTGGCCGAGATGAGCACTCTGGGTTATGACTTTATCCGTTATAAGTTCCAGGACAACCGTACTTACGTCGATCCTGACTTCTACTTCGTATATCTTACTCGTTTATCCAGCCAGATATTAAGAGAAACCATCATTAATTCAGTGCAAGCAGGCATTGACGGAACCAGAACGCTTACGGATGCGTCCGGCGCGCAATACTCTATGTCGCCCGCTGAATTAAAAGGGTTTGATTTGATAGCTGCTAATAGTGAAGCTAAACGGCAAACGGAATTCGCTAAAGCTGCTCTCAATTCACAGTATGAGCTTAACGCCAAAGGATTGTCTGAAAATCTTCGGGATAAAAGTCGTGTAGGTGCCGCCGTAGAAGATTACGACGCGTGGGAAATCAATAACGATATTCGCGTAGTCTTCATGGAAAATCGTTACAAGAAAGAAGCTGAATCCTACGACGCTCGTAAAAAAGCCGATGACGCTAAAGATAGCTTTGAACAGCCTCACGTAGACGCTACCAACGATACTTCTCAGGTTAAAGCTACCGATGATACTACGCAGGTTAAATCCACGGATGATACCACGCAGGTTAAGGCTACCGATGATACATCGCAAGTTCCTGGGACGCAAAAAGGGCGGACGATGCCTGAAGGCGCATGGGTAATCGGACAACTGGCCAACGCTAATACAGCAGCCGAAAAGATAGCCAAATATCTCACCGACGTTCCCATTACGTTAGAGGCTCCAAAGGAAAGTGCTTGCCGCAATAGCTATTTTGACAAGAAACAAAGCGACCAGGATTTAAAACCTAGCTTTGATTCAGTTAAGGCCGATATCCGGCTCGGCGTAGGAGCCTTCTTGAGCACCCCTGAAGTTATCGAGATTTTTGAGCTATTGAATATTGACCGTACAGAAGCGTTCCGCTCAATTACGGAAGATATCGTATTCGCGGCGGCATGCTCCGCCAGTGGTTCTAAGGAATACTCCTCCAAGAAAAAAGCTATCGATTGGATGCCCTCTCCTGACTACATGGGCGTTAAAGTTCCGGTCGGCACGCAGAATATGGCTCAGGCCGCATCTGCCAGCACCCTCGCGGAAGCTATCGAAGAGGCTAGTATGTTTGGCGCATTCAATATTCGCCAGTATACTCCAGAAGAATTCTTACAGGTAACGGGTGAAAATCCCGTGGACGTGTGGAGCGATGAGGAAAAAGAGAAGAGCCCTCTTAATGCTTCTCGTTATCTTCTTGACCGCTACTACCGTTATCAACCGGTAGACACTATCCGCTTATATAAACAAGGGTGCATTAACAGCCCCAAGTACTGTGCATTCGCTTATATGCGTAACATGCTCTATTGGCTCCGCCGCTTAATTCTTAAAAGGGCTTTACCTTCTATCAACGGAGATATTCTCCGTAAAGTTACTAAGGCTGAAGGAGAAATCCGTAAAGCGGAAGAACGCAACAAGATTCCGGCTTCTCAGGCAGATGCTGAATTGCGCGACCATATGACATTCTTTACCAAGAATGCTTACGCTATCGACGCCGGCAAGATGTGGGTATGCTCCATGCTCGCTCTCTCGGACGGCAACAAGATGCTTCGTGACCGTATTGATAAACGTGATTACCGAGGACTCAACGAATATTTGCATGGCGTATCCGTTCCATCTACCCCGGTTTCACCGGATGACAAATTGTCCACCGGTATGCGCAAGTCCAACTTGGCTCTGGCTGGGGTCGGGCGACAGGAAAACAAAATTGCTTCCGGTGTTCGTCCCAGTGCTCCGAGTAGCCGGAAAGTACAGCAGATGGATAATCAGCTTTACATTAAAGCTGCCGATGATCCGAAGCAGTACATGATGCATTCGTGCCACGACATGATTGTCTACGATGCACGCGGTCGCATGCTTAGAGCATTTCCTACCTATTATATGATGCTTATCGACGAAGGACGTGAGCTGGGCAGCTATAAACTTCACGATAACTTCTATAATTCCACCAATATCTTGTCGTTCGACGTAATTAAGGATAGAAAGAATCCCGCGGATACGGCCAATATCGTGCTGACTAATATTTATCAGTCAGAAACTACCGAGGAAGATACGAGACTTCGCGCTAAAGAAAGTTCTGCCTACGATGTTTTCCGTTCAATGTTTTCTCCTTCTACTCTGGGCGAAGACGAGGAAGAAAAACGTACTCGTACCAGCGGTGTGCTCGACCAGCTCAATCTTCGCGCCGGCGCCAGAATCCATCTGCGCGCCGGATATGGTTCTAACGCTGCTATGCTTCCCATCATCTTTAACGGCAGTATAGCCGAGATTAACGCGGAAGCTACTATTAACATAGTAGCTCAAGGTGACGGCGTTGAACTCACTAATCCCATAATGGAAGAAATGGAAGGACACGAGATTGGCCAAGATGCAAAATGGCTTTCTAACGGCAATAACCCTAAAGATATCATCAACGACATGCTTACCACGGAAGGTGGTTGGATTGCTCGAACGCTTAAGAATTTCGGCCGTCCTGACCTTTTAGGCGACAATCCGTACGGTATATACCATTTCGGCGATAAGGATTTCAAAGATATAATAGCCAGTGGCGAGCCTACTCAGAATATCTTTGACGCTCTGCCAACTCCGGTATGGGACGAAGAATCTGATGGAGGAGCGCTGTTTGACCAGGCTCCCAGTATTTCCTTCGATGTCTTCGGCAAATCCCCTTGGGACGTTATTAATATCTGCCGCAGCGTAATGCCTGACTTTATCGCGGCCGTTGCGCCATTTGATTTTCGTTCGACCGTTTTCGTTGGTGCGCCGCGTTATTACTACGCTTACTCCTATATGTCCACCAGCGGAGTAATTCGCGAAAAACGTAAACCGTTCCAACAGTTCCACGTCTATAGCTCCGCTTGCGATATAATCGGCAATGGTATCACGGCTACTTCTCAAAATATGAAGACCACCGCTACGGGGCTTTATCAGGTAGCCGCCACCGCTAACAATAAAGAACAGCATAAAGTTGGCCCCCTGTATGCCGACTTTGACATCTATCCCGAAAATCAGAAATCTATGATAGTGGATACGCAGCTATACGCTAAAGGCGTCCCGTACATCGGAGCTTGCGGACTTAATTTCTTGACTTCCTTCGAGATAGTAGATGAGCTTTTCAGTAACGACGAAGACAACTCCTGTTGGAATCCTAATTTGACCGGCGGTCATAACATGAATGCCAAGTCTATAGCATGGCGCATGACGGCATCGGCTCTTAAGGATTCGATGAAAGAAATGTATGCCGGCGACCTGGTAATTCTAGGCGACACTAGCGTTAAGCCTCATGATCGTATCAGTATTAACGATACCTATACGGGCATTAGCGGGCAATGCACGGTTAAAGAAGTCGTGCATCATATGTCTCTCGAGAACGGTTTTATTACCACCATATCCCCCGACTGCATCAATACGGTGCAGGATAAGTCCGAAGCCGCTTCTCATCATTGGTATGATATGAGTGCGATAACCTGGGCTACGCATACAGCCGTAGTCGGCAATATTCTCCGTATTTGGAAAAGTGGTGCTACTAAAGCTTCCGACGCAGCCGCTCTTAAACAAGTGGGGCAGAAATTCTTTGGCAGTACCATAGCAAAAGCTGAAAGTTTGGCCGCCAAAAATTCTGTTGCTGCCGGAGCTTGGAATCTTGCGAAAGCAGGCGGAAAATTAGTACCTAAAGCGGCCGGCATGGCCGTGAGCGCAGGAGAAAAATTACTTACTAAATTGGCTACACGCGCCGCGGCCGGGGCATTGATCGGGTCGGTAGTTGGTCCGTTAGGCACCGGAGCAGGTCTTATTTCGGGCGCCGCCTTGGCAATCGCCGAAACTGTAGTGATAGAAACTGTCGGTAATCTTGTGACGAATCTTTTCAAAAAGCATGCTCGTAACCTCCAAGTAATCACTTTATATCCGCTGAAGCGTTACGGCAGAGCCTGGGTAGCTGGCATAGCGGGTACTAAGGGCATGGTATACGGCACACCTTCCTTCGGAGATAACGGCCCGTACACCAAAATCTTTAATGGCATGACCGGCATCGAAGCCCCAGGCAAAGATGCTCAAGGTGAAGCGTTGGGAGTCAATACTAATGACCCGTCTATGGCGATAGCTAACTTCTCGGCGGCCATCTTTGATGATCCGGAAGTGTGGTCTATGGCCAAGAACAGCGCGGCACATAAAGCGGGCACCATCGATGAGAATGGCGACCCGACCATGAATAAAGATGACTTCAACGAGTCTTTGCGTACGAGCTTTTCTTCTCCTCAGGCCGGCGCGCAATTAAAGAATGATTACCGCGCTATGCAGATGACTCCGAGAGCGGACTTCTCTAAAGGAAATGAAGTGCTGTCGGCGTATAAACATTTTGCTATGCTCGATATTAACAAGTATCTTACCGACCCTAAGCTTAAAAACTTCTATCTTATCAGCTCGGATAACCGTTTGCGTCCATACAGCGAAGAGGGGTTCTTCAAGATTATCCACGAAACTCCGGCACTTAATGAAGGTGCTTACGTAGACAGCCAGATTATGAGAATCCGTGGCGAAGAAACCTACGTCAAAGTTATTAAATATAAGCTGGATAACGGCGCGATAGTATACGACGTTCCTCTTCTTAGTCGCGATGCTTTGAATATCTTGTACGAGATTATTCGACGGGCTAAGAACTATATGCCGGCCGCCAACTCGTCTGACCCGTACGAATCTTACGAGCAGACCAAGAGTTCGTTCATAGCTCTTGAGTCAGCGCTCAGAATCGGCGATACTCAGTCGTTGGCCGCGGCGGGGCATACCTTTATCCTACAAGGCGTGGATAACGCAGTAACTCCGCTCGCTTCCGCTATCAAGGACTTACAGGATGAGATTAAAGCTGACGCCGAGAAAAATGGTTTGGGCGAAACGGCCTTATTTGACGTTTCCGTAGATAGCACGGATAAAACGAAAGTAGCCATCGTAGTTCGTATGGCTAAAGTTTCTGGCAATGGAGAGGAGCGCGGAAGCGTCGAACAAAAATCTGAAAAAACGGAAAGTGAAGATGTTGCTCGCCGTGAAGGAGAAGATGACACCGATTATCTTATTCGGATATCGGAAGAAGGCCAGAAAAAGGACAAAGAATTGGGGGATATCGTAAATGGCAGCATTGAAAGACAAACTGCAGAGTGAAGTAGTAAATCCCGCCGCCCGCGTTAACGTGGGTATTACGACCATCGGTGTCGTAACGGACTCCGACGAATCGAATAATACGGTTAGTATAAAATACATCGATAAGGGCGGTAGGAAACGTAATAGAGATAATGTAGTCGTCAGATTGTACGGTAACGGTGCAGACTGGTTTCCGGCAGTTAATGACGCAGTAGTAGTAGAAGATACTGGCGATACCTGCGTAGTAGTGGCTCGTCACGTCGGCAACTATGCCATGGACGTGCGTTCCAAACGACAGCTTCGTCAGGATGTATTCAGTGACGGCGGGGGGTGTCAGCCCCCTGGCGGCTGTATCATGTAGGAGAGAGCATGAAAGAAATAAAGAATGCATCATCGGGAAGCATCAATGTAGCAATTGAGCCTGATGAACCGAAAAATTTTTCTACGTCGTTAAAACAAATTCGCGACAAGGCTGATAACCTTTCTCGTATGAGCGAGCAGGGTATCGTAAATGAAATAACGGGTTCGGCCGTAGTGGTACGAAAAGATGGACAGATTAACATGACGCCATCCAAGTACGCTTCGGTGCACATGAATCCTAATGGCCGTATCACTGAACAGGCCATGGAAAAAGAAACCATCGCTAATCGACAGAAGTTTACCGTCGATGAAATCTTAGTAAATGAGCATAAGCTCAATCCGCAGTTATGGGAGCTCGCTGATATGCGGGCTCAAAAACTGCTTATTAATCAGAACGTAATCGTGGGCAATCTTACTTTGAGTGGCCACGTTTTAGTTAAAGCTTGGGAGCCCAACCTTAAACGCTATATGCTTATCCGGCGCCCATGGCGCGGCCCGATGTTTGGCCCGCTATTGAATGTGCCGGAAATTAATACGGCTATTAAGATAAATGACCCGCTCAAGCTTAACGAGGATATATTGGCCCTTTCTGATAAAGGGTATCAGGTTAATGGCATTATCAAAGATGCCAAGAGTCTTATCGGTAAAGAAGGCATCGATAGAGCAGGCAGCGTAGCTCGCAATACCGATGCTAATTATGGCACAGGAACCGGCTTACCAAATACGGGCAAGGGCAGCTTAAACACCAATATTTCCATTTCTAGCGGCGATATGCAATCGCTTTGGTCTGCATTAAAGCAAATGGGGTTCAACGATATCGCAGCAGCAGGGTTGTTAGGCTGTTTTTCTGGTGAATCTAGTGGACGATTTGATGCGTTAGAAGGGGACTACCTTGATGAAGCCGAGTCACAACAGGTTAAACAGTCAAAAGACCGTAGTAAATACGCACAATGGGCTATGTCTCATTTAAGCAAATTTGTTAACGCAAATCCTAGTGGATATGATGGCGGCGACGGACTCGGCCCGATGCCTGGAATCGGCTTAGCACAATGGACGGGTCCTCGTGCCGTAAGATTGTTTACTATATCCAATGGCGAATGGTGGACTCCCCAAGCTCAAATTAAGTTCGCTACCGAAGAACTAAATGGCGGATATGCCAGTGTATTTAACAGCGCTCAAGGGTGCGGTACGCCTGAAGAAGCGGCTAGAGTATTCGCGGTGGAATATGAAGGCGGCGGTTTTTCCGGCTATGCGGACGACCGGGCAAGCAGGGCACGTGAAATTTATACTCAATTTGCCGGGAAGAGTTCCAGCGATAACAGCAAACCAAAATCTTAATTAAAGGAGATATGTTATGCTTAGCATTGCGGATGTGGAAAAACAGCTTACCATAGAAGCAGCCGAAAAAAAGAGAATAGCGGACGAGGCTAAAGCTAAAATTGCTGCCATCAAAGCTAAGGAAAAAGCTGAAAAAGAAGCCAAAAAGAAAGCGGAAAAAGAAAAGACTATTGCGGCGAAGGCTCAGGTAAAAATTAACGAGAAAAATGCTGAAGCTCAAAAAGAGATGGATAAGGTGAAAGAGCTTGATCAGAAAATCAACGATCTTAATCGCATCCACCCTCTTACCAAAAAAGCCGACAAAGAGCTGAAGAAGTTGGAAAAAGAACGCTCCAAGGCTTTGGATAGATGGTCCAGTAAAGTACAGGAAGTTAAAGGAGTAGAACAAACTCTATCATCGCTGGATCAAAATAATGTCTCAGAGGAGATTCATAAGCTTTCCCAACAGCTTTTATCCAAACGCCTTGAAGAAGACATGCAGAAAGAACTGGACAGCCTGAAGGCAAGCGGCAAGATTACGGATGAAAAATATACCGAAATGCGCGCCGTAATTCGCGGGCATAAAACTGTATCCATTACGCAATCTCCTTTGATTACTCAGGCTGTGAGCCAAATCGACAAGTATCTGACGGATTATATCGACAAACAGACGAAGGGGATTTTGAGCCAGAGTAATCGCGCAACGAAGCAAGCTCTTACGTCGGTTAACTCGATAATGTCAAAAGAAAAAAACATTTATAACGACTTAAAAAAAGCCTCAGGAAAGTTGCAGAGCTATGAGAAAATGAAAGAAAAAGATGCTGCGCTGGCAGTAACAAAGAGTATTTCTTCAAGTCTTAATAAGTTTACCAATCTGGATAAGTTCTTTAAAAGCATCGATTCCAGCGTGCAGAGCAAAACGGGAAAATCCATTAATTCCAAAAAGATTTTGGGGCCGGTACTAGGGAAAATTAACACCAACGTTGGTACCAAAGTATCCGCTAAATTACAGCCTTTTATAAAAAAGCATGTCAAGACCATCGAAAAAATAACCATTAAAGTGGCTAAGCTGCAGGCGCGCATAGTGGCCGCCGAAAAAGCTTTTAAAGAAGCTATTAAGAAATATCAGGACATGGCTACCAACTTCATCAAGGACCAGACCAAACAACTCGCTAAAAAGATATCTAAGGAAATCGGCATTAATCTCGGCAGTGCGCTAGGCAAACTTGGCGGCAGTGTAAAACTAGGATTGTAGGTGACTTAAAATATGATTGACCTAAAAATAAATAACGCTGGAGATCTCGTAGCGAGCCGTCATGACCCACTGTGCTCATTGAAGTTATCCTGGAAAAATACCGACAATCCTGCCGTTAAACTTTCTTTTATGACCGGTCCCAGCCAAAGCTATGAGAATCCGAGTGATAACGTAGCGCCGCCACTGATGTTTTTTATAGACACCGACAGAGTTTCCCGTAAAAATTCTATCGATTCTTGTGGAGGCGATGAAGAGCTTCGGCAACGCGTTCTGCTGCTCACTCGCGCAGCATCAAGAGTGGTGCGCGCCAAGCATCTGGATGTAACTTCGGAAGCCGTTTTGAACGAAGTACGGGATGCCGTATTGGAACAGGTATCTTTCGTGTTGGATGATCCGTCAGTAATTGTCCGCAAACAGGAAATGTATGGCCACGTTTTCTCATGGCAAAACGTAAACGTATATATCTATAATGGTAATAAGGAAATCTATAATTTCCAGATGGAGGTGTAAACAGTGAGCGTAAGAACTTCAGAAGAAGTGTATAACGATATACAGAAACGTTTTATAGATAAGGCCGGTGACGAACCCGGCGCTATTCTCGGTTTGTTCACTGCGGCGGTAGCCGATGAAGCCGCTCAGATTTACCTTACTCTCGAAAATAATAAAACGCCTCATGTCTGGAGCAAGCTCGAAGACAAAGAATTAGACGATACGGGCATATGGGTAAACGTCCCCCGCGAAGTGGGTGAATCTGATGAATCCTACCGTTACCGTTTAATGCAGTGGAAACACTTGAAGGAAGGCGCGACGGAAACGGCCATTAACACAGCCCTTCTCAATCCCACCTACGCGGCTAACTTGCAGTATGTCCCCTTGACTAACGGTACGGGCACCGGAACGTGCTACGTAATTCCTAAAAGTTACACGGAGGAAAATATTCAATTATCCTTGCAGGAAGCTCATGAGCGGATTAAACGTACTGGTGCTGCCGGCGCGTACGTTGATTATATAATCCCTGAAATTAGAGCCGTAAGTTTCGAGATATATCTCGAAACCAACAATGGCGATGAAACGGCTATTAGAAATCAGCTTACTGCTATGATCAAGGAATACGTTAACAGCATAGCTCCTGGCGATTATCTTTCCGTCGGCACAATCAATAAGTTTGGCGTGAATATGCCTAACGTGGATTTCTATAATGTATTGTCCTTAAATATTGACGGACAGCAGATAAGCGGCACAAAGGTAATGCAGCAAATTGATTCCAAATTTATTTTCGATAATATCAGTTGGATGGGGGATTCGTTAAATGGCGAAATTTGACAGTAAAGAAGCGAACGCTAGAGCGTTAGAACATTTCCCTCAGTGGATGGATATTAATAAGCGCCCCCGTACTTCTGTCGGTGGCCGTTACATTTCTTCCGTTACCGACGAAAACGACACTCTCGAAGCTGCCTTTGAAGAATTCAAAGACGGCTTCTTCTTAAAAAGATATGCCGGACTAGAAGACGATGTTTTATCGTTCGTATATATAGCTCACGTAGGAGAGCTGGATGATATTACTCCAGTCAACGGTATGGAGATTACTACCGACCCCCGTAAATTTTTGGATGCTCCCGACACTCTGGCTTTATACCAGGATGGCTATGTTATGTTCGCCGCCGAAGGCAATGGCACTTTTGAATATGAGCACAACGGCTTTAATCATAAAGTTAATTTAATCAAGACTCCCCTCTGGAACGTATTCGACGAATTCGCTTTATTTAGCGGACTAGAACGTTACGAAGGAGAAACCAACCTTCAATTGGCTGACCGAATTTATGCTGCTTATCGCCGTCCGCAGTCCTCTACCGAAGATGGGCTAAAAAACGCTATCATCAATGCGGTGATGAACTACGATAACTTAGAACCGGAAGATATTAAATTTGAATGCCCTACGGCGGACAACATGTTCTTAAAAGATAGCGATGGCGAAATTATCTACGAGAAGCTCAGTACGCTGAATAAAGATATCGCCCGCAAGAAGGTATGGAATAAGAGCTACTGGGAAAATGATTTTAAAAAAGTTGAGTACCTAAATAACCGTTGGGATGTACCTCTCGAAGTCTATCAGAAAGGCACCGGGCAGAGGGACGATCTCAAGGTTAAGCTATCCGGTTCCGATTCTGAAAGCGATACTACTGACATTAGCGTAATGGGATACAAGACGTCTTCTAAGCTGATAAATGATTATGTTCGTAAACAGGGCATCAAGAAAGACATTTCCTTGACGTTACGTAAATATCGTGACGAGCTCGTAGAACGTAATATAGAGTACCGCATCGTAGCCACTCCGGCTAAAGAGATATCCCCTGATATTATCAATATAACGGCGCGAAAAAAATTGGATGGCAAGCTCACCTGCTACCTCGAAGACATCGTAGAAGATCCAGGAGCTAATACGGAAATCGCCCATGGCAATATAGATATCAATACTCCTTACACGTTGGAATTCACGGCTAAAGAACCGTTCGGCGTAATGACCATTGATAGCTGCGACGTTATCCACAATGATAATACGGTAACTCCCTTGCTTAAAGAAACGGGAGCTTTCAAATTTGTTAATGGCGTACTTCAGAATACGGATGTTAAAGCTCACGCTGACAAGCTCACTCTATTGGATGAATCCAAGAACTTAATCGATGTGGTCGGCGGCGGTTTAACTATCGGCCCCGATAGCAATAAGGGGTCGCTTACTATGGATATATCTGGCATGCAGGGTATGCCCGTAACTATCCCCGTTGAATGTCAGCAAACTAATTATACTAACGATACCAATTTCGTAACTTACAACGGTTCTTTTGAGTTAATTAGCGCTACTGAAATTACGGCTTCTGGAACGGACTCAGAAAGCAAGTTGATGATCGATATGGATTGCGCCAGTCTTCATTATGAGCTTGGCGGCAGTCAAGGATGCGCTACGGTAGAATTTGAATTGGACGGCGTTTTGGATGTAGACAAGTCGGGCTTCTTTACTGAGGCCAAAGTATTCGACTACGATTTTCAGACCAGTCGTCATGTACGGATTACGATTACTAAGACGGGCATGTATCCATTGGCCGTTAAAAATATTATGGCTGCGCGCTATACTCTTACCTGTTCCGTCGATAACGGCGAGCTTATCCATACAGCTAAGTACGTAAAGCTGCCTATCGTTGCTAAAAACAAACTCCACGTTTCTATCGAATCTTTGAGTGGATATACCCCGACTATTAAATATATTCATATCGGTCCATCCCTTGAACGCGCCGTATATCGTATCAAGAATTTCTCCATTAAGAAGAATGGGCGATTGAGCATCGATACCAACTGCCATATCAAACTCTATAAAAATGGACAGCTGATAAGCAATAATTATTCCACTCGAACTTCTTACAGGAACGATACTAACCATAATACCTCGTTGGTGGTGAACGTTAATAGCTTCTTGTCTATTCACGATTCCAGTAAAGTGATTGAAAGTATTGCTTACCGTGGCATGAAACGCGGCGCGATTACTTTGAAGCCCGGCGAAGAGATTGAATCAGTAGAAATCATCGGCAAAGTACTGAAGGACAAAATGTCCACCTCTTTACGAGATTTTTTGAATATCCAGCCTAACGAGAAACTGTACGTAGCTGGCAATGCTCGCAGCTTCATCGTGATGGATGTCAACGGCAATACCTCACTGGTAAAATGCGATAGAAGCATGTTCCCCTACGAAACCGACCAAGTAGAATTTGACGGTTTGCCTAAAGGAACTAAGGCGGCTTTCGTAATGGACAATGCTAAAGGCGTAGAAAACATTAGTAATGTCGCCGAGACGGGTTCTTTTGAATATGCCTACATCAAGAATACGGACGCCAAGGATTATGTAGCTTACAATTCAGTATCCATGATGCAGTCTCCCGTAGACAACGTAGCTATAGTCAACACATTTTCTCCTGCCGTTAATTTGAACGAGCTCTTGTTCTACCGCATCATGGAAGTTAATACGCAGAGCACTAAAGCTTCGGCGCAATTTTCCTATGTCGGCGCCAATGGAATGACTTTCCGCGACTGGGCTTTAGGAGACAACCATAACGGTATACACGTCGAGTACGACTTCTCTTTCGGCAACACGGATGCTTATCAGCTTGACTTTGACAGCATAGACGAAACGTTCTCTCTGTCTAATGCTATTAAGCTTAAAGATACCTATGAGAGAAAGAACGAGACATATGATTTGGCGCGCTACTTGGTTACGCCGCCCGACGATATGAAGATAAGCTACCGTAGCGAAACCGTACAAGAAAAGCTGACGGTAGCTATAGATGGTTTTAATAAACTATGGTATTCCAATATCCAGGAAATCTTGTCTATAGAAATAGGCGGCAATATCATTCCTGAAAGCAGATATCAGCTTATCGATGACGCCGGTATTATCGTATGGCACAATATGAGTGAGAAGGTCGGCGCAGAAGCTAATATTATCTATCGGTATTCTCGTCCAGATTCATTGGAATTTAAAGATTTATCATCTCTCTACGAGCTGGTAGGCTATTCGGTAGACGCTTATGAACCGATGCTTGAACGTCCCATGACGATTAAGAACATGCGCCACGGCGATTCCCGTGATATTATTATCGGCGGCATGAAACCTGACCGCATTATTATCCGTTGCTCCAACGATAACTTCCGCGCCGTAATCGATAAGGCCCGCGTAACCGTGCAGAGACAATCTTGTTCTTCCGGCGTAATGGTTCATTCCGGATACTATTACGACCAGGATAAAGAGTACTATCTCTTTGAGCACGATTTCGACGAAGAAGCTAATCAAATGAAGAACGTGGAGCTTGAACGTATTCAGAAGAATTCAGGCTCGTTATTCGGCATTCGGGAATCAGGCAATTACCTATTGGATACCAATATGAATAACGGCAAGTTCTTGGAGAAGATGTGCCATATCGACTGTCACGATCATCAAGAACGTATCGAAGGTATATCGGATGTGCGTGCTATTACCGCCTGCGAGTCTTATCAGCAGTGGCATGATTTCAACATGGACATTAAATTAGTTTCCGGCCTTAACGGTTTGGGTATCCAATTTCACTCCAACGAAGTTGGGGCTTATGCCTTGCTTAATATCTCCGATCAGGTAGAAGAAGGTTCTTACCTCACGTTCTATGCCGACGCATCATTAAAAGTTTATATTATGCGTGAAGTATACGCCGACGACGATTCAATGCGCAAATCTATCTACTGTGAAATGTTAGATGAATGTGCTATTGACGGCAAGATACGTTCCTACAAATTCGAGAACGTGGATGAGCGCCGCCTATACTTATGCGTTTCCGGCGACGGTGTTATTGACGATATCATTATCCGTAAAGATTTGGATAAGGAACCCTATCTGGAGAACGTTCACTCCAAGAGCATCTCGGTTATCGGCTTCGATATAAAGGAAAATATTCCCCGAGCAACAGTTATCCCCGTTAACTTTACCGCTGAAGGCAACCAGTTCGATGGATTGGAAATCTCCGATGGTGGCGTGCTGGAAACTGGAGCTACGGTTGATTGGGGCGTAACCAAGCTGGTGGACTTTAAGGATTCTATAGAACGTACCGTATGTTATCGAGTGAACCAACGTAAGGGAGCTTTTTATTCCGGCAGTGAGCGGGGCACTATCAAGACTCCATGGAAGTATTTGCCGAGCATTTCCAGCGCGGATGTCATCTTCGTAAAAGTAAATGACGTGCTGTTAAAAGAGCTGAAGGATTTTGATATCCGCGTTTTTACCGCCAGCGACATGTATGGCCACGGCGCGAAAGAAATATTCTATCAACGCAAGGCTAACCTGGTTTCCATTCCTGCGACAGCCTTATCAGCCTATATACAGATTGTAGTAGAAATGCCGCCCGCGAGAGTAATAAATAGCATAGAGATATACGCGAGATACGTCGAAAAGAAAAACCAAACGTTGCATGTTTCAGAGTCACTGCAAGGTACTATGACTTCCAAGGTCTACGACCTCGTAACGACCAGCAACTATCGGCTTGGGCGCATCGATGCGGACTCTGTGACACATCCGGAAAATATCCATGTGATGATACGCGGCTTAAGACAGGATGGTGACCATGCGGTATGGACATCCTGGTATCCATGTGAAATGGATAGTGAACTCAACTGCGTAAGCTCTCATGATTTTTATGATTACAGATTTTTCCAATTTAAGATAGAGATTTCGGATATGGACGCAAGCGCGAAAATAAACAACTTTTTATTTGAGGTGATTTAGTGTTCGTCTTTGATACGAACGGTCGCGTCCAGAAGGTCACAGAGGGTATTCAGTTCTATGAACAGGATATCCTCTGTTCTTCTTATAGCTTCTCTGGCGACCAAAGAATAGAACTGAATATTGACTACGTTATGCCAGGATTCGGTATCGCCATCATCGAAGAAAATCTTATTGGGCCGCCTACTCAAGACAGCAACGCTTACCTCTTCAAAGTTGGCGTCAACGTATTTTCCGTATATGAGAAGCTGCTAGGTAAGCAGAATCAGACACTTTCCAATAGCTGCCTTTTCGAGCCTGGCGTAGAAAACGCCCATCTTACTTTCGAGCTGGTAAAGAAGAAGATTAAGCTCATTTACCATGCGTTCAATAAGCAACACGAGGCTATCGAACGCGTGCTCGGTGAGTATAAAATCAAGACTCCGTTCCAAAGTTATCGCATAGGCTTCTACAGTAATGCGGGCAACATTATCCGGTCGCTCGGCTTTTACGGGTCGCTTCCCACACATTGGCGCGTATCTACCGCTAACACTATCGGCGGCCGAATATCCTTCAAGGATAACACCATTACTATCGAGAACTGTGAGCACGTAGCTGAAGTAGAACAGCCGGATATTAAGTTAAAGGCCGGCACTTACTGGCTAAAGTACGAAACAGAACCCGTGAACGACCAGTTTGATATTAAACCTTATATGTTCTGGACTCTTCCCGAAGGTAAGGGAGAAGAAGAGCTGGAAGACGATAAGAAAAATATTCTGATGGATGGCAACAAAATCCATATCACCAGCGACAAGGTCGTCACGTTAAAGCTTAAGGGGCATAATGGCAAGATAAAAGACCTCTGTTTGGTGGATGACGAGTTTTCCGAGTTCGTAGAAACGGAAGACGAACCTTACTATCAAGAGGGCAGCGAAATCATACTACATCTCGACGGATTAAAGAAAGTCGAATGGACTGCCGTTGTCAAGGGGTGCCCAGAATGGTTGGATTTATCTAAGCCTTGCCCGTACGCTGTCATCGCTACCCATAACAAACGTTACACGATGGAAAGTCTCAACCTATTTAAGAACCGTACCTACGATTACGTTTTAGACGTAGATACGATGACGTTGGCTATTAAAGATGAAGATGGCACGGATATTTATAACGGCACGATAGAACTTGCCGCGGCGGATAATAATACCATCGTCCTAATGCAGAATATGACGATGACTATGACCAAACTTATTCTCACTAATCAAGATGGCTCTACTTTTAATGTTATCGTCCAGAAAACCTTTAAGCATTATGTTCCTAAACATATCGAAAGCCCCATCATCGTTACCCGTAAGGGCGAGCAAGAGCCATTCGATATCTCGGCGGCGTATAGAGAAGTTGTTACTCCGCAGAAGAAAATCGAACTGTTCTCTCAGTCTCAACCATTATTCATTCGCGAGGAGCTTCCCGTCAACGCACACAGCGTAAATTTATACGGTGTGCCGAGTGGCGCCAAAATTAACCGCAATACGGGAGATATAAATAAAGCGGCTACGGCATACTTATCTATCCCCGAAGATGAATTTAGCTTTAGCGGTAGATTTTTTACCGTATCGGATAGAGTAAGGAAAGCTTATGATTATCTAGCTCTCCAGTATGATTCACTGGATGACTACAATTACGAGTTTACCAATTACGAGCGAGAGATATTTGACGGTAACCAGCTGGTACTCAATCTTTCCAAGAATATTGATAAGGGCAACGGCGAAGTGATTATTTACGGCATCCCCGTGGGCGCCAAGGTAAGAGAAGATTGTCTATACCGTATCCCTGACGGCGGCATGATTAATTCTATCGACTACTACGCCGATACGTACGAACAGTTGCCGGTATTATCTTTCTCCGTTAACTTCTTAATGAATCAGATACGGTTAAAGAAAGATTTATACGGTAAATACCAATCATATATAGTGGATTACTTAAAAGCCGATAGCTGCGCGATTAATTATCGCCCCGAAATCGGACAGTACGAACTCGACATAGCTACTGACGCTAAAGAGATTCAAGTTCATTACGACAGCCATGAAGACGGAGGTATTTATCAGTATCTCTATACCGAGATGCTTCCCGACGTTAATAAGTATATAGTGCTCAGGAGAAAGGAGGATGATGAAGATGAAGATTAATCTACCGCAGCACAACCTAAAAGACGTAGAACGTTTCGACGCCAAAGATATTCCGATCGGCTACGTGGATACTACGGACGCTTCATACGACATCTCCTTCACTCTAAATAAAGACTTTAGCGCTGACGTAAGAGAACAGGTATTTGCTTACGATACGTTTCGCGACAAAGACATCCTGCTCTTCGACGATAACAAGAAGCTGTTAAAGAACATACGGTATAAGCGAGACGGCGCGACTTATATTTACGAGCCGTCTGGCTGTACCGAATTTGAGCCTGCCTACTTTCGCGCCCAAGCTCTTATCAAACGCCGCATGCGTTACAAGAGCGATAACCATTACAATATGAGAGTGGGTGTCATAGAAACAGGGAATCAGCTTACTTTTTCTTCATCCATTATGACCGCTTTCGGCGATGCCAATAAACGAGGTTTGTGCCCCGGCAATATTACCGTCAATAACGGCGACAAGATTATTCAATCACTACTTGCCACTAAGATAGACAATCTAGACTTCTTGTTTATTCGTTCTGCTGATGGCTTCGATGTACGAAATACGGTATACGAAGCTATAGACAAGCATATTAACGTATGGTTGTCGGTCGACGAATTCGATGATTTGTTGATGCCGCCGCCCAGCGATTTCGCGGCGCAAAAAGAAGGTAGCATCCTTAACTCTTTTTATAAGCCTACGGAACGTAAGAAATCTCCCGTTAGGATATTCGATCCAGACGAGAAGCTGGAGCATCAATCTTATCTTCGGTCGGCCTACGAATATTCTTTCCCCTACGAAGACGTGCTTATCATGCATAAGCCTAATGCCGGATATATCATAGTAACCCCGTCGGAGTTTTTAAAGGATACGGCATCTAACGTTAAAATTATTTATGATGTCTTAATGTATATATTCTTAAACGGATATCAAGAAGCTTTGTCGGACGAAACATGGATCACCAATGAATTGGCGGATAATATGGCTTATAATTTCATGCCTCTTAACGCTTATCATAATACCATCAATCTTAATAAGATGCTCTACACGCCGAATTTCGACCTGAACGATGAGTACGATATTTTATCCATATCCAGTACTACGCCTAACATATCCTGCGTTAAGATAACTCCCGACAAAACATTGTTCTTTCGTAAGGGGAATAAGGCAGAGGTTGATCCTAAGAAGCCTGGCGGCGCTATATCGTATATCACTACTAAAGGTACGGTGCTTATCTATAAGCCTGAAGAAGTATATAAGCTTAAGTCGCGGGCCAATCTGTCGGGGCAAAACAATGGGAGCAACTTTACCGTTACCGTAAGGCCTCTAATGGATTCCATTAAACACATATACGTGCCGAAAGAAGTTACCTTATCTATTCCTAATCCTAATAAAGAATGGTGCATATGCGTAAGAGGATGTACGCCGGATGGAACTAGCGTTCCGAAGCTGGTGGAAAAGAACCTATACAGCATGAGTGTTCACGGCTATTTAATAGCCGACGTACACATAAGCATTAAACAAAAACCTCAGGTTATAGATACTAGAGTATATGGCGGCGGCGTTCCCATTAAAGAAGAAAATAACTATGATTGCATCGATATCGGCAACATTATCGGCCGCCCTTACCGCCTTGGTTCAACTCTTATTATAAGACTTCCTAAACGGTTGATAGCTTACGAGGAGATCATAACTAAGGCTGTTAAAGAACATATTGCCGCAGGAGAATATCCTGTCATCCTGTTTGAATAGAGGTAGTCAACAATAATGATTAACAATAAGTTAACTAAACTGGATTTCACTCCGGGCATAAAAGCCAGAGATATTAACTATAACTTTAACGTAATGAACGATGCTCTAAAAAGAGAACGCCGCAGAATCGGCGGCTACGGCATCGTAGAAGGTTTCGATATTTCGCCCAACGTAGAAGATTTTCACGTTACTATAGATGACGGCGTCTTGATTAACCGTCAGGGCGACGAACTTATTATTCCTAAAACGACGTTCTCGGCCGGCGCGCCGGACTACGTTACACGCGAAGAACGTATTATTTGTCCGGCCGATGGTATCATCACTTTATCGGATGCACCGTATTCTCCCACTAAATACGGCCACGTTAAATATATACCGCCGTTTGACAAGGTTCTGCCGCCGCGCGATGAATTCGCCATTACCTGCGAACTTGAAAATCGCACGGTTCCTTATATTCAATTATCGGAGAATAAGGTGCACATTAATAACGCCGCGTACTGGTTCGGTAAAGAATTGTCGTTCAAGTATTACGTAGCGGGAGACAGGGTAGATGCTATACTAATTCACGAGGACGGCACTTACCGTTATGAGCGTAGCATCGTTTCTAAGAACCCTGCCCACGTAGACATCACGGACTATAACGGTGGCGATGAAAATTATATGATGGTAGGCGTAGTTCACTGGGCAGTAGAAGACCACGTACGTGCCATCGTATATACCAACCACCGTACTTATCGCCCTCTCTATATGTCTGACGATGACCGTTTGTTTATCTACGGAAAAGAATACCGTGAACCACGCGTTATCTATTTCCAGGAACCGGCAGATCCTCAGGAAGATGATATGTGGTATGACAAGGAACACGAAACGCTTCTCATCTATCGATTCAAAAACGGCAAGATGGGTTGGTATCCCGTGAACGACTTTTCTACCATCACCGTAAGGGAGACTAAAATATGGGCGCCAGAAGATTGGCCCGCCGACCGCCAGACTTTCATTTTTGGCAAAGACGACGTTAATCTTCACTTTGTACCTAACACCAATGCTTTAGAAATATATATGGATAACGCCGTTTTTATGAAAGATCAGTTCACTGAAATCGTGTCTACGGCGCATAATGGTGCTCCCGGGTATATGGCACAGGGTATCGGCTTTAGGTTAATAGAACCGATGGATAGACCGACCTACCTGCAGGTGACGGTAAATCATCAGGTTAGAACTTCCCCCTTGCGCGAAGTATTTCAGCGCGCCGCCATCTTCGTCGTAGAAAATCACGCTTATCAGACTAACGCTAACTCGCGGCAAATATATAAGACGGAATACCCGTACGTTATCGGGGCTAATCAGCTTGAATGCTGGGTAGACGGCATTCGCCTGGTTCCTGGTGTAGAGTTTGAAGAATTAAAAGAAGACACCAGCGTACCTACGGATAGTGAAGTAGCTACCGGTTCTCTTATGAGCCATTACTTCGTCATTAAGAAAAAGCTTAAGGCTGGACAATTGGTTGATCACAAAATCTCCAAGCATATCTGGAGCTATGACCAGGTGGCCTTACTGCTTAATGATATCCGCGATGACATCACTAGTCTCCAAGGGGATACTCAACAGCTTAGAACTGACGTAGATACTATGGATACCAATATCAGTTCTCAGCTTACTAATTTTACCCAGCAACTTTCTCTCCTCCAGAGTAAATTTAACACTTTGGCTAATAAGCAAATGACTGACGGAGCGATTAAAATGAAGCATCTGGACGCCGAGATAAAGAAACGCTTAATGGGCAGTAAACAATGCTGCCAGACTATGCCGGCCACTAACGTCACGCCTATAGCTGGATTTACCGATAAAGATTTCCTACAGGTATTTCTTATCTCGGAAGATGATAGCCGTATCTTAATTAAAGGCGTTGACTACGCCATCGCCAATACCAACCAAGGCGCGCGCATAGACCTTGCCACTGAATACTTGTCTTCGGGCAACACCATATGCGTAACCGGCTTTACGATTGGAGTTTAAGTTATGATTAAACAACCCGTTCTTACTTGGTACGTAAAAATGCCGAAGGAAATTGAATATACGCCCGCCGACGAAAAGTATCTCGGCACAGCTTCTTCCTTAAAAGAGCTGGAAGTATCCCTACGTTTATGGAATAACCGCTACGGTCAAGAGGAAGTGCCGGACCTTAAGCACTTTGCCCTTCGTCTATCTTTCGGTAGCTTAGAAGACACCTCTCTCTTACAGTTCTGCTCTATGAGGATGAATGGTATTCCTCTTAGCGGACAGATAACCAGTGGGCGTCTCCTATTCGTCCCCGCCAGCGGCGTACAGATTTCCGGCAAAGCCAATAACGGCCTTACTGCCGATAACGCGGCCAATTATAAAGATTTCGTCTTAACCATTAAGATTCCGGAAGACGCCCGATTAAAAGAAAACGATCTGAAGAATCTTTTCGTCGAAGTCATTCTTACCTAAATTTTACACAATAGTAATACATTCTGTACAGTATGAGCTCTCTATCTCCAAGGTAATGAATCTACGTAGAATATAGCGTGCAACAGCGCTAAACAATAGAAAGGAGAGCAGTGTATGGATACACTCCTGGTGCAGACAGTGCTCCTTGCCTTATCGGCCATATTCACTCTCGCTACAGCGTACTTAAAGAGAAAGATGAGTAAGCGGGCAGAAGAACAGGAAGAAGCCGCGCAAAAAGTGCAACAACAGGCAGCGGCCATGGAACTCGGCATACAAAGTCTTCTGCGTATAAGCATAATGCAGTTGCATGACAAATGCCGCACAAATGGACGTAAGAGGACTTACAATGAGGCTCATGCCATGGAACGCATGTACGAAGCCTATCACAATCTAGGCGGTAATGGCATGGCCACGGAGATTTTTGAAGACTTCAAAACCTTCGAGTTGGTCCCTAATAAGTGATGACGAACCACCCCTGTCGGGTGGTTTTTCATTTTGCAAAAAAGAAAACCGCGCAGGGTAATAAATATTGTAGTAATTAGTCGAAACCTAAAAAGGACGTGACATATAGATGGCAAAAGAAAAAGTGGCGCGCGGCGTACGCAAAGTCAACGAGACTATTACGCAAGAAGGCCGCGCCCTCGTATTGACTGAAAAAGAAGCGAATAACCTATTATGGGATGACATTCCCGTAGGCAGTATCCGAATAAACAATCAAACTGGTGCTTGGTCGGTCAAAGTAGAAGGTGAAACCGACTGGGTTCCGGGCGGCATCAAAAACGATGGCACGCTTAATGTTGTCAAGGACACAAAAGTAAGCGTCGAAACGTTTGTAATCAAGCAGTTGGAGGTTCCCGGCACCAAGCGCGAATTTACTTATTATTATGATTCTCAGAAAGACGAAGCTCATGTACGTCATGGTATCATTCTGTATAAAAATGCTTTAGGAATGTGCGGCGAATATGGCCAGTATGGCACATACCCTACTTGGACTGAATGTAAGAAATATTTAATCTTGGACAATAACGCTCCTGAAAATCAGTATAGGAATACCCAGAAGATAGGTTATGTATTCAACTTGGAACAGGGCGATTATGCTATGTACCGTAATCATTTGAAAGTGGCCATTGATGACGTTTTGCATCGCTCAGTTAAATCTGGCGGCTTAAAAGAAGTCAGTGAGACTCGTTTCTGTCTTACGGAAGACCTTTTGGAAGACGGTATGGAAATCACGGCTGAATATGTTCATGCTTTTCGTTTGGGTAACCCATATCCCCGTACATTCGTTAATTCTAACGAACCGGACAAAACAGCCGCAGAAGTGGGCGATTTCTGGTTAGATACAGATGGTACGTTAGCTGACGACGATCCGTTAGGTGACTATATCGAAGATGACGGAATGATTGATTGGGCGCGCATTAGACCTAAGACCCGTCCAAAGTCTTTAGCTGGTTATGGCATCGAAGATAAAGTATCTTATGTAGGACATACTCATATTCCCAAGGATGTCCTGGGCATTGAAAAAGTTAAAGTTGATAATGCTGGGCATGCTGATACGGCCGATGTAGCTACGAATGCGGGCTTTGCTACCAATGCGGGACACGCTACCAATGCAGACAGTGCGACAAGCGCAGCAAAGGCTACTAATGCAGACAATGCCGCCCTTGCTACGAGAGCTTTGGATGCGGACAACGCTTCTGAAGCAAAACACGCTGCCTCTGCTACCAAAGCCGATAGCGCCAATAATGCAGCAGAGGCTAATCATGCAGTTTCCGCTAATAAGGCAAAGACTGCAGAAAATGCAGATGAAGCAAAACATGCCGCTACGGCTTCGAAAGCTGATTTAGCCACTAAAGCTACTGATGCAGACAATGCTTCTGAGGCCAATCATGCCGCAACAGCTTCTAAAGCTGATAATGCCACGAAGGCCGCGAATGCCGAAAAAGCCGCATACGCCGATAAAGCGGGCAGAGCTGACAAGGCTGACAAAGCAGATAACGCAACCAATGCCGAAAATGCCAATAATGCAAAAGAAGCTACTCATGCGGCTACAGCCTCCAAGGCAGATAGCGCGACAAAAGCAACTTCGGCAGAAAGCGCTACGCATGCTACCAATGCTGATAAAGCGGCAAATGCTGAAAATGCTAATGAAGCTAAACATGCTTTAAATGCTGATAACGCCAAAGAAGCAAAGCATGCCGCAACAGCAACTACAGCTGATAGTGCTGCCAAGGCAACTACGGCAGACACCGCTACAAAGGCCAATAAGGCTACAACGGCTGACACGGCCACTAGAGCATTAAATGCCGATAACGCCGAAGAAGCCAAACACGCGGCTTCCGCAAGCAAAGCTGATAATGCTACTAAAGCTACTAGCGCAGATAACGCCGGTTATGCGACTAAAGCTGGTACTGCAGACAGCGCGGGTAAAGCGACTAACGCCGATAATGCCGGAAGAGCCACGAATGATGGAAACGGAAATAATATCGTAAACACCTATGCTACAAAAAGCGAATTAAATACGCAAAAAGGTAGGTTAGATGGAAAAGAGTTTGTAAAGAACGGAACCACGACAAAAACTATATCTCTTAAGTATGAAACGGAAAACGGTAAAAACGTTGTTGCGCCTTACGTAGATGGAGTCAAAATGCCCATTTCTACGAAAAATATTTTTGACGTCGCAACCGGAATAACGGGATGGGCACAATTTGGCCCAATCTTAATGCAATGGGGATACCATGAGGGTGGTACGTTAACATTCCCAAAACCATTTCCTAATTCTTGCGATTCGCTTATTACGACGAGATATGCCTCGGAAGAATTAACCTGGAATGGCGTTGGAATTATGCATATCAAAAGTTTGAGCAAAACCGGCGCAACGTTCCATGGCGCATCGAATGATAACGACGGTGGCACGGGGTATAGTCCAGAAGCTGCTGGCAAGCACTATTGGTTAGCTATAGGGCATTAATGCTGCATAACATAGATTAAAATAAGAAAGGTGTAATAATTTATGCCACAGAAAATACGCCTTCGTGACTTAGATCCCTCGCTTAGAGCGCTTATCGCCGGCGGGGAAACCACGGACGGACAAATAAATCTTTTACTTTCTCAGTACAGAAAGAAAACCGAAGTAATTAAAGAGCAAGATATTGACGCTGCTTATCGTAATGGTATCTATTCCAGAATTAATGAAGTGAAATCTAAATTAGAGGCTCACTTGGCTCAAGCTCTGGTTGTCGCAGCCAAGGATTTAGACCCAGCTCTACTTCAGCGGATTAGCAGTCTGGAGGATAAGGTCGGCGCGATTAAACCCGGAAAAGATTATGAGGCTGAAATAAAAGCCCTGCAAAACAGCATTAAAGAAATTCGCGATATTATCGATGCATTAAACGTTGAAGGAATCAATCACACACTTACTTCCTTATCAGCTTCAATCAATTCTGCACAAAATGAAATCAATAAAATTAAGGTTCTGAATAATACATTCTTAAACAGGTTCTCTACTGTCGAAAACACCTTAGCTAACAAAAGAGACAAAGATGTTTCGATTAAAGAATCCGATTTGGATGCCGCCGTTGCCGACAAAATAAACAAAGGTGTAACGGCATTAACGAAGACAGAAACGCTAACTAACACAGTAAACAAAGGCTTAAATAAAAAGCGTGATAAAGATGTCTTGATCGGTGAATCCGACCTTGATTCTGGCGTTCTTAGTAAGCTGAATACCTTGGCGACGGTAAACGAAACGGTTAGTTCTTTGCCCTCGGAAATGCAACTACTGCTCGCTAAAAAGCGAGATAAGGATGTTCCTATCGCAGAAACTGACTTGAACGATAGCATTAATGAGCAGCTCGCCCATATAAGAGAAATTGATAGCACCATAAATAATCTGTCCACGTCCATTGATAATAAGTTAAATGCAAAGCGCGATAAGAGCGCACTTATTGGCCGTAACGATTTGAGTAAACCCGTTAATGACGCGTTGGATAAAATAGACTCTGTAGCTTTGCAGGTTAATACCTACAAAACAAATATGGAATCCGCACTTGCCAACAAGCGAGATAAGGGCGTAGCCATTAAAAAGAGTGACTTAGACCCAGAAGTGATTCAAGAGTTTAATCGTATTGATAGTTTATCCAGCAAAATCGATACGGTGAAATCGGATACGACAACGCTTCTCAATGGCAAAAGAGACAAGAACGTAGCGATTAAGAAAAACGATTTGGATTCAGCCGTAGTCCAAGAGCTGGACAAAATCACACCGTTAATCAATCGCTTTAATTCTTTCGAGACATCAACCAATAACGCGTTGGATGCTAAGCGTAGCAAAGATGTTCTGATTAACGAAGCAGATTTAAACTCGGCACTTTTAAATAAAATAAATCGAGGTAATTCAGCCGTTGATGTTGCTAACGAGCTATCATCCAGAATGAACTTGTTTCCAAGTGTACAGCCCGGAGACTATCTTACGGTTAATTCTGCGAATGGCTCTGTTAGTGGAAAAAAAGTTTTTATTCAGATGTATTCTGTAGCAGACGAAGCAGATAAAAATGCTTTGGTTAACAACGCCTCAGTTTCTACGCTTTTTGTTCGTAGCACCGGCAAAGTGTATGAAAAAAAGAATGGAAGCTTTACCGTAAATGCTAGTTTCTTTGAAAATAATTTTAGTTACTGGAACACTTTTATAGTTGACCAGACTTCTAACGTTATAGTTGCTTACGTATTAAGTGGTGGACAAGTTCTCCGCTTTAACGTGAAAGAGCAGAGAAAAACTGCTACGTTAAATGCAGGTGCAAGCATTTCATTTGCTTGTATGAATGCTATGTCGGTTCCAGTTCGGGTGTTAGCTAAAGAGTCTGGCGGCAAATATACCCCGGCCGATGGAGTAGTTAGTGTCTTATACGACGCTGGTTCTTATACACTTCGAAATGAATCCGATGAAAATTTAAGCATTGTAGTTATAGAGGGATAATCAAATGGCACTATTAAAATGGTTTAAAGAACGGCTGGCAAATGGCACTCCCGTCTGGGAGGGCATCTATGACAATGCTATCCGCAATCGATTAAGACGAGATAAAAACTTAGCTGATTTGACTGATAGAGCTGAGGCCCGCAAAAATCTGGATCTTGTTGGTGAAGTAGAAACTCACTGGCATGACACAAGATATATGCCGCACATTAACAAGCTCAGGACAGATACAGACAATCTTCGCAAAGACCTCACTGCCGATGAAAAAGTAATTAATAATAACGTTCAGAGACTCAATGGTCACGACACGGAAATTGATAAATTAAAAAGCAGAGCTACCAAGGTTGAGGGGAGAGCTAGTGTTTTAGAAGGTAGAGCGGACTCCTTAGAATCGCGAGCTACCAATGTAGAAACTAGAGCTTCCTCCTTGGAAGGCCGGGCAGACAATCTTGAAACAAGAACTTCCAAAGTGGAGGGGCGTTGCGGCACACTTGAAAACGACGTGTCTAACTTAAAAACTTCTAAGACAAATTTAGAAACTCGCGCCACCAAATTAGAAGGACGCGCAACTACACTGGAAGGACGCGCAACTACACTGGAAGGACGCGCAGATACACTAGAAGGTGACGTATCGGGGTTAAAAACCCGTGCAACAAAGTTGGAAAGCGGGGCTACTGACCTGAAAACTCGCGCCACCAAATTAGAAGGGCGCGCAACTACACTGGAATCAAGATGTGCTACCATTGAGGGGGACGCGGCAAAACTTACGAGCCGCGTCAGTTCTCTTGAAAATAAAACATGGATAGAAAAGGCCGGACATGCAACGTCGGCTGACTCGGCAACAACGGCAGGTTCGGCCACCACAGCTTCCGAAGCTACCCATGCTTCTACGGCAGATAAAGCTGACTCGGCAACTACAGCAGGCTCTGCTGATAGTGCTAAAGAAGCTGACCATGCCGGTTCGGCTGATAGCGCCACAAAAGCCAATGAAGCCAATTATGCTACCAAAGCTGGAACAGCAGATAGCGCGACTAAAGCTGGAAGTGCTACAAAAGCGGACTCGGCTGACAGTGCCACGGAAGCTGGTCATGCTGCTAAAGCAGACACCGCAACCAAGGCTGATAGCGCAACTAAAGCTACTAATGACGGAAACAATCGCAATATTGTTGACACATACGCAACAAAAACAGACGTAAGTGGCGAAATAAAAAAGTTGTCAGATAGGATAGCCATATTAGAAAAATGGATAAAAAATGGCCCCAAAAACGAGCTCTTTGATGAAAAAGGACGTTTGTGTTTCCCGAATGGTGAAAAGTTCTGGATAGGATAAAAGACATGACTAACTTAAATTACACAAAAAGCAATAAGCAAGACTCTGCGAGAGGGTACACCCAAACAGAACTGGCAGATGCATTATCAAATGGAGATATCTACGATATTCCGAATGTTACGTCTAGCTTTCTCTCCTGTTCAGTAAGTGGTAAAGAATATTATGCCAGAGCTGCCGATCTCGCCAATGCAGAACAATCTTCGTCCGCAACGGATACGATAAATACAATTTCCCACTATGAAAATACCGCAAGTAGTCACGGACAATGGGTAGGGGTAAAAGCTCTTGGCTGGCTAGACTTATCTAAATACACCAAAGGAAGCACTATAGCCGTAAAAGGGAAAATTGATGTAATTATGCACGACCAAGGAAGTGGGCGCCGCTCAGCACCACATGATGGTCCTAGCACAAGATTGGTAGTTCTTGCCGGCGATTCGAATTATAATAATTACCAACGCGGTTGGGTTAAGTGGTACGAGGATTGGGGTACGGGCGGTGACCACAGTTATCATTATTTTCGAGAGGGAGATTATGATGATTATGCCGAATTTTTTGAGGATATCGTTTCTGGCGCCTGCAGCCAGAGGGGGCAGACGTATTCCAGCGATTGGCAGAAGCACTACGAAAATCCCAATTTAAAAGAAGTAAACATGCCTATAGTATGTTATAACGGAGACCGAGGGACGAATACCGTTAATATAAATATCAAGTTTACCAAGAAAGAGGAAAAATACCTAACCATAATGGCGGGTTTTCATGCATGGAAAGATTTTGGCGGTGAGCATGCAGGCAGGCTCGTAACCAGCATCGCTTCCGGAAAAGTTTCAGTTGGTTATGCTCTTAGTGAAAAAACAGACATGCATTTTACGAGAAACGGCAAAGAGTATGTTTATATCAAATCATAAGCTTGCGCGTTGTGGCAAATAGTTCTGCTTTTTTATTAATATTTCGAATCATAATGCCGCCCTTGTTTGGCGGCATTTACTATCTGCAGAAGGTAATAGATATTTAGAAATATACAAAAGGCAGGTGCAAAACTTGGCAGTACCATATCCTAGAAGTTTCAACTCTGGCAGACAGAGTGATTTACTATATGACGACGAGCTGCATCAGATAATTGAGTCGGTTCGCCACGTTGCCGAGAAGCCCGGGGAAAATAAGAAACCTAAAGGTAAACTCTCCGGTTCTCTCTTCATGAATCAGGAAAAGAATCAGCTGGAGTCATACTACCGCGACAGCGATGAATGGCGCCCGGTATTCAAGGAAAAGTTCCAAATCATTGACGGCATCACCAATATCTTGCCTGACGCCAATCCGGTAAAAGGCCAGCTATGGATATATAACGGCGTGCTATGCTACTGGGATGGCAATGCTTGGAAACCCGTAAAAGCTTTGGCTCAGGATGCCGGCGAATTTGATTTATCTCTCTTCGAAGATTTCTTGCTGGTATGCCCTCTTCACTCCAATGGGCATACGGTAGTGCAGGATGATGATATCGCGGCTTTTAAAGAAGCTCGCCGCCAGTATCTCTTAAATAAAATCGACGCGGAGACGGGTTCTGAATTTAACGGTGACGGTAGCAAATGGAAAGTCGGCGACACCGTTAACTATAAAGAAATCGATCTTCCTTCTCCACCTATGCTCGGCAAAGCGCAGTATATCGTCCCCAACATCAACGTAGACCGCGTATTCACCGACCATCACTTAGACGACAGCTACGAGATAGTCAATCCTTATGCTATTCAATTTTATAAGGACTACGTTAAAGACCGTACGGTATCCTGTGTCCATATTAATCCTGGTAAACTGACTAAGATTACCAAACGATTGTTTAAAGTAGACCGTGTGAACCCGCGTATTCCGCAGCCGACTTTCTATACGGAGTTCTACGGGTTTCAGGCTAATAATGTTTTAGGCGACTTCCTCCTTCCTGAACGTGAACAGGATGATGGCGGCTACTTCACCGATAACAACGATAAGGGTATTATCTTGTCGTACGATCAATGTCAAAACTATGACTACGTACTGGCCATTACTTACGAGTTCGCTTGGATGAAAGCCACCGGCAAAATGACTTACGTAGACAGTCGCAAAACCAATAGCGCTTTTTACGTTCAGAACTTCATGGGGCCGAGTTCTTTATTCATCGATGGTTATGAAATTGGTAACGACGCTTTTGTTGCCGATAGCCTTACCAAGACTATCTTAATGAATGAAAACGTTAATGGCCGCGAAGTAGAAGCAATGCATACTATTCGCCGCGAATTCGGTTTCGTTCGTCAGGTAGACCTTAAGAACCACGCCGTTATTGAAACCGTGCAAGATTATCGCCGCCCGCTTATTTTTATGAATGGCGAAGCGATGAATACTTCCATAGGCGACGTCATTGCTTACAACCGCGACTTGATGGAAGTACCTACCGCCGTGGCCGACAGAAAACTTGGCCGTTTTGAAGTGGCCAACGGTAAGATGAACATGTGCTGGACGGTAGTCGAATTATGTGACCGAGCAAGTGATGGCAACGGTAAATCTGATATTCATCATGACTACGACATGTTTGAATCCGAAGGATACGTCCCGGCGCCGGATGAAAATGGCGAGGTATACATTCCTTACACCAGTAATGACATCCAGTTGATTCAGGACGATCAAGGCAATTTATCAGCGGGACATATCGTACTATTCGTCGATGGTCTCTTGGTAAACCGTAAAGATATTTGGCTCGACACAACCAAAAAGAAAATTTTTGCCCCGGGTTTAAAGCCTGGCCAGGATTATATCCTACTTAAAGATAAGTACGATTATTTTGCTGACCAAGACAAAATGCTTCCCGCTGTTAACGTAGATCGTTTGACCGATTCATTGGTTTATCTCAATGGCCATCTTTTATGTGAAGATCGCCAATTGATAACGACGGCGATGACTCTTTCTTCCGGCCTACACAATGAGGTAAGACTTTTCCCGGAAGCCAAAATGGCTCGTGTATATAACGCCACTAAGGGCGAGTGGTCGCCTCCTAGCACCAAGCTTTACGACGAAGTAATGACTTTCGCTGATGCTTACAAGAATTCCACGAGAGCTATTCAGTACCACATCCCCGTAGGGCCGCATGACCGACTGCAGGTTTATGCTTTTAATTGCGCCAACGATTATTCCAATACGATTACCATCGAGAACTATCACACGCCAATCGTTCCTACTTATATCGGCAATAGCACCACCAAAACGCCATCGAACGAAATTATTTTATCTGGCGATTATGCGGGACAAAAAATTGTTACGTTAATCAATAATGAATTAGTGCCCTATCAGTCGGTAGAACGAGTTCCTTACGGGACTGGCTATCGCACCAAGATAAAATATTCGCAACCACAGCTTGGTACGGTGCGCGCTATCGTTTACCCACAGATGATTCCTATCGCCCAAAAGAGCATTTACCCCTTTGAATGTTACGAAGTTTATTTAAACGGTATACGTCAATACGGCCACAAGAACGATCTCTTGGCTGAAGGTATTCCCTCTGAAGTATGGGATGGTGACGCGCCGGAAATCGCCCCCAATGGACGCCATTATTTCGAAAAAGATATTTGGCGGCTCACCAGCGGCACAGATTTTCTGACTCGCGCCGAAGCTATAGCTTTATTAGCGCTTGACCCTAAGTATCGAGACGCTGCGGTAGACAAGAGTTATATCAACGCGGCTTACACTATCGAGACTACGGAAAATGGTACGTTCATTAAATTCGATGTTCCTATATGCGGATTAGTTACTTACGTAGTCCATCCGCCCGAAACAGGTAAAGATAATGTAGGCAAGCAGTTCTTCATGGATGCAACCAATGCTGTACAAGGGGCCGAAAATGCTTATACCTTAGGTGAAGGCGAAAGCTTTTACCCTGGCCGCACCGTAGTCTATGTTAACGGCGTTCGTCAATCTCAGGACTCTTATACGCTGTTAAATAATAAGACTATCATGTTCTTAGATCAGAACACACCTATCTTAGGTAACGGTAAGAATTTCCGCGCCGAGACGGTCACGGCTGAAGATGGCTCCAAGCATCTTGAATACGCCGAATACTGCCTGAACGACGAAGGCAATATCGTACGTCTGCAGCATAAACATAGTGATCGTATCATGATTGAAGTTCGCGATGATTATGGATGGAAAGAAGCTCACTTTAAGTTAAAGCGCACTAAAGATAACTTTAAGATCGTTCTCGACCAGTACGACTTAACGGCTTCGCTCTTAGAAACTACCGACGAGATCAAGATCTACGTGGATGGTTCGTTCTTCGGACTCAAGAAAGACCAAGGATACAGAAAAGTCATCGATGTAATGCATCCTACTCTCGAAATCATCGACGCCGATGTTATCGAAAGACTTACTTCCGACCCCATGCTTAATTATTTGCAGGAACACCCGGAAGAAATGCTCGCATATAAGAATACGCATAACGGCGAAGAGTATTTGCCGCCCGCGAAAGATATTATCTTAGAATGGAGATAACCACATGGCAGAAGGATATTTTGAAGGTTCCGGCGACTTAACCAAAGTCGGAACCAGTCTTCTTAACATGGAAGACATCGCCCTGTATCTTAACAAGGCTAAACAATTTGTTACCCGCAGAGACAAAGCTACGGACGTAGAAAAAGTAGCTGGCGTAGCGGCGGAACTTACCGCCCTCGCCGATACTACGGATTTTGCGACTGGTAAAGCTAAATCGGTAGATCGCAATACCGTATATAACGCCAATCATTTGGCTGGCCAACCGGTAGAAAATTTCTTTACTACCAAAGCTGGTGGACAGCTTACCGAACGTCAGAACAACTTAGCTAAGAATAACGAACGTGAGTTTATCGAAATTCGCGACGAGCTTTATCAGCTTCGCGCCGAACTCGCTAAGCGCGGCGTAATTGATGGCTACGTTCCGTACTCCGGTTTCTACGACGCATTCCGTACCAGCGATATTCGTCATATGCAGGAGGTCGTCGGTGTAGTTCCTGAAAAATCGGCCGTAATGCCTAGACTTCGTATGATTGTCCCCGACGAGCTTTATAAGAAGACTGCCGTAGGCGATCACCTCTATATCCAGACTTCGGATCTTACTAAACAGTGTGTAGTAGCAGTAGCCGAAAAAGACGTAGACGGCCGTACTCTGAAGTTGGTTAACGAAGCATCGTTTGAAATCGATAAGGGTACCATTATTATGCGTTCTAAAGGCGTAGTAATGAATGGCACTTACGCATTTGGACAGGCGGCCAATACCTCTATCGACAAAGGGCAAACTCTTTACAGCGGTTTTACCGATGATACGTACAACCACTTCCTGCGTCTTAACAAAGAAAACCCTGGTTACGCTTATACGTTCCGTATTCCGAAGCAGATGCAGAATAGCTACCTGTCCAAGCTGGACATCTTAGTACGTGCGCACAATAATCCAGGGTCCCTCACCTGTACTATTATCAATGAACAGGATATTGAGAAGTGGAATGAAGCTGTTAAAAATGGCGGTGCTACTAGCGCAGGCGAATCCTTGGAAGATATCATGATAGCCAAGAGCCAGCCGCTCGTCGTATCGGCGGCACTGGATGACCATATCGTGTCTTTCGACTTCTACGATGCTTCTAAAGAAACCGGCTCCAATTTCGGGCTTACTTCCCCGGATTGCTACCCATGCTTACGCGGCGATGATTCCTCGGGCATCCCTTTGCGCTATTGCATGATTATCGAATGTAATCCCGATACGCTGGATGAAATGAACTACTACGACGTTGAGTTCTTAAATACCGTAACCAACGGTGATCTGCAGCTAAACAGCGTTACGTATCATTACGATACGAAGGCTCCGAAACCGCTTTACACGGATGATGTAATGAATTCCTACGACCTGTATTATGGCGTTACGCTCTTAAAAGCTATCGAGAAAGAATTTACTCCGTATCCCGACGGCATTTATACGGCCGCATGGAAAGAGCCTGAGCCTATCCGTTCTTCTTATGGCCGCCTGATGCTCCGCGTAAACCGTGAAGGTTTATTCCACTTAGCTGAAGGCATGGGAGGAAGCCATATCGATGGTTGCAGCATTAACGTGACCGAGGAAGAACCATACGGCGACGGCTGTTTGAATAACGCTTCTACGGTGGCTATTGGCACGGAAATCCGTGAAGTCCAGAGCGTAGACGGTTTAAATCTCACTCTTAAAAAAGGCTTCTACGCGGACGAAGGTGCGCCAGTATATCCTATCGGTTACAAGGTGGCTCTTAAAGCTTCGAAAGAAACGTGGAATCCTAAACTCTGTGAAATGGTTACCGAGTACCTTGACCGCTACGAGCTGCCGCTTACATGCATTATGCCTGACCGTACGAGCGGGAAAACGCGTGCTACGGATCGCCTTATTTTCGAGGCGCCGATGAATATCCGCGAGAGTGATGGCAGCACCATCAATCGTCTCTATAACAAGTTTGAGCTGGAAATCTACTGGAAGAAATCCTGCAATAGCAACCTGGTAGAACAGCGTGACAAGAAGTATGGTACGAGCTCTTACGTAATGGCCGGCGCCATTAAGGATTTGAGCCTTTCCCTTGACCGTTGTATCAACGCCTAACAGGAGAAAAATAAGATGAATAAAGTAACCGTAATCAGTTCTTATGAGCTGTCTGAAGTTCAGAAAGCTAAGATCGCGGACATTATGGCTACCAGCCAGTGTCCCAACGAATCCCTAATGAACTCCTTCGAAGACTGCTATGGACTCAATAATAACCAGATTATTATTGGTTCTGAGTCCGCGTATGCCTACGAAATTCAGTATTAATTGCCAAAGCCACCTTCGGGTGGCTTTTCTCATTTCGTAGAAAATGCGAGGTAATATACTTGCGAGGTGTTACCATTGATTAATAATATAGATGACATCAATACAGCGCTGGATTACGTGAGGGAAGAAAACGAAAACTTCCCACAGGACTTTGCCGACAAAATGGATGCCGACAGTTACAATCTGGCCTGCCGACAGATAGAATACCAATTAAACGTCTTATATGAAAAGATACGGTTATTGCAGGATATAGATGAATTTGCCCGCAGTTATGCCGAAAAGAAAATAGCTGAAAAAGAAGAGAAACTGCGCGACAGTTTAAAGATTATAGAAGATGTAGCCGACTTATACCACGACAATGACGCAGTAGCCATGATGGTTCCCATGCAAAGTGACGGTGGTATTATCCGTGATCGTGACGGCGCCGTAATCCCTTCCATGCAATTGGTTGACGGTAAGCTGTTAATGGATTCAAACGCTATAGGAGAAGCGGCTGTGGCCTATGTCAACAATAGCGCATCAGTTCCGTGTTATAACTCTACTTACTCCAACTTAACTAACGGGAAGCACGGTATGTCTACTTACTTAGTCACGGAAGATTTAAAGGATGGTTTGGAAGAAACTATCTCGGTAGACTTTACCGTTCCGGCTTCCATAAATTACGTAGCTATAACTCCGGTGAACGCTGAAGTTAAGAATGTTCGCGGCGTAATGCCTAACCATATGGAAGTGCCGCTGAATATCCAATGTGGCTATTTTACCCCGCAGGAATTCGCCGGCATTAAATTTGAACTCGTTTCTAAGAATTATGATACGGCAAGTTTTCATACGGATGCTTTAGCCTATGACTCATCTACGGAACTTTTCTATTCCGGGCTAGACACCCACGTAAGCGACAATCAAACTATCAAACAGATGGAAGAAAGCATGCTCGCCACCGAGCGTAAATACCTAGCCAATGCTATGGATTCCATATATTCTGCATGGGACAAGTTTAACAAGAACGTACGCAACCGCAATGTTAAGATAGAGGAGGGCAGATAACTTGGCTGAATACGAGTACATAAATAAAGTTACTAAAAAGAAGGTAGATAGCGACGCGTTAATTTTTGCTGGCCAAAACGGTACTATTGAATCGCTCGGCGGCACTGCCCTGCGTTACGTTCCCGGCGATATCATAGACTCTAAGGTGGCTAACGCGGACAATGGTTATCAGGAAGCTTCTATGCCACAGGCACCAAGTTTCTCCAACTCCGCTCCTTACGATAGTACCATCCCTGAATATAAAGGTGATACTATCCAATGCCGTAAATATGTATTGGGTGTCGACAGTATTAAAGTTCTTAAGAGCACTCCTTCAGCTGTTAATGGATTTATCAGCAAAGAGATTGACTTGGGCCAGTGCTCTTATATTAAGTTGTCGGCCAAAACTACCGGCAACGGCAATATCGAATATTCTATAATAGACGGCACGCAAGAAACTCCTATTCTTCCCGTCGAGTTAAAGACGGTAGTTAAAGAGAAAGTTTTCTTTGGTTTGGATACTCGCTTCAAGCCGGATATGCTTCAGCCGATTACTATTTATAGGGACGGGCAGAAAACCAATTTGACTTACGAGCAGCTTAAAGCGTTAGATACTACCAGCACTTATCATATAAGTTACACTCCGCTCAAGAGCGCTCACGTATATTATCCGCTCAATAAAAACGTGAAGATAAAAGTAGTGCAACGCAACGACGGAGAAGAAGTGCCAGCCAGTATCAACAGCTTAGTAATCTTAAGATATGGAGGTGACAGACTTTGGACTATGTAGGAATAGAAGCTATCCGCAAGGAATACGCTCAGGAGAAAATCGATAACGGCGATTACAAGCGCGGCCTACAGATATATGAGAAGGATATTCAGACGCCTACGTTCGAAGGTCTGGCCTTCCATCCCGAAACGGAACCGCTTAAAGAGACTGCTAACAACGCCCTGAGAGACATCTCTATCGACTTCGTCTCTTTAGAGAGTGAATTAATTCACACGGCTAACAGCTATACTGACGTTATTAATAATATGCTCCTCAGATTGGAAACGGCTGACCAGCAGATTCAAGTTGAGCGTGATCGCATTAAGGACATCAACGCTATCTGCGGGCAATATGACGCATTCTCCAGCGTCAAGTCTTACGTGGGTACTAACGTACTGGGCAATTACGGGTGGGTAAATAACGCTTTTACCGGCGAAGTCGTCGACAAGAATGATGATTTTACCTTAGTCGTAGCCGATGTTTCAGGCAACGGCGTCAATGGAAATGAATACGTTAAGGACGCTATTAATAGCTCTGAAATATATCTCACGGATGAAAGTGACTTAACCCGCTGGGAATACTCCCGTTTTACGGCATCGTCTATTCCTAAAGGTTCTGCGGTTCCCGTTAACGGCGATACGGAAGAAGCGCGCGCTACGGTAACTCTCGTTGCCTCCGAAAATATACAAGCTATTAAGATAAGCTCTGAATACGATATAGTAGTGGAGGATGTACTAATAAGTTTGGATGATGGCGCAACTTACGTCTCCACCTTATCTAAAGAAATTCATATTAACGATCCGGATGCTAAATACGACGATCCTGAATACGCTTACGATACGGGTATTATCGCTTTCCCCAGTACTTCATTTATAAAAATACGTTTCCGTAGTAGCGGCGTAACCAACGACATCGTAGTAGACGGCGATGGTAATGAGCTGCCCGGCGTAAAACGTCACGCAATCATCGTGAACAATATTAAGGGCTATAATACCAGATATGGTTCAGGCGAGTTTTACACATGGGATATGGTAGCCGCTCCCGTAGATTGCATAGCCGTATTCGCTAACGAATATGTCCCCAGTCATTATCCTACCGATCAGGATTACATTCGTTATATCCTTACGGTTAATGGCGTAGATTATAACGTAGTGCCGATTAATTCCAACCGTACGGGCACTAAGATAATTAGATTCTCGGACTATACGGTTAGCGATAGTTATATAACTCATCTTAAGGAACCCATTAAAAGCGCTACCTTAAAGGTGCTTATCTCGCCGACGCCGGCCGGAGAAACTCCTTTTATCAGTAATCTTAAAGTATGTATAGGAAAGGTTGTATCCTAATGCAGTATTATGATGAAGTAGAAAAACTTAAATATATGCGCGATAGGATAGCTTCTTCCATGGTAGCGGCCGAAATGCTCCCTGACCGTATAGCGATAGATAAAAGGCTCCAAGACGTGGACGCCAAGCTGGCTTTATTCCAGCATATAGACGTAAAAGAAGGTACGGCCTTTGATGTAGAACGTTTTAATTTAGACTTCATGGCCATATATCAAGACCTTCTTATCCTGTATAAATTGACATATGAAGCAAGTGTAAAGCGCTTTAACGATACTAAAGCTTATATCGATACGCATCTGGCTCAATTGGAAGCCTACGCCGATCGTTACAGCCGTAAAGCTGAATTTGAATCCGGCGGCGTAGCTACGGGCAAAACCATCTTCTTCCAAGGAAACGGATTCTCGCCGCAGACTTCGGGCTTTTACACTATACTGGATCTAGGCAACGTAGAAGTAAGCAAGGGCAGTAAGGTCACTTTTCATATAAGCGGAAGAAACTTCGATATTGATGATACCGTATTCTCGTTGGGCGACATGCGGTGCAAAGCTTATAAAGTCAGCCATGATTACGTGGAGATACCGGGAGAAGCTAAATATAATCTATTGCATTATGAACTTCCCGAGGACATCGTACGTAACGCTACTTTTCCTATGCAGATGCCTAACTTTACTCCGATTATTAACGATAGGTATATTATCTATGGCGGCCGGGATAAAATTACCAATGTTTACGCTTCTCAAGAGTATTTCTACGAGAAGGATAAAGAACAGCCTATTACGCCTAACGAGAGAAAAGGGCGCATAAGTTTCTACGTCATAGGCGCTACTTATATCGACATGGACTTCACGCATGAACGCTTGTCTCAAAATTTCGCGGGCACATCCATTCCAGCTCCTCAAAAGCATCAGCTGGTTACGTTTGAATACGATGCCGAGAATTTCTCGTTCAACGTAAATACCGATGGTATTATATATGCTGTATGCCGCCGCGGCGTAGTTAAGAATGATGTCCTTTACTACCCGCAGGCAGATCCTGAACTATATGATTTCCGTATAGAAGAGTACGGCAACAACGCCAAAGTGTCCATGCCGTTACAGGTTAAGATTAAACAACTATATAGCAGCGAGCCATACATAGAGATGGTGGCCGTTAAAGAACAGGCTTTATTGGATGAGGTGCAGGTATGATACGTTACAATTTAAGATATCGCGGCCCATATGAATATGACAAACTCCTTATCAGCGTATTACAGCTTGCCAATGAAATTAAGTATTCCACCAAGCAGACCACCGATGGCAATCTGAACCTGTTAGGAGATAGTAATAAAAAGCTTAAAACAATGTTTGAACAGCTTACGGGAGAAGAAGGATTGCTTAACGACTTCTTGAGGCTTAAGCTAAAAATAGAGGGGGATATAAACGAATGATACCTAAGTTATCGTCCAAACAGTTAATGGACGTGTTAGAAAAAACGGAAGACCAAGTAGATGAACTGCGGGATAATATTAACTCTCTGCAGCTGGAGCTTAATCGTCAGCTCAGTGTATTCGGCGACGCTATGGAATTCGCGGCGCATAGTATTGGACGCTTCAATGAAGAGCTTCTGCAGGATGAAACCAAGAGCAATACCACGTTTATTTTAGTGGACCAGGAGAAAGTAGACGGTACTTACAGTAAGTATGGCCTTACGGTGGTTCCTTATTCCACGGCTGATAAAGGCAATGCATTTAATATGTTTACGGCCGCTGGACCCGTATATAAAAATAACGCTAACGTATATCTCAACGAGGAAGTATCCCCGGTATTTTCCAATATACTTATGCATGATGCTATCAAGGGCAAAGAGAATGCTTTCGATGAAATGGTTACGGATGAGTTCACTCTTAAGGTAGAAGTTAATCCTAACGAAGCATTCAGCGCGGCGAAGTTTAATACCCTGGAACTTCTTCCGCATATTCCCGGCAGTTTTGATATAACCGGTATAAGAGTATTTACCATGCAGGATTACCGTACGCAGGCTACGCTCCCCAGCATTAACATCAATACGGATTTGACTTCGGCCGGAGCATGTCGCATCTATATCGGCAAGACCGTAGAGCTCTATGCCTGCGAAATCGATATTAAGGTACGGTTCCAGAACGCGGCGGGCAAATATCCTTTCGGCCTTAAACATCTGTACTTCCTTAACAGCAATTATAATCCTGACAGCTACATGGTATTCAAGGTAAGCCGTAATCGTTACGTAGACTGGGTAAGCGACGATATCGTTATTCACGATCAGGATGGCGTACACGTAACTACCTGCACCGAAGAGGATATTAAACTCTATATGAGCTATGAAGGCGGCACCTTGGGTTCCGAAATTGTTCCATCTAAAGGAATGACGCAGAATACCCTGCCGCGCAACGTATATGATTTTTACGTAAGAGTGCCTATCAAAAAAGGAATTATTTCTCTGAAGTTTAAAACCATCGGAGAACGGTAATACGAATACTTTTGTACAAAAACGTTAAGAGGTTGACTTCTCTTAACGTTTTTGTTATAATACTCTTAGAATTTAGGGAGGCGATTTTATGGATCTGGCGGCCTATTACTATAGGGAAATCGTCGGCGTTTATGACTTTCCTACTCTTAGAGAAGAAGCCATTACCCGCTGTACGATAGCGTACATGCAAGAAGGCGGTCTTACCGACGCCGAGATATTCGGATTCTTGAATACGATGGGCCGCGGTAAAGGTTACATTACGCCGGCTGACATACCTACCGATGCTTGGGAAACGGAAGGAAACCTTATCAAGCGCGGGCAGTATTACTGTCATCACCGGCTACAGCTGTTATCGCCGATGCCCATCATCCGCTCCGATGGAACATTTAAGGAATATCCGTTCTACCAGGAGAACGTCATTCGATTCACGTTAAAGGATTTGAATGATTACTTTCATAATCAAATAGCTGGATACTCGTCCTTAAGAGATGATAAAAGAGAGGAAGCGCAGTTTCGT